GGCTTTGTACAAATGCTACTAAATCTCTACTAACACAAAACTTGCCGCCGTTATAATAATGAATTGATTCTTCTTGAAATTTTTCTTGAATTAGTTTTCGCTGATTGTTCAACGTAATCATATAATTGGAAAATTCAAGTGCTTTTTCTAAACGTTCGTCCATAAGAAACTCCTAGTATTGTAATTATTATACTAGAAGTTTATATGCTTGTCAAGTGAATTATACTACAGTGAATGTATTGCCAGCGGCTGCTGCTACTGTTGGAGCAGGCACACTAACGTTGGAGCCGTTTGGTTTTTTAATTGTAATTGTACTAGTAGTTGTACCTTGAACGTTTTCGTCAACCAGAGGTCCAAATGGTGGAGGTGGGCTAGGCACAGGTCTGTCACCTGAGTCATCATCTCTTAAAATAACTGCAAATTCTAATTGTGTTGCACTATTAGACTTGACTTGGACAGCAATATCGTTTTCCGAATAAGGATTGGCGCCATTTTCTACAGCAATAGTTTGGAAAGTTCCTGATGCATCATAATTACCGATTGCAGACCCGCCGCCGCCAGTTGTTTCTTTTACGCCAAACTCGATAGTTCCTAAGTCACTCATCATTGTTTGCCAGTCTAATGTTTTTTGCTCGCTGCCAGTATATGCAAGTGTTAAATTAATTCTAATAGTGCCGCCTGCATTAAAAAAAGCTCTGCGTTCGTTTGAGCTACTAAATGTTGCAGTAAATTGATGTGTTTGTGTACCATTCCAATTTGCACCTAATTGTGCAGTTTGACCAGTCACAATTGAAACTTGTGTTTCTCTACCGCCTGCTGTGCTAGCATTTACAGTGTATCTGTTAGGATCACCACTTACTGTTGTAATAAGAGATTCGTATTGATTGTGTAATGTTGCATCAACAGTGTCTGCATTACTAACATTGGTTATTGTAGGATCCAACCCAAATTGATGCTTATATGCTTTTGTAATATCAGTACGTAAATTATCCCATTGTGCTTCAGTGACTGAATTGCCTACACTTACCTGACTACTAGACAATGCTTGATTATAACCGGTCGCTGTAGTATCTGTAGTTCCTGCAGGAGTACCCATGATGACTGCAATATTACTTTGTAGGGTATTATAATCTAATTCTGTTATCTTATCACCGGCATTTTTTGCCATACTTTAGCTCCTGTAATTAACTACGTATATATTTATACTTATACCTTTAAAACACATTCTACTAATTTTTCTGACTCTTCACTATTAGATTCTAGTGCGATTCCTACTAGTCCTTGTGTTTTAATTATGCTACATACGCCTTCTTCCCAAGCATAAACTTCTTGGCCTTTCTTAACTGGACCTTTTACTCTTACAGGAACTCGACCTTTGAGTCCTATTGCTTGACCATCTGCATCCGAATTCATTAAGTATGCAGGTTCTGCCGATACAACACCTATACACATTTGACTTGCTACAGCAGGCTCTACTTCGTGGGTTTCATGGACACAAACTGCTACTGCTGTTCCTACCGCAAGTTCTGCTGATGTTGTATATTTTTCTGCAAGGTCAGCATATCTTGCGCTTGTTGCCGTTCCTTGAAATAGTACTGCATTTAAGTTGCCACTTGAATCTCTTACTGCTACAGTATTAGGTGTTCCTGTTCCTGCTGATCCAACATTACCTGATCTTGCACTTCCGCCGACTACAAGAGCACTTGCTTGTGTGGCTGTTCCTGTAAATGTAGTAGCATAAACATTATTAAACTCACTTCCACTTGCACCTAAATTTACAGTATTAACGCCAGTGTCCGCAGCATTTCTGCCCGGTAAAACACTTCCTGGTGACATTTCTACAATATTTAAATTTGTACCTGTTTGTTTAGCTCTAAATTTAAGTTTAGTGCCTACATTATTTAGAATAACGCCTTCGTTGTCATTTTCGACAAACAATTTTAGGTCTAGTCCTAATCCTATTGCTATACCAGAATCGTTTTGAATATTAACCAACTCTGTAAAATCTGTAGAGCTTCCGCCTGTAGTTACATAATTACTTGCATCGATACCATTTAGTTTTAATGCGTTAGATGCTGTTCCCCAGAATCTCTGAGCGCCGCTTGTGACCCCGCTTGTAGCATCAATTGTATTTTTTAAAGTTACACCTTGGCGGACAACATCAAATCCCGCAATCGCATTTTCAGCATCACTACTATCAATTGTAAATTCCTGTCCGCTAATAACAAAAATTACTTCGTCGTTTACAGTAGCAACAATTATAGACCTAGCTGTATCAGTTGTATCACGAACTGTTCGGCTTTGCATCTGTGTAATGCCTTCGCCTGCATCTTGAGGTCCTACTAAGACAAAGTCGCTTCCGTTATAGGCATAAAGCTGTTCGTTCGATGTATCCCACCAAAAGTCACCTGTTGATAATCCGCTTGGAGCAGTTGCACTTATCTCAGCACCGCCTGTCGTACGCCACTGACTACCGTCATAAAATTTAAGTTTTGAATTATTACTATCAAACCAAACTTGTCCGCTAATTGCCTTAGGCGGAGCATTGCCGCCTGCAAAATTTTCTAGCAAAAATACAAAGTTTTCATTTTGTATTTCACCGTACCCTGCATAATTTTTTCCTACTAATTTAAGATCAGTAGTTTGATCAATAGTACCGTCTTCGACAGTAGTTAGTGTGACATTATTGTATCTATCAATAGTATAAGCCATGTTAGTTAAACCCCTTGCGTAATGTATTTATCGCCTACGTATAATTCGTTGTACTCTGGTGTGCCCATGCACCTGCTACAACTTGGAAAGTCATAGTATATCTACTCGGACTAGGAGTAAATGTACCTGAAACAGTATTAGATGCAACAATGTCTTGAATAACGCTTTCATTTTGTGTGCCTGCACTATCAACAGCAATAGTAGATTTTGTAAGAGTTTTAGTTGTGTCAGGATCAGTGCCAACAGTAATTGTAATCCCACTTACTGCAGAAGCTGTATAGGATACACAATGTATCCTTGCTATTGTGCCATTATTAGCTGTTGTGACTGGTGATATGTCATCTAAAATATTTTTTACATCATTAACGGGTCCGTCGCTAACTCCGGGTATATTTGGATTACTCAGTGCGGTAATATCTAAACTAAAGTTAACTGGAATAGTAGCAATTTCGTTATCTACATAAGATTTATTAGTTGCGTCTGTTGTGGCAGTAGGAGTATCTAATCCAGCGATTTTTACATTATTAAGTGTAATAGTTCCGCCTGTGGTAATATTCATTGCACCAGCATTAATAATGTCGCTACCTAGTGTGATATCGCCTGCCACTGCTAATGATGTAAGTGTACCTATGCTAGTTAATCCGTTTGCAGTTGCTACAGTATCTCCTAGACGAGTTTTACTAAGAACTTGTGTATTTTCAATTCTAAATTCTTTACCTATAGTTAGATCAAAGTTTTGATTAGATGTCCAATTTCCTGTACTTCTTACCCAGTGTATATCTTTAGAACCGTTTGTAGAACGTAATGTGATGCCGCCGCCATCTGCATTTACATCATCACCTTCTGTACTATCATCTAAAAGTCCAAGTTCTATATTAGGATCTTCAACCCTAAGAGTACTTACATTAAAATAACTTGTATCGCCTTGAACCAATAGATTCCCGTCAATTGTGACATCTCCAGTAAATCGTCCAGTGCCTGTGACATCTAAGTTAAAGCTAGGCGTTGAATTAAATATCCCCACGCTAGACGAGCTAGTGTCAACAGTAATAGCATCTATATTATCACTACCTTGACGAACCCTGATAGCAAAGTCATAATTTGTCTGAGTAGTTTGAATAACGCTGGTAGTATTGGTGCTAGGAACATTAAATTTTGCATAAATTGTGTCGCCTATACCCACTTGAACACCATCTTCACCTTTTACAAAAAGTGCTCCTAGCATAGATTGATCAACGATATTATTTGATCCGTCTCGTTCATTTGTACGCACAAAGTCTTCACTAGTAAACGGATCTCCTTGGTCGTTTACCAACGATTCTGCAGAAGTTGCAGTTCCTTGATATTTAAATGTAGCAGTTTCTACAGGATTAAAACCAACTTTGATTGCTCTTCCTTCTGCATACGGGGGTATTACATACGCACTAGCCGGTGTAAACTCTTGTCTACTTAATATTCCTGCTAGTACTCCGCCGATATACAAAGCAAGAACAGTTCTCTGTGTTCCTGAGGTATCAACCATAGTTTCAGCTTCGAATACGGTCTTGCCTTGTCCTGACGTAAATGTTGGCCCTACAAGAGTCCAAACTGTGCCGTCCCACATGTATAGCTTTTTCTCAGTATTATCGATCCATAAGTCACCAGTAACTTGATTAGTAGGTTGATCAGGAGATACTATAGGACCTCCTGCTGTTCTAAACGCAGATCCATCATAAATTTTTAGTCTGTCATCGCTAAGATCGAACCAAAGTTGTCCACTTAGTGGATTACTAGGAGCACTTGTGCTAGCAAAATTTTCTAATAAAGATATAAAGTTTTCATTGAAGGCTTCACCGTAGCCTTTGTAATTTCTTCCTACAAGTGTAAGATCAGTACTACTTGTATCTATTGAGCCATCTACTAGTTCTGTTAATAATTCGCCATTTGTTTTGTTTATTTGATAGCTCATGTTCCTACTCGTCCTGTATATATAATATAGTTAATAGTTTGATACGGATTTGCAATATCAAGTGCGTTGCCAGTTGATGTCACTCCTGCTGCATCTACATCTATCCCACCCGAATTAGACAATCTTTCTGAAAGATCGTCAGCACCATCTACAAATTTCGAATCTGATACGCCTAACGGCTTATCTCCAGTACCTACAGATTCACGCACAGCAAAGAATTGTCTACCCGCAGGGTCTTTCATATCATGCTGGTGTTCAGGCAAGTTATCTACGCCGATTTCAACATCGTCGCTTCCGTCGGCTGCTCCTAAAGTTTGGGCATTCGTTCCTCTAGTTCTATGATCCGGTGTAGTCACTCCTGGAGCAGATCCTCCCATTGCTAAATTACCTAATGGAAACCTACCTCTTAAGTCCGGTACAGCAAAAAATCCTGCGGTCACTTCAATTTCTGGAGCGTATGTAAATCCTATTATCTCAAATAAGGCTTCGAATAAGCCTTGTGATAATTCTTGTCCATTACAAAATTTCCATCCTGCAGGCTCGGCTGTGCCGGCATAGGGCATTATACTGCCTATCGGAGTAAGGCCACTTATACTATTAAATAAACTTGAGCGTGATATACGTTTTAAGCCGGTATCACCAGTGGTTCTATTAATAATAAAATCATCATCTGCTTGACTTGTTGTAATTTGTTCTTTGCCAGAAATAATACTGTTTGATATCGAAACATTGAATTCCTTAAGTCCGCCGCCTGTCTGGCCATCAAAGCTATTTTCTACAGTTTCTACATCTCCTTGCAAACGGAAAGTTGTTGCAGATGTTAATCTATCAGCACTTCCTGCTTTTCCTGAAACATTACCACTTACAATCCCTTCTAAGTTTCCAATAAATGTAGTCGCATACATCCTACGGAAGCGTAGATCATTTCTACCTATATCTCTAGTATTATTGCTATCGGGTAGTAATACATCACTATCCTCAGCATCAACTGTAAGATCAACATTTCCTAATGTAAGTGTTTTTTGTATTAGAACATTTTCTCCTACATTAAGACTTTTTGCAATACCTGCGCCGCCTTTAACAATTAATGCTCCATTACTAATGGTAGTACTCTCTGTTGTATCGTTTGTTCTAATAGTACCACTTGTTAAAAGATTTCCAGTGACATCTAAAGCTTCGTCCGGTGCTACATTGTTTATACCAACTCTTAAATTAGAATCAACTCTAAGAACGGTGCTACTTGAGCCTGCATTTCTTACCCTTACATCAACATTTGATCCTTCAATATTATGTTGTATAACACCTGCACTACCTTCAATACCAATATTCATTTCAGCATTAATACCGTATGCAATACCACTATTGTTCTGAATGTTTAAAGGAAAAGTAGTTGTTGATTCTGCATCACCTCGTAAAAAGTTTCCTGCAGGTACAGATAAATTATTTACAATAAGGCTTTCCGCTTTTTCTGCGGTACCAAAAAACTTTACATTATTTTGTCCGTCACCGTCGGTATCTCTTGTTGCTAGATTAATACCGGGACGAATTGTTGTTGCCGCAAATCCAGTTATTGTTGCTTTAGGTACAAATGTATCAAATGCTATTATTGCTACTACTTGTGCCTTAACTTGTACTTCTAAAACAGTATATTCTATGTTATCTTGTCCTACAATAGTAGTAGGAAACGTTCCTGTTGAAAGACCTTCACTAAATGTAGGCCCTACAAGTATCCATGTTGACCCGGAGAATAGGTAAAGTTGCTGGTTATCTGTATCTACCCAAAGATCACCGTCTAATGCTTCTACAGGATCTGGCTGATTTATGCTTTTTCTTAGACCACCTGCTGGAACCCAATTAGTACTATCATAAATTAATAATTGATTGGTGTCATTATTATACCATAGTTGTCCTTCTACAGGACGACTAGGCTCTGTTGGACTTGCAAAATTTTCTAGTAAATGCAATAAATCTTCTGCAATAACTTGTCCATAACCTGTCGAATTCTTGCCAGGGAAGCCTATTGTAGTTTCAGTATTAATTGTTTGATCTTCAACTACAATAGGATCTTTGTTAGAACTGTCAGTAAATTGTATTGTATATGCCATCTAACTTTATCCCTCGTTAAATCCAGTTAAGCTCTGTACCCTTACAGTATAATCAATTTGGATCAATCTGTTTAAACTTTTTTGCACAGGATGGAAGATTACGTGTGTCAGCAGACGTCCGTCTCCTGCAGGACTATAGCTTTTTAGTCCTAGTTCGTCAAATATATAAAGACTGTTTGTATCAGTAGCAGTATCAAAAGCGTCTTGTCCGCTAGGCTCGCCGTAATCTAATAAACAAGTTATGAGAACATCAGTATAGTTAGTACCGCTTACATGACGAGTTTCGATTTTGTTTCTTGCAGGATCTAAATTATTAATCGAACGGTCATCTACTACTTTTGTAAATGTTTCATTATACAAGCTAGCATTGGTTCCTGTACTGTTCGGTGTTAAGTATGTGATAATACCTGTAGGGTCAACACTTGTGCCGCCGTTTCCGAAGCCCATTTCATATATCCAACCTTGTCCGCCGTTGGCTATACTTTCAGCAAGGCTGATACTCATGTTTTCATAGTGAATAGCATTCCGTTTGTCAATAAGAACTTTGCCTGTTTCAGGCTCGTGAATCTTAATATGACCTTGTAGTAGTATTCCACTTTTATCGTTTATATTGCTCATTTTTTATATCCTGCTAGTGTATTTAGCGCGGAAAGTCCGGAGACTTCGCACGTAAGAATCTTGCAATGTCGGTATCTGCATCTGCTAGTGCAGTTCCCGGATCATTCCAAAGTTTACCTTGTCTTCTAACTATAATTATTTTTGTGTTAATCTCTGGTGCTTCTGCTAAAGTTAATTGATTTCCATTAACACTAAATTCTGCTGGAAGAGTTATGTCTCCTTCTGGCGAATCTTGTGCAGTTGGATTAGGTTGTACATAAGAATTAATTTCACTTTTTCGCAAGCGCCTACCTGCGACAAAAACTTCAAATTCGTTTACATTATTTGCAACAAAATCTAGTTCATAAACTGTGCTTGTTCCGTCTGCATCTAATATAGTAGTAATTGTTTCGTCTTTGTAAGGCATTGTAGATTCTTGACTTTGGTTATAAAGTTCTGTACCTGTCGTATAAACATCCTTCACTCCTGTACCTAGTGTGCCTCTACGTAGCTGCTTGAGCGTATTACCGTCCTTAATAAAGTATTCAATACGTTCTCCTTCAATAAAAATAATATTAGGAACTTTGCCGTTAGGCTGTGGTTCCACAAGACTGTCTGCATTAATAAGTACTATCTCATTATCGTACCAATTCAAATCGCTTGCAAGAGTGATATTTTCTGTACCATCAAGGCGTTTGTAGTGTGTGCGATTCAACATGTCTTTAAACTGTCTCCAACCTAATTTATTAGTGGTGATCGGATTGCTAAATTGTATTAATTCAATAGTGTCATTTTCCGCAATAGTTGCATCTATTTTTACATAACGTTTGTTTTCTGTAATATAGTAATCTACGTTAGGTGTCAATAGATCGCCATTAATTGTCACCCAAACATATTGTGCATCTATTGCTTCTTCGCGAAGCTCTATCAGACCATTTCTTAGGTGCTGTATTTGATACCATTCTTCAGGAAATGTTGCATCATCTACCGGTATAGTACTACCATCTTCTAGATTAGTAATATTAACCCTATCCACTACATCGAATTTTTGTCTTTCAAATCCTTGACTGTCGTGATTACTAAATTGATATACTGTAATAGTATCGCCATCATTATAAGCACTATCTAATTGTAAAATACCTGGTGTTTCGGTAAATTGTAGATTGTTGTCAAATGTTCCGTATCTATACTCGCCATCGCTTATAACATATACATCTAAAACGTTGCCATCTTGCTGTACTACATTATCTTTTAATCTTATTAGTGTACCGTCTTGATCATCTGTGCTAGGATTTCCTACAAACGTCCATTGTTGAATATATTCGAGCTCTGTTCCATTTAAGAATACTTTAATTTGACTATTTCTAATAGAACCTGGCGGAACTTGCCATTCGTCTAATTTATATTCTAATTTAGCTGCTGTGGCAATGAATCGTTTATTATACCCTGCATTAAGTATTTTATTGTTCACTTTTACTACTGTAAACCAGGATTCTATTTTTTGTGTGAATGGTGTTTGACTAAGTTGGAAACTAGTTGTGCTTCCGTCTGCTATAAAGTTATCTATCAATACTTCACTAAAGTTTTTAACATCTGTATCATTTTCAAAAAAAGCAAAACGTATAACGCTTCCTGCACTAGGCGGGGTAGCTAACTTTAATACCACATTGTTAGGAACTTCGTATGTTTCGTCAGATCGGAATACAATGTTTTCTTGTTTTTCACCGTCAATAGTTATATAATAAGAAAGAGTTTCACTCCATCTTACATTAGTTAAAAATTCAACAGTGCTTCCATCGGCAATAAACTCGTCAATATCTAGAACATTTGTGCCACTTACTCCTAATGTCAAGATATTAATTCTTTGACCAGCGGCAGGAGCAGTATCAAGTGTTATAGTATTTTCTGCATAATCTATAGTGTAATTATCACTAGACTTTACTTCAAATTCTACCTTTACAAAAATACTATCTTTTAATATTAATGAACTTCCAATATCAAATGTTTTTGTAGACCCATCGCCTCTATAAAATCTAGAGGTTATAGGACTACTTCCGCCTTTAGGTCTTTCAAATACTTTAATATCAACAGTGTCCAATATTTGTCCAGGTATTAATTCTTCTGGACCTTTTGATGTAGTAGGTGTCACAAATCCATCGCCGTCGATAGTAATATCTTCGGCAGCTAAGCCAGTGGCAGTAGAATAATTCAAATTACCACCTGCAAGAATTGTATCATAACCTTCTGGGTCAATATCAAAAGTACCGTCACTTGTAGACTTACGGATAATTAGTTTGTAATTTGCACCTGTTTGTAAAAATATACCTGTATTGTTTCCGTCTTCTTGATATGTAGATAATTTAAGATCATCGAGATAAAGTGTTTGCGTCACTCCGTCGCCAACAAACGACCGCATAATTGCATTAGGATTATCTACAATTGTACTTCCGTCATAGGCAGGATCATCAATTCTTACTGGTTGACTATCTGTAGGAGTTTGATAGTATACATTATAAACTACCCCTAGTTCTAGTGGCTGACTAAGTGTGACTTCTATTGTAGATCCGTCAAACTCGAAAATTTCGTCTTCATAAGAAATGTCGTAGTTTGAATCCCAAGTATCTGAAAACCATGAATTATCATCCCAGCCGCCTGAGCCGCCGAAACTGAAACTTTTTACTTCGACGCCACCGTAGTCAATGCCGTCCATTAATTGACCAAGGTCTTTACCAAATTTACCTGCACCTATTTCGTATGCTAGGTTAATTCTATCCTGTGCTTGAAGCAAATTAATATTTTTCTTATATGTAATACTAATTTGATCCCCTACTAGAGGTGCATCAGTAAATATTACTCTACCATAATATCTATCATACCCTTTAGAAGTATCAAGTATATTCTCATAAGAATATTCACTTTCTAGTAATTCTATATTGTTTACTGAGATATTAACATTAGTTTTTAGAAGATCCATTGGCCAAATTAGATCATAAGCAAATTTGTTTCCTGAACCTACAAATGTTTCCGGGTCAGGTGACAAATTAGTGTGTAGATAAGTGCCTGTAGTGCGATCAAACTTTACAATAGTATGTATATTTCTAACAGGACTATCACCAATCTTTACACTGAGTGTTGCATCTTCGCCGCTTTCAATTAGATTGCCGTTTATACTCACTGTAGGAGAACTATAGTACCCTGTGCCTGCATTCACAACTTCTACAGAACTTATTTGCCCATTTCTTCCTAAAAAAGCTTTTAAGATTGCACCAGATCCACCGCCGCCTTCAACAATTAATTCAGGTGGTGAAGTATATCCTGACCCGTTATTTACAACATCTACAGATGTAATTTTGTAAGATGCATTATCTAACCAATTTTTATTCGGATAGGTTTCAAGATCTGCATCTACGCCAATTAAATTATTATCAACTATTTTTATAGCCTCAGGCAATATCTTTTTAAGAGCATCTTGATATCTAGGTGCAAGATCAAAATCTGTGACTACAGATCTTGTATTATCTAACCCTTCATAAGCACTCAAGTATTCTCTAATTTTAGTAGCAAAAGGTTTGACTTCTTTTACATATGCTTCATAACTCGGAAGATTATCATTATTAAAAGTAATGTCTTCTCTAAGTGTACCGACATTATGTTTAGCTTTAATGAAGCTTGTTTTAAAAAGCCAATCAACATAAGGCTGCTCTGAGAAAATATATCGTATACTTGCAAAGAAAAGTTTATTAAATTCTATCAATAGATCATCTATGAATAAATCATCTTTAATAGCGTTTAGCACAATCCTTAATTCGTTCACAGGTTCGCTGTCATATATTTTTGTATCGAAACTAATAGTATCAAAACCGACACTTGAAAAATTGAAATCATAAAGACTTCGATTAAATTGTATAGTTCCGTTTTCTCGTCCAATAGTTTTATAGTTTACAGTATAATCTTGTGTGTCCTGCTCATCTATTTTTTCTAGCAATAGCCAACCACCTGTGCCGATACTAGATATTTTCACAGTGTCGCCTATTTGATTTTCAAGGCTTGTTAGTTCGTATGAATTATCTATCAAGAAATTTATTTCTGTCAATTCACTATATCCTATAGCATACCAATCAGCATAACTCCAGTATAACGATGCATCAAACGCTTGACTTCTTATTCTATTCCAAGATCCTGTATTTGCTGTTAACCTTTCATATAAAGCCCATTTACCTTGAATTGTATTGTCACTTTGAACCAAAACTGTAAATCTTCGTACTGTAATGGTGGTACTATTATCATAATTATTGCCTTGCTTTATTACAGTTGCACTAATTATTTGTCCGATATTGTTAATCTCTAATTCTATCTCTGCACCTTCACCGTTGCCACTTAAAGTAAAAGTAGGTACAACTCTATAACCTCTCCCAGGGTTATCAATTATAATTCTTGTGATTTTACCATTTTCTACAACAGGAGTTAGGCTTGCTTGAGCGGCTCTTGCTACACCTACAAATTCTAAATCTGCAAGTGTATCAACAGTTGTATCGTATTGTTTTGACTGAACACTAGGTGCTTCCTCATTTTGGAACAAATTAGAAATATCTTTGTCGTCAATTATTAAATTTTCCAGCAATACACGATTGGTTCTTTCAATAAATTGCTTTAGTGCCTCAGTTCTATTTACAAACCATCCTTGTCTAGGATTATTTAGAATACCATATTTGTACTTAGGTGAAAGTGAAGGATCGGGTACAGGTCTTTTTTGTTCATCATATCCAACTAAGCTATCGAACCATTTTCTTGTGATATCTGCCTTTGGCTGACTTGTTTCGAGTCCTTCACTAACAATCTGATATTGATTGTGAATGTTTTGAGTTTGGTTATCGATTGTCCAATATTGCACACTTAGTGCCACATCTGTATTTTTAATTAAATCTTCGCAGTTGTAAATTACAAACTGTGTTGGACTAATTAGAGTTGCAAATCTTAAACCTGCGGCTTGCGGATCTTCGATATAGCTCTTGATTTCTGTTAGTTTAATATTCCTAAATTCTACATTTGGAATAACCTTTTTATTTTCGACCCAGAAGTAGTATTTTGTTTTGAATATTTGTCCGACACTATCATATACTGATTTAGTAGAATATGCACTATCACCATATAAGCTTGTGCCACTATAACCCCTTGGGAACCATTGATTTGTGTCTGCACGTTCGTCCCAAACGCTAGGCAGAACATCACTTTCCACCCATTCGTACACGTCTACACTATTACCTACAAAAATACGATTCCAGTTTTGTGTGCTATAGATTACTGTATCTTGATAAGGGTTATAAAATTTAACTGTGTTTAGATTCCACCATACTTCGCCTACGTGTTCTTTACCCCAACTATCTGTTCTGTCAAAAACTAAACTTTGCGTAGCTAACGGATCAGCATTTGAAGTGGTCGAATACGTTGCAGGATCATAATAAGTCTTAAATCTAATATCTTGTTCTGCTATGCCTGCAACTTTGCCTTGTAATGGATCTATAAAGTCTAGGTAGGTGATAAGTTCTTGTTGCACAGTATCGTACAAGAATAGTTTTTTAATTTTGTCAAGATCTACAGTGTCTTTAGCTTCTCGGTGTATGTTCCATATTCTACTGTTTTCAGGTTTTCTAAAATCATAAAGCTGGCCTTCTCGATCATTTTCCTCCAATGACGGTAGACTAACATAAACATGATTGTTTTTAATCAATAAATTTCGACCAAAATAGTTAATATTTGCATCTGCTACTTGTATAGTTTGCCCATATAGCATAGTTTCGTTATAGTTTTCATACAAATAAACTACACCGCTATTTTTATTTACAGTCTTGAATGACGTAAATCCATTATCAAAAGTTGTAGCATTTGTATTTTCTATACTAGTTGGATCATTTACATAATTAGAATCATCTGATGTGATTGCATCTTGATATAAATCGAATGTAGTTTTATCGAAAGAATCTGCATTTCTTGCGTTGACTGCAAGACTGTCGCCGTCGAATTCGATATTCCATCCAAACATTTCAGCTCGTTCATTGCTAGGACTATTAAGTGTTTGATACAATTCAAATACGCTGTTAATTTGTTTATAGATATAAACTAAACCTTGATCTTCATCAACATCGTCATTGAAAGGTTCGCCTATAGCTATTAGCATTCCGTCATCACTAATAGAAATACTTTGTCCAAATCCGCTAGTATTACTATCAGCTAATATTTCTTGACGTCTTTCAAAGTGTCCGTTATTTGATCTGTAAACAACAACTCTATTAGCCTTAGTATTATCGTATAATGCTGATACAACTAACACATCGCCATTTTTTGATATATCATATGATGTACCAAAACTGTATAAATTTCCTTGATCGAGGACTGTACTAAAATCATTACTACTGTCATTGACAACACTTAGTCCTGTATTATTAGGAATATAACCTACATAATCAATAAGGTCATCAGTTGAGGTCCAGTCATTTGCATCAAAGTTGCCTGCTGCTATGTTTGTCTTAGCAGTATATAATGTATCAACGCTCGAAATACCTGACGAATCATATCCGTCCTGTAAATAAACTATGTCTCCGGTATAATAATTTATACTGTCGTTAAACGGCCCTCTAAACTTTTTATTTTTTGCATATTCCCAATTGTAGCTGTTGTCATTTTCAATTCCGTCTTTGACCATATATATTCGACCAGGTGACGATTCAGTTTCTAATCCTTTTGCATGAATAAAAGCTCTGTACAATTCGTTGAATTTTGTAATTTTTACTTGATTGCCTAGATAAAGATTTGATTGTTGTTCAGGAACAGTATAAGAAGCTACAAGATCATAAACTCCTGGTCTTGATTTTTGATATAGATTGTACAGTCCTTCATTAGTTAATCCGCTTGCTGTACCTGTAGAGTCTGCAGGTATATTGAATACTTCTTGCCATTCATTATTCACAGGACTAGGAGCATTTGCTGGTCTAGGAATTCCTTGAATTTCACTTTCATTATACAACCAATATTCTATATCGAGTAGTACTCTAGTAGTAGGAATATCTATATTTTCAGCAGCTTCAAAGACTAGCAGTCCGCCGATATTTGCCGGAGCATATCCTAGTCCAATGTACTGTATTTGACCCATGATTCTATCAACTTGATATATAACATCTGGATCTCCGGGAACTCCTAAAAATTCTATTTCTGCATTTTGTCCAAAATCGTCACCTAACGACCAAGTTCCCGAAACATTTTTAACAAAAATAGTAACGTTAAGTCCATTCCTTTGATAGAAAGCAATTTCAGCTGTGCCTCCACGTGTTCTGTCTCTTACAGTCAAGCCTATCTTAGGTTCAAAAGGATTGCCGCCTGCATCAAACTTTGTAAAATCAAGATTAATGTAGCCGTCCCAAACATCGTATACTGTTTGTTTTTTATTTGTAATTGTTGTAGAAAGATTTATATCTGTAAGATCTTTAACAATACCTATACCGTCTCTAGGTAATTGATTGACATATAAATCTATTTCGTCTCCGGCTGTAATTATATCAGTAATCTGCTTTGGAGTTCTTACCACATATAAATTACTTAAAAAATCTCCTGTAGTGCCGCCAGGTCCGGGGGAGCCGCTAAAGCTTAAGACTTCGATAAGACTACCTAAAGTGTTTTGACTTCTTGTGACGCCGGCTTGAAAATCTAAACTATTATAGTAATATCTGCCTGTGGAAGTACTATCAGGTATTACATCATAAAAGACTAATGCCTTGCCTTGGTCGCTTACGTTAGTAAGTGTAGTGGGAGTATAGGATGTACTAACTTTTATCATCCAATATCCGCCCCAAACAGCTGAAGTATCAACTTCGTCATTAGGACCTTGTTTTACGTATTGTCCTATAAAATCTCCATCTGATCTAAAAATAGGATCTTCTGCATTTAACGAACCGTTAAGATCGCTAAGGTATAGCACTGTTTCAGATGCATCTGAAAATACATAAGAAACTGTGCCGCTTCCTGTATCAGTTTGAAGGGTGTCGCCTATATTAGGAACATTTGTTGCAGCATTAATATAAAGTATAACATCTACTTTATGCTGTATACTTCTAGTTTGTTCTAAAAATTCGCCTGTTATTAAAGGATAGTCTCCGTTAAAAGGTTCTCTATCTACTAATACTGATTGCGATTGATTGGAATAAGTCCTCTTATTCCATCCTAGTTTAACTTCATCGTTTTGGCCAGACCCTTCATATATCTCTAAAGGTACTCTTACTAAGAAATGATCTGTTTGGAAGTTAGGAAATGCATACAATCCTGTTGTTGCATCTATAGCATAATTACCAACTAATAGAACAGGCGACTGTTGAGTGCTATCTGCTTCAATACTCAGCGTTTCTATTGCTTGGGTTGTACTACCAAAGCTGTTGAAAAGAATATTATCTTCTTGACCTTGAATATCTACTACAGACTTCCATAAACTTTGATCTTTTCTAACTATTGAACCTTTTGGATAATCAGTTGTAGCAACAAAATCTTTATTACTATCGTATTTTGTTTTTACATTAGATGCGTTAGGTGAGCCAATGATAGCATATTCACCGTCAGGGCTCACAGCAACACTTGCTCCGAATCGTTCTGCTGGATCTGCAAAACCAAAAGGTTCAATAATTTGTGTTTGAACAAAATTTACACTGTTTGCAGGTCTGTTATAAACAAAAACTCTACCGTCTTCGTAATCAGGCGCACCTACAAGTAATGTTGTATTCCTATCATCAGCACTGATGCTAAATCCGTAGTTATGTCCTTCACCGGCAGTATCATTAGACAATTTTTGCAATTCTAAAAATGATTGATTGTTTTTTAGTACGTTCCATGCCAATTGCCCGTTATCATCTATCCAGATTAAATCGTTCTTAGAAACGCCCTGCTGTGATATTGCATTTGCTTCTATAGCATTACTCGATCTTACAGATATAAATTTAGTTAAAGAACCCCTTACAGAGTCAATATCTTCTATTGTTTGATCAGTAGCTAATGTAATTTTATTGTTAGCAACGGTTAACACTTCAAAAAACCCTTCTAGGGTAAACTTTTCATAAGAGGCATCCATACTACTGTCTGTGGCACCAACAGCATTATACCTGTAAAGATCTGCTACACCAATTACATCTCCCGTTGCAATATCTTGCGGAGTTGCATTTACGGTAATTGTAAATCCGCCTGTAGTACTTTCTACATTTTCAATTATATATGGCGTTCCTACATGTTTATAAACATTCCAAGATCTGTTATCGTTGCCTACCCAGATATAAGCACCTTGTCTTACTTGATTGTAGAAGAAGCTAGTGATATCAGTGTAGGAGGATGCTATACCTAATACATCTTGTTGATTGACATAGCCAGCATTGTTAATATATGTGTCTAGGATTTTCTTACTAGGAAAAGCATTAGTATGATCATAATCTGTGCTCTTGACATACGTTTCAAAAGGCTGTATCCTATAAACTAGGTCTGTTTCCTGTCCGGTGACTTGATTTACTAACTCTATAGGCTGCGGAGTCAATCTAAATTTAGATTCGTCAAGTTTGAATTCTACTTCTTCAAATCCATCCGAAGCTCCATACTGACCGTCTTTAATTGCCCATTCTTCGTAAAATTCTAAACTGTCTTTGTCGTCACTTGCAAGTGCGTCAAACAATTTAGTAAGAGCATTTTCAGTACCCTTGTCTGCAATCATGCCTTGGTAGAATTTATACTGGCTTACACTATCGTTAATAATGTTTTCTAAATAGTCGCGTTTTTGATAGCCAATAAGGTGTTGTGCCAATCTCTGTTGTTCTGTGTCAAAATTGTCACTGTCTAAATCGTAAAAATCTCCAAACTGATTAGTTTTGTATTCAAAGTTTGCATACAATCCTGCCTCTGGTTTTTCAGCAAGTCTATTCCATTTAGATGCTGTAAAGTTTTCTTCTCCAGAAATTTTTACAGCAGCACTATAATAAAATTCTTTATATTTTACAACATCGCCAATGGCGTAATCTTTCCAAGATTCCCACTCTTCTACAGTAGCATTATCATAGATAAAGCCTGGAATATTTAAACTTCCGTCCCAGCCATCTGTTCTATAACCTAATACTTTGATACGCTCTTGCCTATATCCTGGTTGTAGATCATATATTACATCACCAAATACTGTCCTGTTGTCTATAAGACATACATGTTCTTTTTGTATAAGAGGCAACCTAACAGAAAATATTCCATCTTCGGTGTTCTTAGGTTGTAGTATAAATTCGTTTGGTTCTCTACCTAGACTGCTAAATTCTTCTACTAGTTTATTACCATCTGACTTTAAAAGTGTATAACCGTAAAAACTGTCAAAAACATTATCAACTGTTGAATAATCTGTTTGTAGTTTTAGTCTACTTGCAGCCGGACTAAGTGCAATTACACTCCCAGCACTCCAGTTTTGTGTAGTCCAAAATAGAAATTCGTTTACGCTGTGTCTCCAGTTCAATACTGCCGCAGAATCTCCGTCAAAGTAATCAAATACAAATCCTTTGGATTCTAACCAACTTCCATAACCTAATAAAAAATCTACTACATCTTGAACTTCTGGTAATAAAGTACCATACAGTAATTCTTCTTCAAAATCTGCAAGAAAGCTCTTTCTTATAACTGCGTCTCTGCCACCTATCAAAGGTAAATTGGGAAGCTTTGCAAAGAAACTAGAATCAAAATCATTTTCACTAGTGTGTGCTGTTTTAACTCTATAGTATGATCCTTCAAATTCTACATTGGTTCCAGGTACATACTGTTTTCCTGCTGTCCAAATCAAGAAAGGTTCGCTAATGCCTCCTATGTTGATACTAGGATCATTTTGAGTTTGGACAGCCCTGTGATATTTGAATGATGTATTTTGACGATCGTATCCTTTAATAACATAACCGTCTTCTCTGCGTTCTACAATGACGCCACTATATGATATAGTTTCGATAGGAGAACTAGTGTTTAAGAAAATTTGATAGTTTTCATCTGGAACAAATACGTTGCCTTCATTTAACGGCGTTCTGCTGTCTAAAATTAATCTAAATTTTTCTTTATCAGTAAATCCGCCGATCTTGAAACCAATTTGATTTCTCAAATTATTGATGTTTTCTTTGTACTCTGTATAAGATCTTAAAACATCAGCTGCCATATATGCGGAAACATAATTTACAAGTCCAGCTGTATATACTTGCGTAGTATCTTCGGATGTATTAGGAAATACAATATCACTAAGTCTTAATCGCTTGTTTGTACTTGAATAAACAATTTGTCCTGTAGCATTTCTAGTCTGCCTAATTCTATCAAATGCGGTTGCGAACGTTTTGCTAGGCTGATTTATAACAAATGATTTTAGTAAACTAAATGGATATTCCGAACTTCTGCGCCAAGCTGTTTCTACAGGTGCACCGTCACCGAATACAAAGCTGTCGTCTATTTCTTGGGCCGTATAATTTCTAATATAACCGCTATCCACAGGAGGCAACAAATTACCTTGCTCATCAACTGGTATATAACTAGTTAGTCCACTTCTTTTATATTTTGTTTTAAAGACTAGTTTCTTGTTAGGTTCTCTTACAATACCTCCTTCAAGGTCTTGCCATAGGATAAGGTTATCCTTTGTGTATGGTGCAGGGCCATATACTTCTTCCCACCATGTAGGTTGAATGGTAAACCCTAGCATCTCCCAAGGATGTGTGTGAGGGCGGTCAGTATCATATGCTTCTTTGTAAATCTGTCTCCAAAATCCTGGTACAGTTTTGCCACTAGGTGATTGTAGGTTTTTATGATTGAAAGTAAATCTGTTAGTTCTTTCAAAAAAATCATGAAGTGTGTAATCTGATTCAACAAGATTACTCCATTCAATAAAATCTCCTAGCATTGCACGGTTCAAATCCGTTCTATCAACACCAGTGTTTCTATACTCGCCGCCTTTTATGTCGTGAATATCAAACAAGGATACATCGTATTCAACTTTTAGATTGTTGTATATTCTTTTTTCAAGTTCAAGAATTAAGTCATCTCTAAAATCATCGTATGCTACGATAATACTTCCGTCGTGACCTTGTATTACTTTTGTAGGTGTTTGATATGTGTTGTCTACATACACACTAGGTTCGTATTTGGGATATAATCCTAATTTTGTAGGGGTAGGAGGCACAAAGCTTCCGTTTGTACTTTCGTATTCGTAAATTTCAATTACATCGTCTAGCTGTTTGGTTGCTGTGATTACACAGAATCCATCAGTGTTAAAAGTATAATCTTTTCCGTATACTAGTTGAACTCCGTTTTGATATACCTCAACAGCTCGTCGAGATTGCTCAGTAAGCAAGAAAGTCCTGGTCAGACCAAAGAATGTAAAATTCACATCTTCTACAATATATGTATTCTTTTTTGTAGCACCCGTTGGAACCATGTCTGAAAAGTAAAACGGCATACTTTCAGTTTTTGCTCTGTTGATCTCTGACAATACTTTGTCTACGTGACCTTTGACAGGTCCATCATATCCTAGTTCATCTATAGTAAGTAAAAACTGTCTCTTAAATTTAGCATACTCGTTTCTAGCGAAACTAATTGCTTTAACTATATTGCTTTCTTTATCGAGCAAATGATATAAACTTAGATTTAGAGGAGCACTATGCTGTACAAATCTGCGTCCGAATTTTGATACAGATCCTAGATCTCTTAAGTTGCTTGTACCAGGATAAGTGCCAGCAAATTCTCCTGTACCCTCTATAATAGTACTAACATGATCATTAACTTCACCTAGTGTAAATTCAGTTAAATTTTCATTTAACGGATTGCGTTCTAGATTGATTGGAACTTCGTAAAGGCCATTATCATTTTTTATTGTGCTAGATTTAGTTTTAATTACAACTACATCACCAATTGTTAGGGAGTTATTAAAATTAATAACACTATTTCCTTGTACATTTGTATTAATTGTATAATCCGTGCCTTCAAATTTAAGATCATTATTTAGATAAACTCTTATCCACAAGTCTGTAAGACTTGCACTATTATCGTATACATCGATTTCAAATCCTACACTAGTATTATCAAATACATACTGTCTAATTACAGGTTGATCACTATCAGTGTCAGCTTCTGTCCAGCCGTTAAGTGTAGTAAAAGAAGTTCTATCAGTATAAGATCTTAAAAATCCTATGTCTGTATTCTTACTAAAAATTGCATTGTCAATAGTGTAGGTAAAACTATCATTAAGAAGATTAAAATCAAAAAGTATATCGCCTACATTCGCAATGTTTCTGTAATTTAAAGAAATTCCTAATTCGTCATCTATTGAACCTGTGCCTTCTTGATAACTAAAAACTTTGGTTCCTAAAAAGTTTGAAGCAGAATATGCTGTTGTATCTGCATAACTATTTCCGTCTGCATCAAAAACGTCAAAGAGAGGAGCTTGGTTTACATTTGTTTTATCTTGTGTTAATTTCCAGGCGTCATTTTGAAAATAAAACAATTTTCCTTTGTAAGTTGTGCCGTTTTTTACAAGCACAACTTCATTATCTAAAGGCTGTGTGTCACTAACTTCTTTCAAGTGAACTTGTCTGTTAGATGCTCCTCCGCTTGCAAAATTAATAAATTCAACTTCAAAGATTCTACCTTTTACAAGAATATCAGTATCAGCTGTAAAAAGAATTCTCATTCCGTTTACAATATCAATACCGTCAATATTATATCCCGGACTACCTTCAATAACAGAAAATACATCTGTTGTAAAGTCGTCTACAAGATCAACATCAGTTTTTGCAAGTGTACCAAAATTTGCAAGTTTTAATCCTGCATTAAATTCAATAATCGGTCTTTTAGCTCGTAGAGATTGATCAACCTCAACTGGTTGATTGTTAATTGCTGCACTTTGCTCAATTACACTTCTATGGAACCAGCGATTATATCTACTCCAAAGATTTCCATCTTGTGATGCTCTATTCACTACAAAATAATCTTTAGTACCTGCATAACCAATTGCACTACTAAATGGAACTGTATCAAATCCTTCTTGTTCGTCATCAAATTCAAGAACAATATCACTCGTAAATGCACTAGGTACGTTTAGACTAGTTTCTGATACTAGTTTTATACTATTACCAACGCCTTCTACATAATATGCACCTGTTGAATAAGAAGCAGGTTCAACATCCCCTGTAAAATACACCTTCATGCCATTTGAAAGATCAAACCCGTTAGAAGTTTTGTAATAACGCTTGCCTAATATTTCGTTTTCAACGTCTATAAAAGTTGCTTCTTCAATATCTTTTACAATAATAGTGCCTGCGGCATTGATATCGTTAGCAGCAACATAGTAAATGATGTCAGGAACATCTGGTCCTAGTTGAATTGTAGTTGTTCCGCTTTCTAAATTTTGTAAACTTACACCTTCAAGTACAAGAATACTACTAGAATCCAAGTTAAAATCATCTTCAAGTGTTCTTTGAGTCTTAATAGTAAATGGAAGATTTGGTGTATCAACTTCAAATCTATAAGTTTGTCCTCTATAAAGAGTAATGGTAGGATTATTGGTTGTGCCTGCATTAGAAAATAAGAATGTATTATTGTCTACATTGTCACCTACAGTGACTTTGATATTGCTTTCTACATCTATAGTATTTCCCGCTATAGGAACACTTTGTGGTCCATTAGGCAGCCAATAATATTCACGGAAATTACTAAACTTATCCCAATCAATATGCGGTTCCCAAGCATAATACTCTTGCCTATTTAGAATACTATGGTCGTTTATACCTTTATTAAAACTTCCTAATTGATTTACATAATCGTTATAATCTTTATAAAATTTTACATTACCTAAATCATCTTTAATGACAGCAGCAGGCTCAAATTGATAGTCTTCTCTAGACTTACTTACATCAGCTACATAATTGTCATTTTGAGTAAACGCCTTTGCACTTTTTCTTCCAACAAAGCCGTTAATTTGTTCTACTACGCCTGGTTGAATAAGTTGGTCAAGTGTACTAGATAAAAACTTAGTATTAGCCTGTGTTCTAAAATAACGAGGTAGATGATCAGAACTTTTTCTCTTTCTATTACCACCAGGACCTGCTGGAAGTGCTGATTCGTTTTGATCGTTTTCGTATGCCATACTTTAATATCCTTTAATTAGAACTACTCTGAATTCCAACATTCAAATTATTTGTAGATGAAACTACATTTCCTGTTGCCTTTAACCTACTTGCTGTGACAGCATCAATAATATCTACATCATCAACTGTTGCACCACTTATAAAAATTTCGTCACTTTCTGATTTTATTTCAAATAAACTACCAAAACTCTGTGTTGTTTGATTAGGAACAACAACAAAAGTCACTAAGTCAGGTGCAAGCTGTTGCATTACATACGTGCTAAGTTCAGAGAAATAAAATGTTTCGCCGAACTCCCAATTTTCCAATGCGAAAAATTGATTAATTGCTGCAATCACTCTTGACTTTACATCATTGTCGTTTAATACAGCATCTGGATTCTTAACAATTTTAAATTTGGCTTGCAAATCAGTATCAGCCTTATCTCCAAATAGTATCTTATACTTAACCGGATGGTATATTACTTCGTCGCTAAGTGATTTAATTCTGTTTATACTTTCACCGTAGTTTAAGTATAATTGATCCGAACTAGGAGGTAGCGGTAAAGTTGCTGTTGTTCCTTCTAGATACTGTCTAAAACTAGTATCATAACTTCTAGTAAGCAAATATGTATCTATGATATTACTAACACTAGGGTCAATTCTTGTATTAGCATCAGCAGCATGAACATATTGAAACTTAACATTGTCTCTACCTATTCTTGCTTTATATTCTTGAGTAATATTTAAAGTGCCTGCAGATTTGTTAAGAGTTTCAAAGATATCCTCGTTAATGTAATAAAAAAGCTGTCCGTCGTCGTATTGGCTTAAAGACCCTATATTGCCTTTGCTTGAAAGTACAATTACATCTAGCGAAGTTTGAGCAATGTAGTTGAAATCTTCTACTCCGTCGCTTGTTATATTCTTTTGTAAGAACACATACTTTGATATAGCATTAGTTTCTTCATCTACCACTACATCAAATACATCAGGATCGTCTACTACTCCGTCGTCATCTGAATCAAAAAAACTAACTTGTATTTTTTTGCTGTTTACATAACCTTCAGCATCTCTGTACTCTTCTACTACTTCCCAATCAAAATCAGTAGTAAATGATTGTGTGCTATCAGGTTCTGGATTTATTTCTAGTATTGAAATTCTGTCTTTAATAACTTCTCCAGTAGAGCTGTTATAAATCTTATCTGAGCTGTCATAATAAAATCTGATTTCGTCTTCACTCTCAAACACATACCGACTACCTCTATAGGTAATTGTATACTTGTCGCCGTCGGTTTCAAATAGTAATAGCCAACTTGCATCTAGCTGCTGATTAGTATTGTCTCCTGTTTTACCTATACTAAAATCTGAATTGACATTTAAATTATTATTTGTTATAAGTCTCCACTCTCCGATATTGGTGTCAAACCGGAGTGCAAATGTTCTATATGCGAAAGTCTGGTCAATAATTTGTGTCTTGACTTGACTCTGTAATGTTGTAGCTATCCTTGGCACAATTTGCACTAACAACGAGTTAGTAGGAATGATATCATTAAAAATAACAGGTCCTGTGCCGTCTGATTGTATTTCTGTACCTGCAGAAACTACATTAATTACTTTTGTCCATAGATAAGTTTTTCCTCCTGGTGGTATAATACCTGTCTGAGGAATAGTTTTTAATTTATTATTATCTTTTGTGTCAAAATAACTTCCGGTGGGTGATTCAAACTTTATAAGAGATCCTGCCTTAATTAATTTCAATGTACTTGCAGTAAACGTTCCTAACTCGGCTCTAAGTCCACTAGCATTGGTAAAAAATCCTGTGCTTTGATTGGTATCAGTAGTTAAACTATTCCATAATACGTTTAAATCACCTACTAGTGTCTTTGGAAAACTGTTTAGGTAAAAGTTTTTTACCTTCCTGTCTGCAAGTATAGGTTCTACAACATTCACAATAGCACCTTCTACGTCAGTTCTAGTTGTAAAACTAAATGTTTGTTTAGGCGTTAAAAATTCTTTATAAATTACACCATCTTTACCAAATAAGTTTGTTTGGCTGTATTTTCCTGTAGCATCTTTTAAATCAAAATATCTGCTTATTCCACTAGCGAGACGATTAACACTTTTTGCTTTTACAATTTCTTGGCTAACTGCTAGTGGGCCAATCTGATAATCTTCGGCTGTGACCATACGATTTTGTGTATAGTATGTTGCAGGAGCATTCGCTTTTATGCTTGCATTTGTTTCACTTGTTGAACTATTATCTACTGAATACTTTAAAGAAAATACAATAGTAAGACTTTCTTGTTTGCCTGTTTTAGACAAGTACGGAACACGAATGCTAACACCGCGCATGTCGCTTGGATCAATAACAAGTCTTTGATTTTTACTTGTTCTATAGTATATTCTAAACTGACCTTGGGGCAAATTACCAAATGTACCATCTGCGAAAATTAGACTTACTCGATCGTTTGCTCTTGTCAATATGCTGTATATATTTCTGATGTCTTTGCTTAAACTATTGTAGATAACGTTATTACCTTCTACAGCATCTACCTTTGTCCAAAGTTCTTCTTCTGCTCCAAAGTTGTTTAGTTTGTACAGCCAAACATCTGTGTTATTAACATTTACTGCATCAATTGCAACTACTTGATTATTACTAGGAGCAGCTACATTAAATGTGCCTTGATCTAGTGTACCTTGTCGGAAATGACAGAAGAATCCGCTATTAGAACTTGCAAATCCTCGACCGTCATCTCGATAAAGAAAAGCAAAATTATTACCAGGAAAGGGAGCTTCTTCTTGAATAGTAGCTGCATTAATATCTGTGCTTACAATTTCGAATCTTGCAGTGGTACCGTCAATTGTTTTATTGAATCCATATACTGGAGTATCTGCATTAGTGCTATTAAATCTATATTGTTGTGTTGGAATGCCATTTACTGATTCAGATTTAATCGGTCTACCAAATGTATTATTCACAGGAAGTGCAGCATTCATTACTTTTATAAATTGCTCGTACCAATTTGAATTACTAGGATCATTCCAAATAATTGTTTGATTAGAAAGATTAACATTATTGCTATCTCTAACTTCCTCTGAAGTTTGAACACTTTCTATTTTAAGTAAACCGTTGGCAGCTTGATTACGTTTAGGATTATACGAAAGCAAACGTGCTAGTCGTAATACGCTTTCCCTACGTTCTGCTAGTTCGAGAAAGTTTTCTCGAGCATTGAGATCATTACGGAAAGCAAAGTTTTGACCTAAGAAAGCAATAAGGTCAATCAGTGCAAGGTATTCCGAACTTTCAATATAATCATTAAAATCTTCTGGATAGTTTTGACGTAGATAGTTAATCATTGTTCGACGTAGATTGTCGAAATCATATGATTTAAAATCTGCATTTCTATAGCTTTGGTAAATGCGTTTCCAGTCCTCAGCTACTAACAGTCTGTTTTGTCTATCTGTTGATGACATATTTGCTTCCTTTTTTATACACAGTATTTATTGAATTTAGAAAACTGCGTACTTAATTATTCGGATACAAACCCGTTGTTTTCATCAAAAGTAAGGCGCATATTTTCAGCTATATTATAAGTTAGATAAACAAGCGAAGCATCTATTAGTATTCCACTTTCGTACTGATCAACAATAACACTATCTACACTGACTCTAGGATCACTGTTAATAATTTCTGTGACATTTTCTACAATAGCATTTTTTAATTGGTCTGTCAAAGGTTCAAAAATTACGTCCCATATTATAGTTCCAAACTCTGGATTACTAAGTAATTCTCCTTGACGAATATGAAAGTGATTTATAATGTCTTGTTTTATTAGTTCCATATCATAGAGAACAAAACTAGTAGCTTCAGGACTTACAGTAGAAAACCCTCTATAGGTTTTTGAACCTACACCGTAATCAGGTCTAACATTAGGTCTTACTGTAATTTCTTTATAAAGTTTCTTTTCTAAACTGCTCATAACGTATTTACCTTACCCTGCTCCGCCACTTGTCCTTGCTGCTCTTGCATCATCTGTTTCATCAGGATTAACAACCTGAGCCCTTTCAGGATCTTGTGTTACTGTACTATTGTCTGCACTATCAGCATCTAGCTCTGAATCAGTTTGAGGTGCATCGCCATTTGTGCTCTCCATTGGCTGACATTGTTCAAATGTATCAGTTGGCGGTTGTTCTCCTGCGTCTGCTGGAGCTTGTTCAGCTGTTGTTCCGTCAGCGTTTGGTTGCGGAGCACTAGTGCCTTCAGCATTTTCAGTTTTTTCAGGAGTATGTGCGGCAGGATTTCTATTTTCACTACCTGTCCATCCTCCGCCTGCTGGCACTCTAGTAGGAGACGGTGCTGCTGCTGCGTCTGCCGCGGCGGGTCCATTAAGGTGTATCGGATCAGAAGTGACATAAAATCCATCTGCGGTAAAATTTGTTGTTCCTGCGGTTGTAATTTTTCCGTCTGCGCCAACTTTTAAATTAAACTCTGAACCTGTTTCAATATTTGTATTTGTTCCTGATTTTATATTGATAGCACTACCTGCTTCTATGTTAACATTACGATCTGCTTTTAAGTTTATATCGTTATTAGAGTGTACACTAACACTGTCTTTAGCGTAAACATCGATTTTCCCATTTGAAGTAAATTCTATATACGAACCATTTGCATGCTGAATGTAAATTAAGTCTTCCGAATTATGTAGAAGTATTTGATGTCCTGTGCGTGTCCTAATACGTACCAATTCATTGGCAGGATATTCTGGTAATCCGCCGGCGCTTATAGATGCATATGCACTTGGTCCTTCTCCTGGCGGACTAGTTCTATACATACTAGGATCGCCGTCGTCCATAACAAATGTACTTCCACCTAATCTATTAAATGGAACTTGACTTTGTCCAAACTCTTCTCCATATGCAACTCTAGGAGAGCCATCTCTCCAATCTGCTGGTCCCGGAGTACTTAAACCAAATACCATACTAGGCACTTCTCGTCTTGCACTAGAACTAGTATGTCCTCTTATTGCATCTGACATTAATCCTGATCTATTAAGCATATCACATGCATCTTGATCACACGGTTTTATAAATTGTGTTGGATTATTTCCTGCGCCATCTTCTGTCCGTTTATTGTATTCTGTTGTAGGCCTTAATTGTCCAGATTCTTCCTCGTTATATCCTGTGCTGGCGCGACCCGGAGTCATAAAATTCATATATTGGTCTTGTACACAGCCTATCCAAAATCCTTGACCTCTATTACCTTCTGCAAAAATTACTAGCACAGTAGTATCAATATCAGGCGGTACAGCCCAAAACCCATAACTACTCTGTGAATACTGTCCGCCTTCATTTTCACTTACACCTTTATACGGGGTTATGCCATAAAACGGACTAAGGTATTGAACTGTGACTAATTGACCTGTTGTTTCCGTTGAGTTGCCTTCTGTATTATGTTTAAGCAACTCTACTTCGAGTCTGCCCATGTACTCTCCGTCTAAATGACTTTTAACTTTTGCAAGATAAGGACCTGGGCCATCTAATGGTCCTGCGGTTCCGCTTTTGGTGCGTTTTTCTTCATTAGGTGATGTCATTCTAGAATCCTATGTTTGCGCCGTTTGCTCTAGCAGACTGAACATTGCTTACTCTTGTAGCTTCTGCTTGTGTTGCTGCACGATTTATGCCAGGGTCAACTTGACCTTCACCGTATCCTTCGGTTCCTCTAGTAGGCGTGCCTTGGCTCGCTTGTCCACCTGTACCTCCACGACTTGCTCCGCTGCCTGATGCTGATATCTCTGGAGTTTCGGAAATTTGCTTATCTGAACTTCCAAGTTCTACTGCGCCAGTATTTTGTACGGATGCAAGCTCTGCTGCAACGTCTTGGGAGCGTCTTCTAATTAATTCAAGTTTTTGTGTAAATTGTCCGCCATTAAACGTATGCTTTACAAAAATAACTTTATATAACCCATTAAATTTTCTTACAGGCTGAGTTCCTAGTCCAGGAAATTCCATTAAACCATTGGATCCATAATCTAATGGTGTTCTAAAGTTTATTGCAATGTCTACTTCACTATCTTGATATGCCATGGTGCCGTCTGAAGTTAGATTTAGCAAACTTCCTAGTGGACGTGAATTGTAATTTCCTATACCACTATCCGCTAGGTAATACGGATCTCCTACGATTTCTAAATCTACCATTACAAGGTCTACAGGATTATTAACAAGGTTTTCGTTGAAATTCATACCTATAATATTTTCAGGATGTAAGACTAGGCCGCCACCGTCTAGTTTGTTTGCACCTGGAACTTTTTCTTTTATTTTTCCATTTGCTAGAGCTTCGGTATTTCCCTCTGGTATAGCTGGAGTTGATCTATTATTGCCACTAGCTATTTCTTGGGCGCCGCCTTGCTGAGAATCAGAACTTAGTTGTCCTAGGTCGCCATTTACTCCGGTAAAAAAAGCTAAATCAAAGCGTATATCAAAATTTATTATATCTTTGTTTAATCCTGTATAGATGTAATTATATTCTTTAACTGCTTGTTTGAATAAATTATTAATTCCCGGAGCACTCTGAGTAGGTGATTGGAATACACTCCTATGAACTTTATAGGGCACTACTCTATAAGCAAAAACTTTTGCTTGTTCGCCAGTTCTATCAACTTGTTCGCTTCCGCCCACTAGGTATACTTGCGATTCTATTCTAAACCAATTTACCATCCCATTTGCGTCTGATTCAGCAGTTGCTATACTTCTACCAAATTCGCTAGCAAGTACAACTTGTTCGATCATATCTTGCACTCTTTTACCAGAACTAAAAGTCATACAACGTAAGTCTTGACTTCTTCCAATCTGACATCTATTAAATTTTCCTGGTTGATTTTCATCTTCGCTTAAATTTGGAGTTGCCATAGGTTGAGTGCCGCCGTCTAAATTAGTTTTTACTAAAGATGCCTGGCCGACTGCATTGGTGTTTTCTACTTTTTCGGCGTATTCTCTAATCTGTTCGCCGTAGTCAGATCTTCTTACAACTATTCCGGCTATCTTTTCAAGTTCTGCATCAAAGTCTGCGGGAACTTCTCCATTTTGAATTCCTGTTATACTTTCAAATAATCTTTGCTTTTGTTCTTCTGTAAGTTCTCGCATACCAGCACTTTCACTGTCAGCAGAACTGGCAGAAGTTGCGCCGTCATTATTCTCAGGACCTGCAAGTAAGGCTTCTTCTACACTGCTGGTTGATGTAGGAAACATTATTACATATTGATTTGCAGTTTCTATTTGACCTGCTTCTACCCTTTGCAATTCTCTATTATTTAAAATTGTGGATAAACTTTCTGCTCCTGTTTGTAATATTTCAGCTACTGTTCTGCCTTGTATTTGTATGTCCGTATGAGACGCTTGATTTTCATCTGTAAGTGCAACTTCATTATAAGGTATAGCTTGAACTTTATAATTACTACCACCTTCGTCTATATCAAATTTAATGTCGACAAATTTTAGAGGATACACTCTTCTAGTATTCGGAACGCTTATTGGTCTTCCAAAATCATCCCAACCCTTGAATTGAATAATAAGGCAATAAGGGGCTTCTATATAATTTTTATGTCCTGCTGTAAGAGCAGCGACTTGTAGTGCTTCTAAAAAATTGCCCATACTATACGGTTCTAAAATATTAAAACTAATAGAATGTGCATTAGTAAGTCTTGTATTATCATTAGGTGCAACAATAGAATCGATTTCAAGGTCATCTATAAAATATTCGGTTTTTCCGCCGTTTTCAAATAATAATCGACTACCTCTAGTATCTCCGCCACTGCTTCGTAAAACTGTGACAAAGGGTTCTCTACGTCTATAAGTAAAGTCTGGTAAATTTACTTCGAACGAGGTTAAACATCCTAGTGTAATATCGTAATTGTAGCTTGCATATTGATCTAATGGATTAGGTTGTTTGTCGCCGCCAAGGAGACCTCCTAGCACTCCTCCTAATTGATTGGTAATGCCATTAACAAAATCACTTGTTGCTCCTGCTACAGCACCACTAATGCCATCTGCTATACTTTGTCCAGTAAGTCCATTTACACTCTTTGCTAAATCTACTGTAGCACCAGTAAGCTCTGAAGCAGCACCTTCTATTGCACTAGCTACTCCGTTTACATCTATTCGAGCAGACTGCCCTACATTTTTTGCTAAACCGCTAGCTACACCTTCTGCACGTTCTTCTATAGAGCGACCAGCTGCACTTAATCTGTCTTTCCAGTTTTGGGGTACAAATGACATTTAGATTCCTAATACTCGTTGTAGCTTTTCGCCCTTAGGAACATAAATTTCTACTCCTGCTTCAATATCGTAAATAGGATCTTTTATTATATTCATGTTCCTTTGGGCAAATACCCACCAAAGATTTTTATCGCCATACATATCGTATGCTAGCAAGTCAGGGCGATGTGTATACTGAACTTCTATTGTGTATAATACATCGTCACTTTCTGCAGGTACAGGTCGAATTGTTAAAACATCCAGATACTGTCCTCTAACTATATTTGTTTTATGCCATGGACTTGTTGATGTATAACTTGCCATTAGATAAATCCTACTCCATTGCTGTTAGCATATCCGCCTGCTACAAATTTGTCGAGACTAAATGACTGCACAGCACGTCTACTATATGTTGGTGTGACTTGGATTGCAATCTGACTTCTTACAGGTACCCATGTGCCTTGCGGTCCGATATCTGGTACATGCAAATAGTCGACATCTGTAGGCATGTCTACATTGAATACTGTGACAACTACAGGAACGTTTTTTAAGACAAAGTCTCCGTACCCGTTTAGTCGCACCACAGGAGGAGGCGATCCTTGATTACTTGTTTCACCATACGCCATTTTAGTGACGCTTCTAAGATAGTGTACAGCGGCTATCCAATATTTTGCTTCGTCTGTATTTTCTACTAAAAACTCTCCAGTTATACTAATTGTATCAACTGAGCTACTCTGATATACCGGAAAAGGATAATTACTATGTGTAGGTCTTAGCTGACCATACTGTGCAGAATGTTGCAAAATAATTTGCGGTGTATAAGGAAACACCATACCGTTAGTAGCAGCTAGCTTTGTACCTAGCGGCCCAGGTAAATTAAAATTAGGAGGAATACTTAATCTCACACGCCAGTCACCAGGATCTTGACTTGCCCAGGCGCCTTCAGCAAACCCTGCTCCGCCTGGCATACCAAATACAGGTAAATTTGCACCTCGAAGAAATCTACCAAATCCTGTTGCACTTGCAATTTCGCCTACAACTTGTTTGCCAACATCTACAACAGCATTGCCTAAATTTTGTCCAAATCTGCCTGCTGAACCTAAAAAGTTTTGTACAGACTGTTGTGGATTAACAGAATTTCGTTGTTGTGAACGTGTAGAACTTTGTTGTGCTCTAGCTTGTCGTAAAATTGCGTCATCGTACCCGGCCATGAGATTAGTCTCCTTATACATTATTTAGTTGACAAAATTATCTGCGTATATTATAATAGTTAAAATAACGGAGAACTCATGAGGAAAACAAATTACCTTAACAATAAAGATATTTTGAAAGAAATACACAAATCAAAAAACAAGTTTTGTAGCTATGTTGAATCAGAATACGGGCAATACGATATTATATTACCTAGTATTGAAAAAATTAATATTAGAACAATAGCAGAAGCAAAAAGAAACAAAGCAAAAAGATTGCAACATCAAGACTTTGATTCGCGTAAACTAGCAGGCGAAAAGATTAAATTAGCAGAATGCGAAGTTGATTATAAAAAGATTACAAAAGAAGAACTTATCTTTCGTATTATGACTTTTGATCATATTCCAGAGGAACCTGGACGAAAAAAGAATCCAAAAACTGTTGCAGATACAAAAACTAAGCTTAACTTTCCTCCTTTTCAACATTTTAAGTTTAACGAGGACGGCGAACTTGTTTGCGTAGGTAAAAGTCACTGGATAGGAGGTATGGAAAACGGACATTTTTCAAAAGATCACGGTAAGGCAACTGACAAACTTGCACTTATGTGGATGAAATTGTGTGATCGATATGCTACTCGCGGTAATGTTCGTGGTTATACTTACAATGACGAAATGCGCGGTCAAGCAATTCTACAACTTGCTCAGATTGGATTACAGTTTGACGAATCAAAATCACAGAATCCTTTTGCGTATTATACTGCGGCTGTGACAAACTCATTTGTAAGAGTTATCAATATTGAAAAACGCAATCAAAACATTAGAGATGATATTCTAGAAATGAACGATCTCAATCCAAGTCATACTAGACAACATGCAGGAGAGTGGGAAGCTGCTCTTAAACGAGAAGCAGAAAATAATGAAAAATAACAAAATTCTCTTGACACCTGTCAAAAAAACTGCTATTATAAGACAGCATAAAAGAGGAATTTAATTTTGTTTAAAAAAGCTGCGGTGTTTACAGACATCCATTTTGGTCTAAAAGGCAACTCGCGTGTACACAACGACGATTGCGAAGAATTTGTCGACTGGTTTATCGAACAAGCACAAGCCAATGGTTGTGAAACTGGTATCTTTTGTGGCGATTGGCATCACAATCGCAACAGTCTTAACCTTACGACTATGGATGCAACCATTCGTAGTATGGAAAAACTTGGTTCTGCTTTTGAAAAGTTTTACTTCTTTGACGGCAACCACGATTTATACTACAAAGACAAGCGTGACGTAAATTCAACTGCATTTGCAAAACATATTCCAGGTATTACATTTGTTGATGAAATTTATCAAGAAGACGACGTGTGTCTTGTTCCGTGGCTAGTAGGCGATGAATGGAAGAAGATTGAAAAGATCAAAGCCAAATACATGTTTGGTCACTTTGAACTTCCTAGCTTTTACATGAACGCTATGGTGCAAATGCCTGATCATGGTGATTTAAAAGTAGAACATTTTAAAAATCAAGAATATGTATTCAGTGGTCACTTTCACAAGCGGCAAAAACAAGGTAAAGTACACTATATAGGTAATGCATTTCCCCATAACTATGCAGATGCTGGAGACGACGAGCGTGGTATGATGATCCTTGATCGCGAAAACGGCAAGGAACCTGAATATATTAACTGGCCTAATTGTCCTAAATACAGAACTATAGCATTAAGCAATTTACTAGATAATATCGAAAGTATTATAAAACCTAAAATGTACCTACGTGTCACTATTGATAAGCCTATCAGTTATGAAGAAGCACAATTTATCAAAGAGACATTCATTAGACAATACAACTGTAGAGAGATAAGTCTTATTCCGCAAAAACAAATGGAAGAAATTTCGACACAATTAGACATTCAGCACTTTGAAAGTGTTGATCAGATTGTTGCAGGAGAAATATCTGCATTAGACACTACTAACTACGACAAGAAAACACTTTTGGACATTTATAACGAACTATGATAAAAATTAAAGATCTTACCGTCAAGAATTTTATGAGCGTGGGCAATCAAACTCAAGCTGTTGACTTTAATAGAGAACAATTAACACTTGTGCTAGGTGAAAATCTAGATCAAGGCGGAGACGACAGCGGATCCCGCAATGGTACTGGTAAAACAACTATTATTAATGCACTATCGTATGCATTATACGGTACTGCATTGACTAACATCAAGCGTAATAATCTTATTAATAAGACAAATAGCAAGGGAATGTTAGTGACTTTGCATTTTGAGAAAGATGGACAAGATTATCGTATTGAAAGAGGACGTTCGCCTAACGTTCTTAAGTTTTATATTAATGATCAAGAACAAGAAATGATCGATGAATCGCAAGGCGATAGTCGTAAAACACAAGAATTTATTAATGACTTACTAAACATGAGTCACGATATGTTTAAGCATATTGTTGCACTTAATACCTACACTGAGCCGTTCTTAAGTATGCGAGCAAATGATCAACGTGCTATTATCGAACAATTGTTAGGTATTACGATTCTTACAGAAAAGGCAGAAGCACTTAAAGAACAAGTTCGTGTGACCAAAGAAGCAATCACAGAGGAAACTGCAAAAATTAATGCAATTCAAACAGCTAATGAAAAAATTAATGAAAGCATTAGCACATTAGAAGGTAGACAACGTGCTTGGCAATCTAAACAGAAGCAAGATTGTGAAAAATTATCACAGGGTATTGCACAATTAGAAAAACTAGATATTGATGCCGAGCTAGAAGCACACGAAAAACTGTCTAATTGGACAGAAATGAACAATGCTATTTTGGCTCTTAATAAGGAAAAAAGCACACTGGACTCGGCACTATTACGTGCTGATAAAAGTGTTGAAAAAGCAGAAAAAGACATCTCAAATCTTGACGATGCTACATGTTATACTTGCGGACAAGAGCTTCACGCAGACAAAAAAGAAGAAATTTTGTCTAGAAAAACTAAAGAATTAAACGATGCAATAGCATATCAAACCGAAGTTAGTACAAAACTACAAGATGTTCTTGCAGGATTAGGTGAAATTGGCGATATCAACGGACGTCCTAATACATTTTATGAAACTGCTAAAGAAGCTTACGAACATAGACAGAATGTTGATAGTTTAAAACAAACATTAGAAGCAAAGCAAACAGAAGCAGATCCTTATCAAGAACAAATTAACGATCTGACAGAAACTGCACTACAAGATATTGACTGGATGCCTGTAAATGATCTTACAAGCTTTAAGGAACACCAAGAATTTTTGCTTAAACTTCTTACAAACAAAGATAGTTTTATACGTAAGAAAATTATTGATCAAAATCTCGCATATCTAAACAATAGACTTACATACTATCTCGATCGTTTGGGTCTGCCGCATCAAGTTGTATTCCAAAATGATCTAAACGTTGAAATTACACAGTTAGGTCAGGATCTAGACTTTGATAATCTGAGTCGTGGTGAGCGCAACAGACTTATATTAGGTATGAGCTTTGCATTTAGAGATGTTTGGGAAAGTTTATATCAAAACATTAACTTACTGTTCATTGACGAACTTATCGATAGCGGTATGGATACCGCTGGTGTAGAAAATGCACTAAGCGTCCTTAAGAAAATGGGGCGCGAACGTGATAAAAATGTCTATCTAATCTCGCACAAAGACGAATTAGTTGGAAGAGTTAATCATGTTATGAAAGTTGTGAAGGAGAATGGCTTTACGTCATATGCAAATGACATAGACATTGTAGATTAATGATTGAAGACGATACACACGATCAACTAACAAAGGCATACATGGCCTATTTTAAGGCAAACGAAAAGTTTGAGGCTCGAAATAGTGTGCGAACACACAGAGAAGCAAGGCGTTGGTTAAGAAAAATACGAGAACTTGCAAAGGCCCGCATGGAAGAAATACACGAAAAGCATCAAACCAAGATAGAAAGCAAATAACATAGGCAATCGGTAAGTACACGCATGGAGTGGACTTATCAAGGCAAAGTAATAGAAACAATACCAGACGAATACGAAGGTTTTGTTTATCTCATAACCAATCTAACTACTGGGCAAAAATATATAGGCAAAAAACTTGCAAAATTTAAAACTACCAAACCTCCACTCAAAGGCAAGAAAAATAAAAGGCGCGGCACAAAAGAAAGCGATTGGAAAGACTATTGGGGATCATCTGATAGACTCAATGCTGACGTTGCAGCACTAGGCCCAGAAAACTTCACAAGAGAAATATTATACCTATGTAAAGGTAGGGGCGAAATGTCCTACATAGAGGCAAGAGAACAATTTGACAGGCGTGTACTTGAAACAGATGAATACTACAATGGTATTATTAATGTTAGAGTAGGCGGGTCAGAAAAACTTAGGACGGCACTTTTAGAACATGGCAAAGTTAAATCATCAAAAACGTAATCAATACGATAAGATAGATCACTATGCCGAAGCAATTGAACGCAATCAATTGAAAAAGAAAAAACCTAAGAAAGATATCAAGTTAGGCATCCACGAAAATCACAACTGGCAAGTTATAAAGTTAGATTTAGGCCCACACGCAGGCAAAGTAATATGTAACGATTGCAACGGCAAATTTGTTACATGGTTACCAAAAGGCAGCATATAACAGCACATAAGGTTAGCGGGCCAGATTGTAATACCGCTGTGGAAAAAGCATCCTTGATCGGAGCACACGTAACATGTTGAGACACTCCCCTAGGTAGATCCTAGTATCCTGAAAAATGGAAGTGAGTCTGAGGGTTCGAACCATATGCCCAACGTATTGACATAGGATGAATTGCTGTCATTCGAAAAACTGCAAATTACACACAAAAACTTCTTAGCAACAGGAACGAAGCGGAAGGTAGCATAGTGTGCAATCATTTGCACTTTAACTTGTATTTTTACAGATAAAGTGCAAATAAATGCGCATTATGTGATGTCGACGTAGGTTGGGAAAGGTCAGAGCCCATTGTGTAGCAGAAAACACCTACTTCCAAGTCTCGGCTGGTGGCGAACTCACATGAAGCTATTTTTGAGATTAGATGGAACCGTAACAGGTTCCGTCTGACTGAAACAATCTACATGAAACTTAAACATTATTACTTCGTAATAATGCGTTTCAAATAATATATCACATAATTAATTACGAAGTAAACAGTTTGAGCGATAGCGAAAACTTGGATCAACGAAGTTGAGACATAAATATACTTAACAATATCGAAGGACGATTATGAAGGTATATCAAATAACAGAAGCAAAAACTATTGTAAAAAAAGGACCACTTCAAGGATTTTCTTTTGATACACTTGATGACGGACAGATAAAAATTACTGCTCCTGATGGAAAAACATCTATTGCATCTAACAGATATGCTGCTGAAATACGAGCTAAGGAAATGTTGCCTGGTGCAAAAGCGCCAACTCCAATCGTAGATCAGCCTAAAGGCGATGCTCCTAAAGTTGGTCCTGCAACACCTACTGATACTCCTAAAGATCCTGGTGAATTAAAAGCAGGTGTTAAACCTGGCACACCTACAAGTGATAGTCTTAGTAGAAGCCAACAAAGAAAGTTGTCTAGACACGGAAAAATTAAGGTAAATGGTCAATCATATACTAGAGCACAGATTGCAGCAGCAGATGCAGAAGCAGAACGTATTCGCAATTCGGCTGCTGGTAAAGATGTACGTCCTGGAGATGATAAAGTAAAGCCTACTGCTAAACCAGATACTCCTGATACTCCAGACGATCCTCCAAAAGGTTTATTAGGAAAAATATTAGACGCTTTAGGATCACGTGTAGCTTCAACACTTAAGGCACTTTTTAGTACAAAAATTGCTGTAGTTTTAAATTCTGCAATTAATATATCTGCTTTCGAAGATCAACTGGATGCTTATTTACGAGCTATAAAAAACGATGCTAATAATGTTGATAAAGCAGGACGCCAAGCATTTTTAACAGGTTTAGAAAACGGTAATCTTACACCAGGCGTAAGTAGAGCATATTTAGAAGCTGTAGAAAGATTTAATCAATTAATAGTTGAAGCTGTTATAAGCATTGTACTAGCAGGAGGATGGACAGCATTCGCCTTGCTTACAGGATTTTCTATAGGCACTGGCGGGGTTGGTGCTATATTATCACTTGTTGCAGGCGGTGCCTTTGTAGTAGGCGGCACTATGGCATTGTATCAGTTATTTGAATCTTTAGGAATTAATGATTGGTTAGAAAACAACATGTCTGGACCTCTAATGAACCCTGCAAGAATTTTAGGAACTGCACTAGCAGTTGACGGAACTCAACAATGGTTTGGCGAACGTCTAGACTGGTTAGGGGGAATAGCCGGTGCCGACGATGCAGGAGATATTGTAAGAGATAGTATAACCTATACAGAAAACAAGAATAATGCAATAAATCCTAACAAAGCAAAAGCAATTATTAAAGACTTTATTAAATCAAATCCAAAAATGCAAGCTGCTTATAAGCGCGGAAAAGAAGAAGCAAAAGAAATTATGCGTTCAGGAGATCCTGGATAAGAATTAAATTAAAGGCAATCTAGTTTTTTCTGTAGCTTCTATATTATCTTTGATAATATTGTTTAAGATTTCAATATCATCTCTAGTAATATTATACATTAGATTTTGATATGTTATTGAACCTCTCATATACCAACCCAACCTATAACGTTCGTCTTTGATACGTTTTACATCGTTTTCGTAATCGTCTACTAAACTTAAGAGATCAGATTCCGAGAGTGTAAGAATTTGAGTCCGAAAAAATTTGAGTAATCCAATTCTACTTTTGATTCATACTCATGATTACATTCTTCATTTGCACACTGTGCAGTCATTTTAGGAACACGCCAACGATTGCTTAGTTCAAATACACTGTCTTTTAAATTATTATAAAAAACAGCGTCATTTTGAATAATAAATTGTGTTATATTTTCAATATTAGTTTCTGCTTCTGTATTGTTAGAAATAGATTTAACATATGAAATAGCAACACGCAAATTTAAGTCGTTAATTTTATTGTATATGTCTTGTGTTGCTTTATTTTTATCATCATCAGACATTTCTGTTTGTTGAGCAATTTGTAAAAGTTGCCGTTCGTAAGTGTAGTTTTCGATACTAAAATCTGTCATTTGCTTATATGTCAAAGGCTTAAGATTAAATGTTAGATCGTCTATAGAAAAGCTATGATCAACTGGAAAAGTTTCATAAGTTTGAATCATGTTGGTTAAACTTAGGTTGTTTTCTGTTCTTTCTGCACATTTAGGGCATTGTGTTGATACAGCCATATCGTCGCCGTAGGTAGCAATTCTTATTGCAATTAAAATAAAATCAATATCAAAGCCTACTAGCTTCCACGGTTCTTTAATTGTAGGAATACAACTCTGTATAACTTGTGCTGTAGCTTCGCCTCCGAACAATGCATCAGGAGTTTTAAACATAATTTCGTCCATTGCATTCATTCCAAATACAGGAATTTGCACATACTGTTCATCTTCTACAATAGACGCATCATAGTATTTTCCTTTACTAGGTAAATCTATAAAAAGTTTAGGTTGTCTTTGATAATTTTGAAGAAAACTACTCATATTATAATCTCGCTAAATACATTGTACAAGTATTTATAATAAATTAAGTACGTATATTTTAATTTGGAATACAAATGTCAGCAACAGAAGAAGTAAATCTATCTCCCGAAAGCATAGAAGCCCTTGCAAAATCATTAAGGCAGCAAGGATCAACCCTATCCCAGCCTAGGGCGTCCTCTGACAAATCTTCTTTAAAATTTGGACAAAAGACAAAAGAATTAGAAGGTGCTTTTGGCGACCTTACAGGATTTGTTAGTCGTGCAGGCGGATCTGTAAGCGATTTTACAGGAAATGTTAATAGATTAGCAAAAGAAGTGCCTGCTATAGGCGGTATCCTTGGATTGTTTGGCGATTCTGTGCAAGGCGTAGTTGGATACTTAGACAACACAAACGCTACCTTTCAAGCTTTGTCTAAAGTAGGTGCAGGGTTTAATGGAGACCTAGGTGCATTAAGATCTGCTGCTGCTAATACAAGAATGCCTTTAGAAGCATTTGCAGATCTAGTTGGTAAAAATAGTGATTCCTTGGCAGGGTTAGGCACAGGTGTAAACAACGGCGCTAAAAGATTTGCAGAATTATCTCGTGCAATGTTCGAAGACGGTCAAGTTATCCGAGGAATGATGAACCTAGGATATACTATAGAACAAGCAAACGAGTTCTTGCTAGATAATGCAAACCTTCTAAGACGTCAACAAATGCTTGAAGGAATGGGGCCAGATCAAGTTGCTCAAGCTACTCTAAATATGGCTGAAAATCTTGCTTATATGGCAGAAATTACAGGCGAAAGTGCAGACCAGCAACGCCAAAGCCTTGTAGACGCACAACGTGATGGTAGAAATATAGCTGCACTGAGACGCTTAGAAGCTCAAGGCCTTGAAGGAATCCAGGGAGGATTTGACGAAGCATTTGCAGGTCTAGCTCCTGCTGGTCAGCAGGCTCAAGCATTTTTTCAAGACATGATACAATCTGGTGCTCCTATGAGTGACCTTACTAAGAATTTTGCTGCAATGAATCCTCAAGTAGCTGAACAAATTAGGCAAATGGCAGCTGTGTTAAAAAGCGAAGAAGATGCAGAAACCAAGCGAATAAGACTTAGAGAACAAGCTGACAGAGCTGTGCAAGTTTCTGCATCTGAATATGTAAGTGCAACTAATACTGCGGCAGCTTCTTTAGGTCAAGTAAGTGGTGTAGGACAAACTGTAGCCGACAATCTTGCACAAACTGAAAATACTAGACTAGGCATAGAACAAATGCGAGCGCAAATGGCTCGCGAAAGAGCAGAAGCATCTGGACAAAAATATACAGGCGGGTTTGGAGACGTCACCGAAGCCGAAGCTGCTAGAAGATTCCAAGCCGAAGCAAGAGATCGAGTTGGTGCTCAAAGAGGAGGAGAAGCAGAAGGGCAAGCAATATCTAGAGAAATAAACATAGCAACCGTTGCACTAGCTGATAGTGCTGCCGGCATCAATCAAGAAATTGGAAGAAATCTAAGTGCTAATACTGAATTACAGAACTCTGCTGCCGAAGGGCTGAAGGCGATAAGTTCAATAGCTATAGGCGCAGGCGAAATAGGTAAAGGTATAGTCGAAGGAGTAACGCCTGGAGAAGTAGATCCAGAAATTGCTGAACTAAGTCCATTTACAAGTTTATTTAAACCTTTAATTACTACTAATGCCTTGCGTACAGAAATTGTAAATTTACCTGATATTTTAAATGGTTTAGGTTTTAATTCTGATCAAGTTGCAAGTGCATTAGACAAAGCTAGAGTGCAACGAGACGGAGCAAGAGCTCTAGGCGGTCCAGTCAACACAGGTAGATCTTACCTTGTAGGCGAAGAAGGTCCAGAAACATTTGTTCCAGGTGCAAATGGCGTAATTCTTCCTAATATGCAAGAAGAAATAGCATCTATGCAACAGGTTATAGAAAATAATATACCTAAAATGCAAACAGCTATGCAAAGTGAATCAGCATCTATGCAACAGGTGATAGAAAATAATATACCTAAAATGCAAACAGCTATGCAAAGTGAATCAGCATCTATGCAACAAGCAATGGGATCTATTATGCCTTCTATGAGAAGTGAATCTGTATCTATGCAAAGCTCTATGATGCAAATGGCCAACAACTTACGATCTAGACTAGAAAATATGCCCGAAAATAATACTAGCAACGATCTTACTAACACAATTGAAGAATTGAAAAGCGCAATAAATGATGATCCTGCTATAAGCACCCAGCGCATGGAGCAATTACTTGACACTCTTAACCAAAGTATGTTACAATTAGTTTCAATAAATAACAATATGTCAAGAACAGGCAACAAAACTGTAGATGCACTAAGAGGTGCAAGCGGTAATCTATTACAAGGGGTAAGAGCTAGATGAGCTGGAAAAAGTACTTCACACCAGTACCTACAGGTGACAACCCTAGCGGCAATTACTCACCTATAAACGGATCGAGAAACGGAACACAAGCTGGTCCTGCACGATCAAACTATTCTAGTTATCTTCCAGACGTGTATGTAGGTTCGCCTAATCGTGTTGAACGCTACGGGCAGTATAACACAATGGATCAAGATTCAGAAGTTAATGCAGCACTTGATATCCTTGCTGAATTTTGTACACAAAAAAACAAAAGAAATAATACAAATTTTGATTTTGAGTTTAATAAAAGTGCAACAAACACAGAAGTACAAATTTTAGGACAATACCTTAAGCAATGGGTAAAACTGCAACAATTTGACACACGTATGTTTCGTGTTTTTCGTAATACATTTAAGTATGGCGATCAATTTTTTCTTAGAGATCCTGAAACTAAAAAATTATTTTACGTAGACCCAGCAAAAGTCACACGTATAATTGTAAACGAAAGCGAAGGAAAAACTCCTGAGCAATATGTAATAAAAGATATTAATCTTAATTTTAAAGATCTAGTAGCAACTAGTCCGCATATTACAAATGGTAATATTCAATCTCCAAATGTACCAGGTGGCCAAGGATATTTTACTGGCGGTGCACAAGGTATGGTAGGGAACTCCCCTGTACAAAATGGAAATAGATTTACTATTGAAGAAGGCGAAATTGCTATTGCTGCGGAGCATGTTATGCATCTCAGTTTAAGCGAAGGATTAGACAACAATTTTCCGTTTGGAAATAGTTTATTAGAAACTATTTTTAAAGTTTACAAACAAAAAGAATTGCTTGAAGACGCGATTATTATCTATCGTGTGCAGAGAGCTCCAGAAAGAAGAGTATTCTATGTTGATGTGGGCAATATGCCAAGTCACTTGGCGATGCAATTTGTTGAACGTGTCAAGACGGAAATACATCAAAGACGTATCCCATCGCAGACAGGCGGAGGCACAAATGTCATAGACAGTTCTTACAATCCGCTGTCAATCAACGAAGACTACTTCTTCCCACAAACTGCTGAAGGTCGTGGATCAAAAGTTGAAACACTACCGGGCGGAACTAACCTAGGAGAAATTGATGATCTTAGATACTTTACTAATAAGCTTGTACGCGGCTTACGAATCCCGAGTTCATATTTGCCTACCGGCGCTGATGACGGAGCAACTAGCTATAACGACGGTAGAGTAGGCACAGCTTATATTCAAGAGCTACGTTTTAACACTTATTGCGAACGTCTACAAGGCCTAGTAGTAGAACAGTTTAATCAAGAATTTAAACGTTTCTTATTAGAAAAAGGTGTAAACATTGATACTAACATGTTTGACCTCAAGTTTATGCCGCCACAGAATTTTGCAAGCTATCGTCAAGCAGAACTAGACAACAGTCGCGTTCCGACATTTACACAAATGAGTGCTATACCTTACATGTCTAATAGATTTGCGCTTAAAAGATTCCTTGGACTAAGCGACGAAGAAGTTGCAGAAAATGAACGTCTATGGCGTGAAGAAAATGACGAAACACTAGATCAACCATCAACTGATGCAGCAGGTGAAATGCGCTCCGCAGGCATTAGTAGTGCAGGTATTAGTGCAGACTTAGATGGAGCAGAAGACTTAGCTCCTATTGAAGGAGAAGCAGAAACAGGACCTGAAGCAACTCCACCTGATACTGTCACAGGACAAGAACCAGCACCGACTGGCGCAACAACTGATCAAACGATATAAATACTAACATGATACTGAGAGAACTTTTTTATTACGACAAAGAAACTATTGAGCCGATCGAAGACGATCGCTACGATCCTCAGTATGACGATAGTATTGTTGACTTAGACGATACTCGCAAAACAAGACTTACTCTACGCCAAATAAACCGTGCAAGGAAAGCAAGTGAGCTACATACAAATGAAAAGTCAAAAGAACTAGACTTTGTAAGACAAATGTATGGAATAGCAGCTCAAGCAGCAGCCGGCGGAGTATAATGGCTAAAATTGATAAATCTCAATATTCTAAATCTCAGTGGAAAATTATTAAAGAACAAAGGCGTAGACAAAAAGAAGAAAAACGTCTGAATAAAGATCCTGAACAAAAAATAGAATTTATTGCTGCTCCTACAAAGAATATAGGATTAGAAAAAAAGAACACAGCCTTTGTTCTTGGCAATGGAACTAGTAGATCACCTATAAATCCGGAAAATTTAACACAATTTGGAAATACATACGGTTGCAATGCTCTATATAGAACATTTAACCCTGACTATCTAGTTGCTGTTGATACTAAAATGATATTAGAAATAAACAAGTCCGGATATCAAAAAAAACACGAAGTATGGACCAATCCAAACAAAGCATACCAACGCATGCAAGGATTCAATTATTTCAATCCTTCAAAAGGTTGGAGCAGTGGTCCTACAGCATTATGGCTAGCAAGTCAGCATGGATATAAAACAATTTACATTTTAGGATTTGATTATCAAGGTCTAGAAAATGGAAAGCGTTTTAATAACATGTATGCTGATACACCTAACTATAAAAAGTCATTAGATGGTGCTACTTTTTTTGGAAATTGGTTGCGTCAAACTAAAAGTGTTATTCAAGAACATAAACAAACTCACTACATTAGAGTTATAGCACCTGATAATTATCAGCCTGACGAACTAAATAAATTTGACAACTTTAATACAATAACAGTAGAAAATTTTCAAAGAATTTTCGACTTTTCTGGCAACTGTTAAAAAATACGCCGTTTTTGGCCTATTTCTACGTACTTTTCTCGCAGTATGTTAAATACAACTGACAGCCTTACCATAGGTATAACATTTATAGGAGAAAAGTAATGGCAACACGCAATAAGTTTGAAGAAATGCTTGAGCGCCTAGTCAACGAAGATCGTGACGGTGCGGAAGAGCTATTCCACGAGATCGTGGTTGAAAAATCACGTGACATTTATGAATCACTATTAGAAGCAGATTTAGAAGACGAAGAAGTTGACGAAGCTTCTGACGAAGAAGTAGATGAGTCAGATGATGAAGAAGTTGACGAATCAAAAGATGAAGATGAAGACGAAGACGAAGAAATGTCTGAAGACTTCGATCTAGACGAGTTTGAAGTAGAAGCAGATCCGATGGACATGATGGGCGGTGACCCAGCAGACGACATGATGGGTGCTATGGAGCCAGAGATGGGCGACGAAGACGGTATGGACATGGACGGCGATGACGAAGATCTAGACGACCGTGTTGAAGACCTAGAAGATGCACTACAAGATCTAAAAGCTGAATTTGAAAAAATGATGGCCGGTGACGACGAAGGCGAAGAAGACGAAGACGGCGACATGGATATGGGCGGAGACGACATGGACATGGACGACGAAGGCGAAGATGATGACAACGAAATGGAATCATTTGAAGACAACGTCGAAGAAGGCAAAAAGAAAATGAAAAAATCTAACGCAGAAGAAATGCGTGAGTATGTAGAAAAAGTCAATGCTAAAATGGGCGACAATGGTGCAAACACAAAGTCAACTGTAGCTGGTAAAAACGATATGGGCGGAACAGCGTCTAATATTACAGCAGGCGGTGACGGCGGAACAGGCGGCACACAAGGTGGTCTAGCTGCTCCAAATACTAAAGAAGATTCACACGGGAACGTAAATGTACCTGGTGGAAAGGCTTCAAAATCAATGAAGTCACAACCTGGCCACGGCGCTGAGAAAAAGGGCAAGCCAGAGACTGCTGACAAAAGCGCAGGATCACCACTAAACGGTGCTCCAAAAAGAGCAAAGTAAGCAGTATAAAGAGGAAAGTTTGAATGAACAACTTTTTAAGAGAGCATTTGACATTTGATGCTGCAAGGATTGTAGTTGAGAATGCCAACGAAGGAAAAGACTTGTATATGAAAGGTATTTGTATACAAGGCGGAGTACGCAACGCTAACCAGCGTGTGTACCCTGTAAATGAAATTGGCAGGGCTGTCAAAACTCTCAACGATCAAATTAGCGGAGGTTATAGTGTTCTCGGCGAAGTTGATCATCCAGATGGACTTAATGTTAACCTAGATAGAGTATCGCACATGATTACAGAAATGTGGATGGACGATGCTAATGGTTATGGAAAGATGAAAATCCTACCTACACCGATGGGCACCTTAGTTAAAACAATGCTTGAAAGCGGAGTTAAGCTAGGTGTTTCATCGCGTGGTAGCGGAAATGTATCAGAAGACGGCAGTAATACTGTCTCTGATTTTGAAATTATCACCGTGGACGTAGTGGCTCAGCCTAGCGCCCCTGGTGCATATCCTACACCAATTTACGAACACTTAATGAATGCTCGTGGAGGATACAAGGCATACGAATTAGCACAGGCAACAAAAGAAGACCCTAAGGCACAAAAATATTTAAAAGAATCGCTGATTAATATAATCAGTCGACTCCAATAAAAAGGAGAACACTATGTTGGATGCACTAAAAACACTTTTCGAGAACGATGTTGTTTCAGAAGATGTTCGTGCGGAAATTGAAGAGGCTTGGAATGCAAAAATCCTCGAGAATAAGCAAGCTGTCACAGCTGAGCTTCGCGAAGAATTTGCACAAAAGTACGAGCACGATAAGTCAACTATGGTTGAAGCTATCGATGCTATGCTTTCAGAGCGTCTTGCAGAAGAAATTGCAGAATTTGCAGATGATAGAAAGCAACTTGCAGAAGCAAAGGCAAAGTATGCCATTGCAATGCGTGAAAATGCTGATCTAATGAAGCGTTTTGTTGCAGAGTCTCTTGCAAAAGAAATTTCAGAACTACACGAAGATCAAAAAGCAATTGCTGACAAGTTTGGCATGCTAGAGAACTTTGTTGTAGATGCACTAGCTAAAGAAATTGCTGAGTTCCACGAAGATAAAAAAGATCTTGCAGAAACAAAAGTTAAACTTGTTAAAGAAGCAAAATCAAAATTCGCAGAGGTTAAAAAATCCTTTGTCGAAACAAGTGCTAACAAGGTATCAGATATTGTCAGTAAGACACTCACAAGTGAAATTACTGCACTTAAAGAAGATATCGAAGAAGCACGTAGAAACGACTTCGGTCGCAAGCTATTCGAAGCATTTGCGAACGAATATTCAACTAGCCACTTAAATGAGAAATCAGAAACTGCTAAACTAATGAAAGTTGTTGCTCTAAAAGACAAGCAACTTACAGAAGCAAAAGCAGAAGCGGCTAAGAAAAAACAACTTGCAGAAAGCAAAGATGCAGAAATTGGTAAAATGAAAGCATTAGCAGAACGCAAAGAAGTTATGAGTAATCTTGTAAGTCCTCTAAGCAAGGACCAAAAAGAAATCATGACAGATTTACTTGAATCGGTTCAAACAAACAGACTACAGTCTGCGTTTGATAAGTATCTACCATCAGTTATCGATGGTAAGACACCGGCAAAGAAGGCAGTATTATCAGAGGCAAAAGAAGTAACAGGCAACCGTGACACACAGTCACAAACTAACGTTAGTAGAACAGCAGACGAACACAATGTCGTTGACATTAAACGTCTAGCTGGATTATAAAAGGAGATAATTATGTCAGAACTACTAGAAAGTCGCTGGCAGGACACCAAAACAGCTCTACTTGAAGGCCTACAAGGCACAAAGAAATCTGTTATGGCAACTACTCTAGAGAATACTCGCTCGTATCTCGCAGAGACTGCTACAGCTGGTGCTACCTCTGCCGGTAATATCGCAACACTTAACCGTGTTATTCTTCCAGTTATTCGTCGTGTAATGCCAACAGTCATTGCAAACGAGCTTGTAGGTGTTCAGCCTATGACTGGTCCTGTGGGTCAAATCCACACATTACGTGTTCGTTATTCGGACACAGCTGGCTCAGACGCAAGCGGCGCAGTAGCAGGCGAAGAGGCTCTAAGCCCATTCAAGATTGCAGAAGCATACTCGGGTAATGCTACAACTGCTAAAGCTGATGCAACAGCAGCACTAGAAGGTGCAGCTGGAAACAGACTAAGCATTCAAATCTTGAAGCAAACAGTTGAAGCTAAGACTCGTAAACTAAGCGCACGTTGGACTTTTGAGTCTGCACAAGACGCTCAGTCGCAGCACGGCATCGACGTAGAAGCAGAAATCATGGCAGCACTTGCTCAAGAGATTACTGCTGAAATCGACCAAGAAGTACTTGCTTCACTATTCACACTAGCTGGTGCAACTGATACATACGATCAGGCAGCAGTAAGTGGTACTGCAACATTCGTTGGCGACGAGCATGCTGCTCTAGCAGTTCTTATGAACCGCGCAGCAAACCGTATCGCACAGCGTACACGTCGTGGTGCTGGTAATTGGGCAGTTGTTTCACCAACAGTGTTAACAATCCTACAGTCAGCAACTACTTCAGCGTTTGCACGTACAACAGAAGGTACATTCGAAGCACCAACTAACACTAAGATGGTTGGTACATTGAACAATGCAATGAAAGTGTATGTAAACACATATGCATCTGATGACAACATTCTTGTTGGGTACAAAGGTACTTCAGAATCAGACGCAGCAGCGTTCTACTGCCCATACATTCCATTGATGAGCAGTGGTGTTGTACTAGATCCATCAACATTTGAGCCAGTCGTATCATTCATGACACGTTATGGTTATGTTGAGCTATCAAACACAGCATCGTCACTAGGTAATGCAGCTGACTACCTAGACGAGATCACAGTTACAACTGGGAACTTGTCATTCAGCTAAGTTTAACTTAGAACGACAACAAGAAAAAGGCCCTACGGGGCCTTTTTTTATGACTTTTTTAAAAAAAGTGGTTGACATTTGTTGCAGTGATGTTATTATTATTACTGTAGCAAGACGTTGTTACAAGGGTTGGCGCTAATAATCCTGTTTCTAGAGAGGATAAGCGCACTTGTTAGGGGTAGTGCCCGGCGTAGACTTAGGAGACTAGGAGTACGCACACTGTCATACTAGACAGAGCAAGGTTCTAAGTGTTAACGATGAAAGGTATCTAGGCGCTTAGTTGGAGGTAAACCCAAGTCCTTCACCCACTTTTTTATAAAGCCCGATGCTTAACTGTGTCGGGCTTTTTTCTCTTTTGATAAATACATATGTCAGATAGTGTGCCGCGAGGCGGACTTATGCTGTACCCACAGCGTAGCAGCTAGAACCTGCATCGGACTTCTTAAAAAGGAGAAAACAAATGGGAAGACCACTAGGTAAAAAGAACTTCGGTCCACTAGGATCAACAACAAGCACATCAGGATACCCTGATACAGGAGACGGCCGTAATATCCACGGATTTGATACTACATCTGCAAGCACAGATCGTCAAAAAGGATATAACATTCCAGTGTACAAAGCTAAAGTTTCAAGCACAGCAGCGGTAGATGTGCAAGATGATGGACCAAACAGTTGCTATATTTTACAACAAAAAGGTGCTCGTAGATTCAAAGTATATTCAGAAGCTAACGGCGTAGGAGTATGTAAACTTGTGGATGATGACGGGTCGTCGGGCATTGGTAATAACGAAATGGTACTACGTGGATTTGTAGGAACTGATTCAGGAACTCAAGTCTTTGTAAAGAAAATTTCAGGACGTAAGATTACAGGGTTCGACGACAACCAGTATACTTGGTATGTTGATAACGACTCTGCTGAAAACGTGCTTATTCTTACAGCAATCTAATAAGGGTAATCAATGTCAAGAGTAGTTAGAGTAAAAGACGGCAATTATAAAATTGTAGTGGACAATCCATCAGATGCTTCTGGAGGATTGATTACACTTGACACTACTGGAGGCTATACTACCGACAGAGGAAAAGTAGTGATAACCGGAGACTTAGAAGTTAAAGGTATCACTACTACTGTTGAATCTACCGTCACTACAATCGCAGATAATATTATTACACTTAATGAAGGCCAGACTGGAGATGGTATCAGTGCAGCATTGGGATTTCAAGCAGGAATTGGAATAGACAGAGGAAGTTTATCAGAAGCAAGATTATTGTTTGACGAAAGTGTTCCTTATGTCACAGGAGGTTCTAGCGGCAACGGAAGTTTTGTATTTGAAAATGCAGCAGGTCAATTATTACCAGTCAGTGTTAACAGTATAAACGCTCAGGGAACACTTTATATAACTACTCCAGGTAGTGCTATAAATGTTGCAGGAACAACAGACTACGAAGAAAATGTTTTTAATTACTCTGCAGGTAGTATTGTTGCGCCGGCTGTATTAAATAATGACTTTATACCTAATGCAAAAGGTGTAGTAGACTATGTAGATTTTGCTTTATCTACGAATTTGCAAGATGCAATTGAAGAAGGCGACACACGACTAGCAACTGAAGATGATAGCGAAACTAGTGTTGAGAGTACAATAGTCGCTACAGTAGACGGATCGATTATTGCTAATTTCTATTCAAACAGACTAGAAGTTGCAAATATAAAAGTCCAAAATAACGAAATTAGTACAGTCAACAGTAATGAAGACTTGATTTTAAAATCTCCTGGAACTGGAACTGTTAAGATAAACGATAACTTGGAGATTTCTGAAACACCAAATGACGATGATGCATTTATTGATCCAAATGCACCGACCGAAGGAGTAAAAATTTATTCCAAAACTCAAGCAGAAGGCGGCAGCGGGATTTATTTTGTAAATAAAAGTAATACATCAGACGAATTAATAAGTAGAAATAGATCACTAATTTTTAGCATGCTATTCTAAGAGGAAAACAAATGGCAATAGTAAATCAAAGACTTACAACCACACAATTAGATATTATAACTGTGCCTGCAGATACGCAATATGCAATTACAAATATACTTGTTTGTAATACATACGACCCGGGTGCAGTTGATGCAGCATCGCACGATGCAATATTTGATTTACACTTAATTCCTAACGGTCAAGCATTGTCTAATACAAGAACATGCGTAGTTAGACAACTGACATTACCTGCAGGAGAAACTTTTACATTTGACACAGAGCGTGTTGTTTTAGATGCAGGTGATGTTGTGGCTTTTGTTGCAGAGCCTGATGTAGGCGGTAGTAATACAGATTTGGCAGCAACCATTAGCTATTTGGAAGTTTAATGAGATTATTAAAAGCGCAAAATACTAATCTACGTAATATTTACGGAAAGGGCGTTAAGTATGATGTTAACGACCAGGTAGTTGTAGATAGTACTAATGTTATGCTTGTACCAAAAGGTACAGAAGCGCAGCGTCCTGACAATCCTACAAACGGTCATATACGCTACAATACAACTGCTAACGAATTTGAATTTTATCAAGATGGAGCCTGGCGCAAAGGTCGTTATAAAGAACCAAGGACTATTGTACAACAAAATCTTGGCTCAGGCGATGCTGTTGAAACACTATTTGGACCTTTAGATAACGGCGATACAGATTACCCTAGTCCACAAAACAGCGGCGGATCTACAGACATACTTGTATTTGTAGAAAATGTATTTCAAATTTTTGGTACAAACTATACACTAACACAAAATCCTGGTAATAGATTAGAAGTAATTAATATTATTAGTGTAGGCACAACAACTGTAATAGAATTATCAGGATCTCACGGATTAAGCGCCGGAGATCAAGTGTATGTTAGTGGTGTTGAATCTAGTACTGATGATAATTTAGAAAACTTGAATACTGATGATTCTAGCTCACCAGGAAGTCATGGAGTTGTAAGCGCACCAACTGCTACACGTTTAGAATTAGCCGTAGACACATCAGGTGCAAATATTGGAAACTATGTTTCTAGCACTGGGTTTATTCTAGAAGTAGGTTCAAGCACCGGACCATATTTACCAGGTTGGTATCTATCTTTTACGTCGCCGGTTGATCTTGATAAGCCTGTAACAGTCCTACATAATTTCAACAAATAAAGCTATAAATACTGTGTCAAGGAGACTTTAATGGCACAAGTAGGTAGAATATCTGGTCCTTTATTAAACGCTAATTTAGAAAGAAACGGAATTGATCTAGCGTTTCGAAACACGCAAGATGACACACAACTTTTATTTCTAGATGTTAACACCGGATTAATCGGAGTCAACAAAAGCGATCCTGGAAATACAGCAGATATTTCTGGCACAACTAAAACTATTAATTTAATCGCAAGCACTAGTGCAAATATTTCAGATTTTTCTATTGATACAAATAATATTAATAATCTCACAGGAGATATAAATCTTAATGCAAGTGAAATAATTAGTCTTAGCAATTTTCAAACAGATAATATTAGTATTACTGATAATACTATTTCTACTTATAGATCTAATAGTAATTTAGATTTACAAACAAATGGTACAGGAATACTTGATGTACATAATAATGTAAACATAGCCGGAAGTTTGCATGCTACAGGAAATATTACTTTTGACGGAAGTATAATTTTAGGTGATGCTTTAGCACAAGATACTGTAATCATAAACTCTGATGTCAATAGTAGTATTATACCTGATCAAAACAACACATATTCTTTAGGAACTCCTTCTAAAAGATGGAAAGATTTGTATTCTGTATTTTTAAACGGTCAAAGCATTACAACTGCTAGTGTTGCAGTAGGACCGGTCTTCCTATCTAGTAGGCAAGGAAATATAATTTATGTAGCTGAAAACGGCAACGATTCTAATGTAGGTGATCATCCAAATGGTCCTTTTAAAACTTTAAAACGTGCTTTAGATTTTGCAGATGCAAGTACAAGTGGGCCAGTCACAATCTATGTATACGCTGGCGGATACGAAGAAGAACTTCCACTAGTTGTTCCTACTAATGTTAATATTGTAGGGGAAGATTACAGGAATACGTTTATACGTCCAACGAGTGCAGATCAGTCAAAAGATATTTTCCACCTAAATGGTGAAAGTACAGTTCAAAATCTTACTATTACTGATTTTTATTATGACAGCGGAAATGATACCGGGTACGCCTTCCGTTTTGCACCTAATACTGTAGTCACAACACGTTCTCCATATATACAAAATGTCACAGTTATCACCAAAGGCACTACAACTAGTGCAAGTGATCCTAGGGGGTTTGCTAGCGGCGACGCAGGTAAAGGTGCTTTGGTAGATGGTGCTGATGTTTTAAGCGCAAGCGAAGAAGCAAGTATGTTGTTTCATAGTGTGACCTTTATCACACCCGGAGTGGACGGCCTTACAATGACCAATGGTGTTAGGGTAGAATGGCTTAACAGTTTTACATATTTTGCGAATAGAGGTTTATATGCATTCGACGGAGTTACTGGTCATTTAAGTACTGATGGCAGTACTGTAAAGTATGGTGCAGAAATACGCTCTATTGGTAGTGCAAACGTGTACGGTAATTATGGCGCAGTAGCAGATGGCTCTGATTGTTTAATGTACTTAATACAACACAACATGGCCTATATAGGCGCCGGCAAGTTTGTAGATAATGACCCAAGTAGAGTTATACAGAGCCAAGAAGTGTCAGAACTTAATTCTGGTAGAATATATTTCCAAACAGAAGATCATTTAGGCAATTTTAGAGTAGGCAACAATTTTTTAGTTGATCAGGAATCAGGAGAAACAAGCTTAGTTTTAACCGAAGCGGATATTGATTCGTTAGGCGGCATGACCGTGACTACAAACGGCAGTACAACATTTATTGACGGCACAAGAGTAGAAACAGGAAATATTCGTTTTAGAGAAAACACTATCCGTAGTCTGTCTGGAAATATTGAAATAGACAGTGCGGCTGGAAATATAAATTTTACATCTAGCACTAATATTTTAAAAGATCTTGATATTACAGGAAATCTCAGTTTTGATGGCACACTGAATACTATAGGTGATCAGTCAACGGATACAGTAGACTTTAATGTAGATTTTGATCAGGATCTTGTACCAAATCAAACTCTCCAATTTGATCTAGGAAGCCCAACAAAAGTTTGGAATATAGTACACGGAAGTCAAGCAAACTTAGGTGACGTACAATTATTTGATAATGTAATTACTACTAATGATTCAAATGCAGACCTTGAATTTCGCGCAAACGGTACCGGACGTATATATTTTGAAGATGAAAATTTAAATATTACTAACAATCTTCAAGTTCAAACCACTACTTTTATAAACAATCTTTCTACAAATGATTTAACAACTGCAGGTGCTATTGCACTTAATAATAATTTTTCTACTACAAATTTAACAATAACCCAAAATCTAAACGTAGCTCAAATTGCGCAATTTGAAGAAATAAAAATCGATGATAATTATATAACCACTACAACTTCTAATACAGATTTTGAATTACGTGCTTCAGGTACTGGAAATATACTTGTTCCTACAGAAGATTTAGTATTAACAAATAACTTTGATACACAAGGAACAGTTTATTCCAGTGATTGGATAAGTGCAACACAAGTAGAAGCAGTAAATTTTGATAATAGTACAGTGCGCACTCAGACAAACATAATAGAAACTCATATATCAAACGCTGATCTTGACATACGTGCAACAGGAAATGTACTTTTTAGTAATGATGTGAATATTACACAAAATTTAACTACTTCTAATAATATCTCTGGAGAAAATCTAACCTCTGACTCTATCACAGTTGGCGCGATTAATATCACAGATAGCTTTGCAATGGAAGATATGACCAGTAGTACTGATATTCAAATATTTGATAATGTAATTACAACCACTAATTCTAATTCAAATCTTGAACTCCGCGGAGCCGGTGCTGGAAGTATATATTTAGAGATTCTTGAATTTACAAACAATACTATAGGTAGTAAAACAACTCCGGATAGTTCGCTTACAGACATTGTATTAGATGTTGAAGATCAATTAATTATTGATAGTACTAAAGCATTAAAATTACCAATTGGACCTGACGATACACTCACCCAATCTCAAATACGGTTGAATACTGATAAAAATTTATTTCAAGGATATGCTACATCAAATATATTTTTTAACGGTGTTTACTCAGATAATAGCTTAACTAATTTAAGAGCCCACCCAACAAATGATACATTATTATTAGATATTGCAAATATACAAGTAGGAAATTTTGATAGCGACGGCATTAATATACACGGTTTACAGGTTGATGATATACTTATAGACGGCCTTGGTATAAGCACAACAGTTTCAAATTCTGATCTTGAATTAAGACCAGACGGATCTGGCGGTGTTATAATTGACAACATTAAAGTTTCTGGTAGCACCATTCAAAATACAGCAACCGACGAGCCCCTAGTTTTTAGTAGTACAGACGACGGTTATTATCAGTTTGACGGCGACGGTGCCGTCAAAATACCTACAGGCTCAAACAGCAATAGACCTGCATCACCAATCCTTGGTCAAACTCGTGTGAATACAGATTCAGGAGAAATGGAAACTTGGATTGGTGATCAATGGCAAACATCAGCTGGAGCATTTGAAGCTGTAAGTGAAGCCGAAATGGACGATATAAGTCTAATTCAAACTTTAATTTACGGGTAATAAGCACCTTTTCTTTAAAACACATAAATACTACTAATGCAGTACAGCGACCATTGTATTGCAGGGTCAAACTGTGGTTAGCCAGCAAAGAGCGCAAGCTGAAAATTTAGGCTAGAGGGACAGGATCCCCGTGTTGAGGAGAAGAGATGGCTGTAGGTCGCATATCAGGTCCGCTCTTGAAGTCTAACTTGATCCGTAATGGGATTGATTTAGCCTTTGAGACTGATCTATTATATCTAGATGTAAATAACCAGCGCATCGGCGTCAAAACAAATGCGCCTCAACACGAATTAGACGTAATCGGAACCACTAGAACTACAAATCTTATTGTAGACACAGAAGCTGATATTGCTGATATTAACATAGTTGGCAATACAATTAGCACACCTAATCGATTCCTAAACTTAGGAACACTAGACACTGTTGTATATCAAAATCGTGCAAGAATAGATAGCATTGATATTGAAGGCAACATTATCAGCACTAATGATTCAAATGCCAATTTAGAACTACGACCCAACGGAACAGGCACAGTAGAAGTTGCTGCATCTATGAACGTAGACGGTAATATACATGCTACTGGAAATATCACAGCAGACGGCAATATTACAATTGGTGATGCTGATACAGACAACGTCACATTCAATGCAGAAGTAGCAAGCAATATTATACCGGATACAACTAGCACATATACCTTAGGAAGTGACCCATTAAGCGGCGGAAAACAGTGGTCTGATGTTTGGGTAGATAACTTTGTAGCAGGATCAATTAGTTCTACTGCATTAGTAGTTGACGGAGTTGATCTAGTGCTTCGTCAAGGAAATATTTTTTATGTTGCCGAAAATGGTAGCGACACAAATACAGGAACACACCAGCAAGATCCTGTAGGTACTATCAAATACGCACTAAGTTTAGCAACAGCAGGAGATACTGTTCACATTTATCCCGGTGTTTACACAGAAGAATTTCCGCTAACTGTACCAGTTGGAGTCACTCTAAAAGGTACAAGTTTAAGAAGTGTCACAATACAACCTACTACAGAAACACGCTATAATGATGCAATACTTGTAAATGGTGAAAGCACTGTAGAAGATGTTACTATTAAAGGCTTCTACAGCGGCGGGAATTATTTTGATATTACTGAAGTTGTTGATGCAAACACTATCAAAGTTAACATAGGTACAGCACCACAAGCACATACATACGTAAGTGGCGGAACTGTTGACTTTAGTGACAGCACTGCACCGATCGATATAAACAATGCAACTTATGATAACACTACTGGTGTGCTAACAATAGATTTAGATGCAGCACACGATAGCTATGTAGGTCATAGTGTATTTGTGTCAAATCTAACATTTAGCTGTAGTAATGGAAATAAAGTATACCCTAACAACGGATATGCTTTCCGTTTCGCAACAGACTTTGAAGTCACTACACGTTCTCCTTATATTAGAAATGTTACAGTAATTACAGCAGGTAGCACAACTACAGCAGAAGATCCAAGAGGATTTAATTCAGGTGACGCAGGTAAAGGAGCATACATAGACGGTTCATATGCTACAGCAAATTCTAAAGAAGCAAGTATGCTGTTCCATAGTGTCACATTTATTGTACCTGGTGTAGATGGTGTTGTAGCTACAAACGGTGTACGTATTGAATGGCTAAACAGCTTTACGTATTTTGCAAATAGAAGTTTGTATGCGTATAATAGTAATTTAGGTTTAAAAAGTGCAGGACAAACGCATATACGTTTAGGCGGAACTAGCGGAACATTTACTGAAGGTGCAACAGTTACATTTACATCAACTGATAGCTCAACTGTTGTTACAGGAACTATTGCAGCAGTTGATGGAGATGTAATCAGTATCGCAGGCAAGTTCGATGATTTAGACGGTTTTGATACTACTCCACAAAGTATAAGTGACGGCACAGAAACAGCCACAGAAATACTCAACATAGACAAACGCGACTTCGGCGCTGAAATGCGCATGATCGGCTCTGCATCTGTTTACGGAAATTTTGGATTAGTAGGCGACGGCGACGGCGTGATTGTATATGCTATAGGACAAAATTTAGCATATATCGGAAATGGTAAAGAAGTCACAAATGACGCAGCTACAGTTATACAAGAAAATGAAGTAGTAGAATCTAATAGTGCAAAAATACGCTATAACAGTGTTGACCACAAAGGTGATTTTAGAGTAGGTGATTTATTCTATGTAAATCAAGATGACGGAACTGTAAACTTTGTTGCAAGTGCTCTAAACATAGACCTAACTACTGGTGCAACATTTACCACAGGCGGCGATACTACATTTGTAAGCGGCGAAAGAATAGATACTGGTAATCTTAGAATAAGTGGTAATACTATAGAAAGCTTGTCAGGAGACGTAAACTTTACTGCAAGTAGTGACATAATCAATCTTAATAATAATGTCAATATCACAGGTGATCTTGATGTCACAGGAAATGTGACTATTGGGGGTAATATTACTGTAGGTAATGACCCTAGTGATACAATACAAATTGTTGCAGGTATAGACAGTGACTTATTACCTAGTTTAACTTCAACATATAATCTTGGTAGTGCATCAAAAACTTGGAGTAATATATATGTTAATGAAGCAGACATTGACGGCATAAAAATTACACAAAATTACATTACAACAACAGATTCAAACGCTGATTTGGATTTACGAGCAAACGGCTCAGGCAACGTTGTTGTGCCTAGTAACGATGTACAAATAGATCAAGATCTTAATGTTGATGGAACCGCAACTCTTGCTAATACAAATATTACAGGTACAGTGACACTTGTAGGAGATTTTGACCAGACAGGAGACACAAGTGTGTCTGGCGATGTCACAGTAGAACAGGACATTAATGTAGGTGCTTCTGCACAGTTTGAAGAAATACTAGTAGACGATAATTTTATCACTACTACATCCTCAAATACTGATCTTGAACTACGAGCAAATGGCACAGGTAAAATACTGATACCGACTAACGATTTTACAGTAAACAATGACTTTACAGTAAACGGAGCAACTACTACAGTTGATATAATTAGTACAGGTTTGATAACAGCAGACAGTTTTACAAATAACACTGTATTAATTGACAACAATGTTGTAGAAACAATAACAGCAGATACAGATCTAATATTACGTGCGAACGGGTCTGGTGTAGTAAATGTACCAAGTAATGATGTTCAAATGTCTCAAAATTTAGAAGTCACAGGAAACATAACCGTTGGTAATAATGTAAATATAACCGGTACGTTGACTGTAAATGATATAGAAAGTGCTGGTACTATTCAAGCGAATAACTTTACGACTGGCGATATCCTGATAGATGATAATTTTATTACAACAACAATTTCTAATTCTGATCTAGAACTACGTGCAGCAGGAACCGGATCTATTGTTATTGACGATTTTTCGATAAAAGACAGTACTATTACAACCACAGGTGATATGACATTATCACCTGGTACAGGATTAGTTAATATAGATAGTACAGGAGCACTCAAATTACCTGTAGGGGGTACAGGAGATCGACCAAGCGCAAATGCAGGACAAATTAGATTTAACAGTGACACTGCACAATTTGAAGGATACGACGGCACTAATTGGATACGGCTAAATGGATTACAAGATTTAGACGGAAATACTCGTATTACGGCAGAACTTACTCCCGGAGCAAATGACAACGTCATAAGATTTTATATTGACGGAGTAGCAGTAGCAGATATAGATTCGTCTAGATTTAATGCGAATAGAGTAACCGTAGATGACATTGAAGTAGATGGTAATGTGATAAGTACTACTACAACAAACACTGATTTGCAATTATCTGCACAAGGGACTGGAAGAGTTGTTTTTGAGAATTTTGGATTTAAAGACAATACTATAACTAATACTGTAGAAGATGCTATTACTACTTTCACAACGACTGGTGATGGTTATGTAAACATAGACGGAACTTATGGAGTAGTTTTACCAGTTGGGGGTAATGTCACTAGACCAACAGGTGTTACAGGAATGATACGTTTCAATACTGATGATGCAAGGGTTGAATTATTTGACGGGACTAATTGGGTTTCTGTTGCTGGAGCATCAGGTGGTATCAGCTTCCAAGATGCAGAAGATATAGCAATTGAAAAAGTTTTAATATTTGGATAGAAAATGGCAACACTATTAAAAAATACAGTAATAAAAAATTGTGGTACAGTACCTGTGTTAATTTACGAAACACTACCGACAACCAGAGTCACAATACTTGGTTTAAGTTTTACAAATCTAACAAATCAGTTTGTTTACGTAGATGTGTTAGTTGAAGACGATACTAGTGTTAGCGGCTACTATCTAAAAGATAGTATTTTACCAGCAGGAACTAGTTTGAGAGCAGTGAGTACAGGTGAAAAACTAGTACTTGCACCTAGTAATAGATTGCTTGTAAGGTCGAGTGTAGATGATGCAGTTGACGTAGTAGTAAGCTATGTGGAGATAACATAATGACATATTATATAGGAACAAGTCCTACTGACGTAATCAACGGTTTTATTAAAAGATATATGTATGGTATGCGTAGAAATGACGACGGTGAACTTTTTTTAGTAAAAATAGATCAGTTATCAGGAGGCGACGAAAATATTGCTGTAATAAACGATATTGGTGTAGCAGCAGAAAACTATCTTGATTTTGAAGAAGGTATTAATTACCTGGCAGGAATTAACGAAGATCACGAAATTGTAAACGACAATTTACGTTATCCGCAATTTAGATGGGATAACAGAAGTTTAACATATTTTATAGACCCTAGTGACGGCCAGTTTATTCAGAGATTATCAGAAACATACACATATCCAACAAATATATCATCTCCTGCATACGGTGACGGACCAGACACAGATGTAATTACAACATATAGCCAACCAAACGAAGGATACTAAAATGTCAGAATTTAGTTTAGATAAATTTAAATATAGATGGCGAGGTGAGTGGACAGCCGCAGCAAGTTATAGAAGAGATGACATTATTCGTGTTAACGGAAAAAGTTATGTTTGTTTGATAGCACACGTTGCAGATAGTGCATTTCGTAATGATCTAAATGCTATATTACCAGGGTCTAATCCTCCGCAACCGCAACCTCGTTGGGTAGTAATGACTAGCGGTAGATCTTTCCTCGGTGATTGGATAACTTCTGTAAATTATAATTTAGGTGATATAGTGCTTTATAACGGTCATCTATATCTTTGTACCGCTAGTCATTCTTCTACATCCTTTGTCACTGATTATTCTAATTGGACTGTGTTTGCTGCAAGTATCGATTATCTAGGAGATTGGAATACTAGCATAGATTACGCTCCTGGTGCAATTGTAAAATATAACGGCTATGTATACGAATGTATAACTGCACACAATTCAGGATCGTTATTAGAGGATAATATTAGCGACTGGCGAGAATTTTATGAAGGCGTAGACTATAAAGGAGCTTGGACTTCTAGTACTGCTTATAGAAAAAACGATAGAGTAAAATATGGCGGAAGTATTTTTGTATGTAATACAACACATACTTCTACAAGTTCTTTTAGTACAACAAATTTTACATTGGAATTTCCAGGATATCAACACGAAAAAGATTGGTCAAGTTCAGAAACATATCAAGTTGGTGATGTTGTAAGATACGGCGGATATTTATATTATGCAAATTTAACTAATAGTAATCAATTACCATCAACCTCAGCTGAACAAGAAGATAGTGAAACCGTCGTGACTACTACATATACTGTCACAGTTGAGGACGGAGGAAGCGGAGATGTTTATCTTATAGACGATACACAAACACCAAATCTAACATTTGTGCCTAATGGAATTTATATATTTAATCAGGATTCTGCAACCAATGACGGTTATCCGCTAGATTTAAGCACGACACAAGATGGAATATTAGGTGACGGCACTGCTTATAGTACCGGAGTCACATACTTTCTAGATGGAGTTCAAGTAGCGAATCGAGCTGCATATGTAGCAGGATTTGACGCAGCATCACAGCGAGAACTAAGAATCGCTATTAATACAGGTACACCCGAAACACTTTATTATGCAAGTGAAAATCAAACTGGTATAGCAGGAGCATCGTCTATTACGGTACAAATACCTATTATATATTGGTCTTTATTATCAAAAACATATAACTTTAGATCTAGTAGATTAGTGCAAAAGACTGTGACAGTAGGTACGGATACAGTTAATGGACTTGCGACTGGCGTATTTTATATAGACGGTGTCGAAAAACCTACACTGGATCTAGTAAAAGGATCAACTTACATTTTTGATCAATCTGATGCTACAAATAGTAGCTTTGGAGGAACATATCATCCATTTATGTTTAGTACAATAAGTGATGGTAGAAATAATGACGTTATTAGTCATTATTCTACAGGAGTTGTTTATAAATTAGACGGTGTCGCTGTATCTATGAATGATTATATGAACGGGTTCGAAGCAGCTTCTACACGCACAGTTGAAATAACCGTTGACTTTGGTGCGCCGGCTACCCTGTATTATTTTGGTCATAACGGTCTTAATCAGGGGAATTCATTAAGCATATACGCTACAAACGAATGGAATCTTGAAACAGAATATCGTCCAGGTGATATAATTCTTAGAGGCGGCAGACTTTATCAAGCACTTACTGATATAGATGAAAGCGCAAAAAACCTTACAAAAGTAATCACGGTAGGACTAGATAATGCATCAAATCAAAATGCAGGAGCATTTTATATAGACGGAGTAGAAAAACCACAGCTTGATCTAATCAAGGGAGCTACTTATATATTTGATCAATCTGATTCCTCTAACAACGAATATTCTCTTATAGGAGAGGATGATCCACTATATCATCCACTTAAATTTAGTACTAGTGAGGATGGAGATTTAGTGCTGGGTGGTACAGCTTACACAACTGGCGTAGTTTACAAATTAGACGGTCGTGAGTTAACTGTAGATCAATATATCACAGGATTTCAAAATGCTACAGTGCGTACAATAGAATTTTCAGTGCCACTTGACGCACCGGATACATTATATTACTATGGTCATTTCAATGCAAATCAAGGAAATCAACTTAACATTATAGTAGACGAAGGTACAGAAGTTGATACAGCTCAGTGGGAATTACTACTACCTGGAAATGTATTTTCGAGTCAGTGGCAATCTGGACAAAGGTATTCTGTAGGAGAAGTTGTAAGTTATCTAGGTACAGCCTATGTGTGTAATATCGAACATATTTCGTCAAATTTAAATTTTCCAGGAGATAACGGAAATACTTTTAATTTCTGGGATACACTCATACAAGCTGGCCAGCCAGGCGGAATGCTTCAAATTGGTGATTTATTATCATACGGTCTAAACAGAGAAAATGTAGGAGACGGCAGTACCGAAGGTTCGTTGCGCATACCTATTGGAACAGCAAATCAGAAACTTTCGGTAAGTGAAGAACTAGAAGTATTTTGGCGAGAAGTCACTAACGATGCCGAAGTAATCTATGTTTCTACAAAAGGAAGTGATATTACAGGAAATGGAACATTATACTCTCCATTCAAAACAATTAGACATGCATGCGAATATATAGAGGATAACATACCTGCTCTTACTCCGACAAAGGTATCAATTGCAACAGGAAGATATGAAGAAAATTGTCCTATTATTATACCTGCGGGTTGTGTAGTAATGGGCGACGAATTAAGATCTACAACAATAATTGCAAATAGTCCAAAAACCGAATACGACGGACATTATACTTACGTCTCGGCATATTTAGATTATGTTCTTACTTTCTTAAATAATTTACTTACTAATCAAGATGTAAGTGGCGGATATACAGGCGGTGTTGGCCAAAATAAAACTCTAGCATCTTCAAATCTAGATGGCACTAACGCAACAAGTGCTTTGATTACAGATTACAAAAACACAATAGAAGCTAGATTACTATCAGGCGGTAATAATCCTACTGTGACAGGATCCAACGAAGCAAACCCTGATCAAGATATTGCTAATGCAGGTGCTATTTTACAAGCAAATAGAGAATTTATATACAACGAAATCATAGGCTTTTTAGAAGATACATATCCGTCGATAACCTTTTACCCGGATAATATAAAAGCAGACGTATATTCTCTAATTAGAGCCTTTAATAGAGATTTAACCTTTAGCGGTAATTATGCAACTACTCTTGCAGGCAGAAGATTTGCAAGTCAGGTTCTAGGAAGTCAAATTGACGACATGTTCTATCTAAGAGACACTACAGGGTTAAGAAACTGTACTGTCGACGGATTGCGCGGTGGACTTAATCCTCCAGGTGTGTTTGCACAGTTCCAAAGACCAACAGGAGGAGCATATTGTTCTTTAGATCCAGGTTGGGGACCAGCAGACGAAAGAACATGGATCAACAATCGTTCTCCGTACATACAAGGTGTGACAACTCTAGGAACCGCAGCCATAGGACAAAAAATCGACGGCAATCTACACAATGGCGGTAATAAATCTATGACTTCAAACGATTTTACGCAAGTTATTAGTGATGGAATTGGCGCTTGGGTTTTGAATAATGGAAGGGCAGAACTTGTATCTGTGTTTACATATTATGCGCAAGTTGGATACTTAGCAGAAGACGGCGGAATTATTCGCGCTACAAACGGAAACAACTCGTACGGACAGTTTGGTAGTATTGCCGAAGGTAATGACCCTACAGAAACTCCACAAACTATATCAGTCTTTAATAGAAACAATGAAGCTCAAGTAGTAGAAGCCTTTGCTGGCGGCCCAACTGATAAAATCTTTGCTTTAGAATACAGTCATACGGGAGAAAATTATACTACAGCAACCGCAGAAATTACAGGAGCAGGTGCAGATGCTAATGTGTTGTTTACTGATTTTAGAGACGGAGCGTTATTCCAGGCAAGACTTGTAAACTCTTCTGGATCTGGGTCAGAAGGCGGATCAAATTATCTGGTAAAACAAAATTCCGCACAAACTACCACAAGTGCAGAAGATAGAATAATTTTAAATACAAATGAAACCACACAGTTCTTAAGTGAAATTGATGGTATGCGAATATTAATTGTTGCCGGCGATGGCATAGGACAATATGGTATAGTTAACGGATACGATCAAGCTTCAAAAGTTTGTGATGTAATTAAAGAGTCTGACGGTACACCAGGATGGGATCACATACTTCCGGGTACTCCGATAGAGTCAGAGCTAGATAGTACTGCTGTTTATAGAATTGAGCCTAGGTTAACAACCAATCACCCAGGATTTACTACTACATTAAGAAACTTACCAAGTAATCGTACATATTCAGATGCGGCATTTGGCGGCATTACAGAAACATTTACCGGTATAGATCTAAACACAGGCACAGGCGAAACGTTTGACGGAGAAGCTGTTGCTGCAACAGTGACGGTAGTACAGAATAGTGGCATATATACAGTCACTCTTACTGATCCTGGAGCAGGCTATGCAATAAATGATACATTCACTATACTAGGCACAGAGTTAGGGGGCGCAACACCCGATAATGATCTAGTGCTTACTGTGACAGATGTATCAGACGATAGTACAAATAGCATACAAACATTCAGTCAAAGCGGAACAGGAAGAGAAGGAAGAATAGTTGCAGCCGCAGAACCAAATTATGCTCAATGGAGTGATGATGGTCAAAGTTGGTCAGAAACTAATTTACCTTTCAACGGTCCTTTTAGAAAAGTATTAAACGGAAATGGAAAATTTGTGATTGTTCCTGAAAGCGGAAATACTGTTGCGTGGTCTGAAACAGGAGCAACATGGACAACAAGAAGTTTACCAGTAGACGAAACCTGGATAGACGGTGTGTTCGGAGGCGGCAGATTTGTTGTACTAGCGCAAAGTCTAACAGGAAATTCTGTGGTATATAGTCCGAATGGGTTAACCTGGAGTTCAGCATCTTTACCAGCTGGAAGCGATTCTACAGTTGATCAATACCAAGCAATAGCACATGGCGCAGGTAAGTTTGTAGCGATTACAGGATCACAGACAAGAGATGTAGCTGTAAGCGACAATGGTGCGACTTGGACATTAAATTCGGGAGTTTTGCCAGCAGGAGATTACGATTGGGCGGGTATGGCATTTGGAAACAACAGATTCCTTGCTATTGCAAAAGACGGGTCAACGGCATATAGTTTAGATCATGGCGCTACTTGGTATACTGGGACTAATGCACCAGATGGAGTAAGTGTTTCAAGTCCAGACACAGATTTGACCTTCCATGATATTAAGTTTTCGCAAGGAGTATTTTTTGTGACAGCACAGGATTCTAACGGAGGATCTTTGTACGTAGCAACAACAGAAGATGGTCTTTATTGGTATGAAAGAACTTTAGGATCACCTGGAGTAAACAAAGTTGCAACATTTTCTAATTTTGATCATATTGGCCGTTGGCATGTATTTGCAAATGATGCAACAACAGGCGGCCTTAACGAAGTCTATACAGGCGCCCAAGCTAAATTAAGAGCTGACGTATTCCAAGGTTCGTTCCGAAATATAAAAATTTGGGATCCGGGTAGCGGATATAGTGACGACAACCCAATTACTATCACAGTGACAGACAATCAATTTATCACAGAAGTGGAAACCGATAACAGAATAGGTAATGGGGTACTAACGCAACCAGACTTTGTAAATAGAGGAACGGGTTATAGAACAAGCACATCTACTATTGAAATTTTAGGTGACGGATTTGCAGATATTGTCCCAGAAGCTAATACAGTGACAGTAACTGGAGTATCAGTTGTTCCTGGCCCAGGAGCACAGGTTAGATTCGACACTATTGACGATATTAACACCCTTGATCCCAACGACAAAAAATTATTTTCGGCTGTTGGTGTAGAGGATCTTGGTGAAGATGATACTGGAAACGGCACACGGTTAGTTAGATTTACTATTTCTCCTAGTTTGAAAAACGAAGACAATCTTGCGCATGACACTTCAGCAACACTTAGAACAAAATTTTCACAATGCAGAATATCAGGCCATGACTTTTTAGATATTGGCACAGGAAACTTTTTAGAAACAAATTATCCTGAAATATATGCAGGGGGTAATTTCTTTACCGCAGCTCCTGAAAACGAAGTCTTAGAAGTAGACGGTGGTAGAGTATTTTATACAAGTACTGACCAAGATGGTAATTTTAGAGCAGGAGAACTGTTTAGTGTAGATCAGGCGACAGGTATTGTCACTATCAGTGCTGAATTTTTTGACTTAGATGGCCTAAGTGAATTGGCACTAGGTGGTGTAAGACTCGGTGGATCAGGAACAGTTGTTAGCGAATTCAGTACTGACCCAACTTTTGCTGCGGATTCTAATAATGTTATTCCGACCCAGAGAGCTATTGCAACTTTTCTAGCAGATAGACTAAGTGTAGGCGGTTCCGATCTCGAAGCTGGAGGAATACAAGCAGGTCAAGTTCTCATCGGAACAGAAAATAATGTTATAGATAATGTATCTGACGGATATGTAAATATTCCAGTTGATGTTCAATTCTTTACTAGCGACGAGAACGGAAATATCACAGATATACAAGGGACTATTATTTCTCAAATGCTTTACTTTAGGACTTTCAATGATACCATACAATAATTTTAAAAATATAGATAATGATAAATATGTAAGCGGAGTAAAAAATGGCAGAATTTAAACTTGGTAGATTAAGATTTGTTTGGAAAAATCAATGGGTCACTGGTACAACCTATTTTCAAGACGATGTAGTAGCAGTTGGTGGAAAAATTTATATTTGTGTGATAGGTCACACTGCATCTGAAAGTTTCTATACAGATTTTGAAATTACACCTCCAAAATGGAATCTTGTAAGCGATGGCCAAAATTGGAGAGGTGATTGGAGAAACGATACAGAGTATTTTGTAGGTGATATTGCAAAATACGGGTCTTCTCTTTACATTGCAAATGAAAGACACACCTCAGGGTCAAATACAGGCACAGAAAACTATGTTGTCACTGTAAGAGATGATCCGAGTGTAAGCAACGGTATATTTAGAATTGACGGTGTTGCACACCCAGATTTACAAATGATGAGAGGTTGGACATACGTTTGGAATCAGGACGATGCAACTAATTTGTTTACTGGAGCAGGAGTAGCAAGGCATCCGATGGTTATGAGTACAACACAAGACGGTACACATAATGGCGGAACAATTTATACAGATGGTGTGTCCTATTTCTTAGATGGTGCAGAAGTAGATGATGCTGCGGCATATGATGCTGGATTTGCAGCAGCAACCACTAGACAAATGCGTATTACAGTCGCAGAAGATGCACCCGATACTCTATACTATTTTTGTTATCATCATGCAGGAATGAGCAGTACTGCTTCTGTAGAAGTTATTAGTAGAGGGCAAACGGATGATGCAAGTAAGTGGGACAATTTTACAGACGGATTAGATTGGAAAGGCAACTGGCACGAAGACTTTGTATATAGATTAAACGACTTTGTAAAATATGGCGGAAGCTCGTATGTATGTATTGATGAACACCAATCAGTTGCCTTAGGTTCAGGAGATGGATTAGAAACTGACATTTTAAAATGGGAAGCATTTAATGAAGGTTTTGATTACAAAGGCGATTGGGCAACTGGCACAAAATATAAGATTAATGACATTGTAAAATACGGACCGACAACATGGATAGCAACAGCATATCATACTGCATCGGCTGATTTTGAAACCGATATTGCAAATTGGAGTAAATTTTCTGAAGGTTTAGTATTTGAAAACCAGTGGAATATTGAAACAGAATATCAAGCGGGTGACATTGTTAGATATGGCGGAAACCAATATGTTTCAAAGACTAATCATACAGGATCAATTCCTCCAAGTTCCGCTGATGACTGGGATCTTTTTTCAGAAGGATTAAAGTTTTTAGGCCCATGGGGCGATGACTCAGCAGGGTTTGAATATGAGGTAGGACAGGTAGTTAGCCACGGTTCTTGGACTTATAGATGTATACAAGACCATCAAAATCAAGAACCACCAAATGCATTGTACTGGGAAAAAATATCTGAAGGCTTAAGATGGCGTGGCGAATGGTTAGACGATCAAGAATATTTACAGGGCGACGTCGCACGTTATGGAGATAACTCCTATATATGTATTCAACAGCATATTTCAGAAGGTGATGATTTTTCAACAGAAACAGAAACAGATCCAGGCGGCGGAGCAGAAAATTCTCGTCCTGATTTAGATACATCAGGAACATACTGGAACATTATTGCTGTAGGATCAGAACAAGGTGTTTTAACTACAACAGGAGATCTTGTATATTACAGTAGCGTAGGTCCAACAAGATTGCCTATAGGAACAAATGGTCAAATACTTACTGTAAGTGCAAGTGGCATTCCCGAATGGGCAACTTTAGGTACGTCTGATGATGTATATTATGTGGCAGAGCACGGTGTAGATGCACCTGCGCCAGAATATGGTATATCAATAGACAGACCTTTTAGAACTATTAGATATGCAACACAACAGATTGAAAGAGGAACAAAAGTTCCGTCAGCAGCTAGACTGTTAGAATTAAACAGACGTTTTATACAGCGTGAAATTGTAGAATGGACAGATTATCAAATTACAAACAATAATGCTCCATTTACAACTGCATTTGAATATGATAGTACAAAGTGCGAAAGAGACATGGGATTACTCATTGATGCATTTATTTGGGATCTTACTCACGGCGGAAACGTTAGAAGTAGAGAAGCAGCCCTTAAATATGTAAATGAACCAGGCCAATTTTATATTTTAGGACAAGAAGCAGAAACAGTAGCAAGTATACAATACGGCTTGACACTAATCGAAAATGTGCTCAAACAAGAAGCACCTGATGTAAATTATCAAACAACCAATGGAGATAATTCAACTGCTATCGTCGAACAATATTTTGAAACAGCCCTTGGAAATCAAGCAGATTTAGAATACGACAGCATTATTTCCGGTGGGGGTGCAACAACATTATCAACATCAACCGGGGCAGGTAGCGGAGGAGGCTATTAATGGCAACTATATTTGAAACAATTACGGAACTAAGCGGAATAGTAACAGACGCTATCACAGCCGGTGACGATACAAATGTTCCTGCAAGAGTAATAAGAAGTACATTAGTGAAAGTTTCTACAGGAAAATACTACGAAGTGCTGCCTATAATTGTACCTGCAGAATGTTGTATTATGGGAGACGAATTGCGTTCTGCTAATGTACAAGCGAGAACTGCTGCAAATAGTGCGCTTACTCCTGCGAAAGATTTTACTTACAGCTATCATGCACTAGACAGAGTAAAATCTGTTGTTGATGATATTGTTACTGGATCTGCTGTGACTCCTACAACCGGTAATACAGAAACACAAGATCAAAGCTGGCCTTATGCAGAAACTTCAGTGGTTGGACCATCTGTAGAAAAATTGGCCAGAACAATTAAAAGAAAATCAGATGCAAGTTTAGGTAATAAAGTTGAAGCTGACTTGCCAAGATACTACGAAAGTGGTGTTGTTGACACAAACGATGCTAGAGCTAGAGATTTAATTTTCATAAACAAAGAGTTTTTTCAAAACGAAACTATTGCTTATATTACAGAAAATTATCCTAACCTAAAGTACAGCAGAACCAAATGTAAACAAGATGTAGGATTTATTATTGATGCTCTACGATATGATTTAACATATGGTGGCAATTTCCAAAGTGTTATTGCAGGCGAAGCATACTACAATGGTAGAACTGGAACATTGCAAATAGATTCTAGTGAAAAAGCCGCAACTTTAGCAGCATATGGAAACTTAAAAGCATTATTACAAACTGTTGGAAGAAATATTACTGTAAATCCGGTATCGCAAACTGAAGCCACAGAGGGCGATGTAAGTACAATTCCATTTCCGCAAAGAGCAGGTGTAGGTGGCGATGCAAACTCTGCCACTAGAATTGGCAACTTGATGGACAATATTACAAGTATCATTAATAATGGCGTTGATACTGTAGCAACAGTATATCCTAGTTTGAGTAATGTTGACGGTGCATTAACTTCGGCAAGTGAATTACTCGAAACTGGATTGCCTACAATAAAAGAACAAACAATTGACTTTATAAGTAAAAACTTTGGTAGCTTTACGTATGATAGTGGTAAATGCCGTAGAGATTTAAGAAAAATTATTACAGATACTTCTTACGATGTTGCACTAGGAACAAACTTTAATGCTGTATACAATGGCATTGCATATCAAAGACCTATGTCTTATACTGTTATTAATGATCAAATTACACAAACTGTCGGTGCAATTAGATATGCAAGAGATCAATTAAAAATAAGTGTCACCACAGACGGATCGAGTGCTGTTGGTTCTTCAAATGCTAGTGATAGAATAGATACTGCCTACGACGAGATCGTCGATATTATAAGAAATGGCACATTTAGAACAGCAGCGCCAGGCGATGGAGATGCGGATGCGTTAACCTTCCCAGATCCTGGATCTGTGGTTCAAAATCGCAAAGATGCTAAAGATAATCTTGTTGCTAACAGAACATTTATTGTAGAAGACGTTATTGCATACATCAACAATACGTACAGCTTTGTATATGATGCAAACTTGTATAGAGCAAACATCGGATACTTTGTTGATGCTTTAACTTATGATATACTTTATCAAGGTACACAAGCAAGCACAAGAAATGTCGATGTTTACTTCTTAGATAATGCAGTTTATACAGAATATGCAGACTACACAACTGAAATAATAGCTGCATATAATCATTTAAAAACTGTAGTAAGAGCTGTGGTCACTGAAGACGGTACGTACACTAAACAATCAGGAAACGGCGAAACCCAAACCACACCAGGCACACCAGCAACTTCGACAGAAGCAGATGAGTTAGATAACAAAATTGACATCACTCGTAATGCTTTAACAGCTGGCAATACTGATAGTGTGCCTGCTATCACATTCCCAACAATTACAAATCAAGGTGCTGAATATCAAACAGCTCATAGCGATATTGCAAGTGATAGAGAAGATGTTATTGTCGACACAATACAGTATATTAACACTACATACAATGATTTTAATTATGATCAGGCAAAATGTCAAAGAGACATTGGCAAAATTGCACTTGCTGCACGTTATGACTGGATGCTCGGAACTAACTTTGCAAGTATAGTCGCAGCCTATAGCTATTTGAGAGAACCTAGTGCAAAAATACTTGGCAATCAAAAAACAGCAACAATAGCAGCTAACGAATTTGCTAGAACTCTTGCTGTTCAGAATGTAGGTGGGAATGCAACAGCAATTGCAGGGATAAACAGTACTTGGCAATGGGTAGAAGATATAATTTGGAGCGGAGCACCAGAAGGCGGAAATGATGCTGTAGAAGACGTAGAAGTCTATAATGCAATTAGACAACTAGAACTTAACAAAGAATTTATTGTAGACGAAGCATTATCATATGTAGACGAATATTTTAAAGCAATAGTGACTTCAACTGACCCTGCAACAAATTCATTAAGTATTGCATCAACTGATTGGCTCGAAGTAGGAATGCCTATCAAATTTGAAAATCCAGACGATAGTACTGATGCAGTTACAGATGCAGGATTTAGCACATCAACAACATACTATGTTCAAGATATATTAAGTGCTACAGCATTTACAATTTCTGCGTCACAATACAGTGTTGCAGGTGGCGGCTCTGATACTACCATTACTGATTATAGTGAAGGATACTATGTAGTAAAAGAATATGAGTATGATAGAGTACTATGTGCTAGAGATGTAAGAGAATACGTAGATGCAATTAAATATGATCTTACTTGGCCGCAAATGTGGAAGAGATCTTATACTGATAACATAACAATCTACTTACCTGGTAGTTATAGAACACAACTTGCTTCACGATACTATGTGAACAGTATTATTGGATCACAAGAAGAAGATATGTATTATCTACGCAATGGTACAGGACTACGACTACAAACACTAGACGGATTAAGAGGAGATCTTGGTCCTGCAAACGAATTTGGAACAAGTCGTCCTACAGCCGGAGCATATGCAAGTCTAGATCCAGGTTGGGGCCCAGATGACGAACGTGTATGGATTACTGCACGTTCGCCTTATGTACAAAATCTAACTACATTTGGTTTTGCTGCTACAGGACAACGTATTGACGGCGCTTTACATAATGGCGGTAATGACTCTATTGTAAGCAATGACTTTACACAGGTTATTAGTGACGGTATCGGTGCTCACATCCTTAACAACGGTAGAGCAGAACTTGTATCTGTGTTCACATACTACTCTCACATTGGCTATCTAGCAGAAACTGGCGGCAGAGTACGAGCAACTAATGGTAATAACTCGTATGGTACATTTGGTAGTGTAGCAGAAGGAGTCGATCCAGACGAAACTCCAGTCACAGCTATTGTTGATAACAAAACACAATATAATGCAACAATAGCAAGTGTGTTTACTGATACAAACGAGTTGCTTGGACTTGAATTTAGTCATGCAGGTAATGAATATACTGAAGCAGTAATTGATATCTTTGGAGCAGGAACCGCAGAAGAGTTAGTTGCAGATGAATTCCGTGATCAAGCATTGTTTGAAGGACGAATAATAGAAGTAGATGACTCAACGGGTAATCCAGATGCAACAGCTGGCGGAAGTGGATATCTTGTAGTCACAAACACTGCGCAAGCAGGAACTACATCGCAAGTCACCCTTGCAGCAACAGACGGAAATAGTTCTACAGCATATCCGGGAATGAAAGTATATATTACAGGCGGCGCAGGTGCAGGTAATTTTGGTATCATTGATACATATAATTCTGGATCAAAGATTGCTACTGTAATTAAGGAAACAGACGGCACAGCAGGTTGGGATCATGTAGTACCGGGTACAACAATTGTTGCTCCTAATTCTACATCAACTTATTTGATTGAGCCTAGAATTTCGTTTAGTAGCCCGACCAAAGCAAATACACAAGCAACAACACTGACATCAGATACTTGGAATGCAATGCATTACATGGAAACATCTGCAGAATATACAGGTGTTGCAACTACTTCGCAGGGCGACGGTACAGGTGCTACTTTTGATGTAATTAGAAACGGTTCTAAGTATTATCTTACACTAAATGCTGCTGGACAAGATTATACACGACTGGATACACTTACTATAGCAGGAACTAGCGTTGGCGGCGCAACGCCAGCTAATGACATTGTCATAACTGTATCTACTATAAACGCTAATACAGGTGCTGTTGTAGATTTTGACTTCACAGGATTAGGCAGTAAGGGTAAGTTTATTGCAATACCCGATGCAGGTACAGCAGCTGAATCAAGTGTAGATGGCACCGATTTTGATACAAGTGTGACACTTGCTACTAGTGCCACAGCATGGACAAATATTACAAGTGCATTAATCGATGACGGATCCACAACATTAAATCCTAGCACTGCAATGGTAGTAGGATATGGTGCTACAAATAATCTGCTTGTCAATTATTCTTCAGATGGATCTAGTTGGACTGCAAATTCGCCTACACCTGCAATTACAGTTAGTGCAGTATCAAGCGTAGCAGCAGGACAAGTTAGTTCAAGTGTGACACGATTTGTTGTGATAGGAGATAATGATAGAGACGTTGCATATTCAGATAATGGCGGTCAAACATGGACTATAACATCAAATGCATTGCCATCCACAGGATATACTGCACTTACATACGGTAAAGGTATATTTGTTGCTGTCAAGAACGGCAGTCAGGAAATGGCTTATTCCGAAGATGGTATTACATGGACCCAAGAAGCAACAGGCATGCCAACTACAGCAGGTTGGTCAGATGTAGTCTGGGGCAATGGACGTTTTGTAGCAATTACTGACGATACAACAGGAATAGCATATAGCTTAGATGGCCAAAATTGGACAGCAGTATCTGGTGCCTTACCTGGTACAGTAGGTGCTAAGATTGCATACGGTCAAGGACAATTTGTGGTGACAACTGATGACACAAATCAAGTTGCATATTCCGAAGACGGAGTTTATTGGCCAAGTGGCGGATATACACTATCAGATACGTACACAGGCGGATTAAATGCAATCGCATTTGGCAATCCAGGACAAACGCCTAAGTTTGTAGCAATAGGCGCTGGCGCAACTACAGCCCATGTTGACATGAGAATAGGTGTAACTGCTAGAGCAAGAGTAGCTGTAGCAAATGAACAAATATTCGAAGTAAGAATAACAGAACCGGGACATGGATATACAAGTGCTCCTACAGATACTGTAACAGATCCTAATAACATTAATGATGTGCTTATAACTCCGCGCATAGGTAATGGTGCGATCGGTAATCCTACATTTGTAAACAGGGGTAGTGGATTTATTACAGCTACAGCAAGTATGGATACACAAAATTCAAACGGTGTTGCTGATTTCTTCCAAGACGGTACATTTATTGCTGTTAGACGGTTAAGTGATCGTCCTGTAAATGGATCAAATATAGAATTTGATAGTTTACCCGGGCAGTTCTTCAAACTTGTTAATACAGTTAGTTTTCTTGGAAGTAATGATGGAAGCTATACAGCATTTTTACAAATTACACCATCAATGGAAATCGAAGACACTCCACAAGATGGCGACGGTGTAACACTACGTATTAGATTCTCGCAAGTTCGATTAACAGGACACGACTTCTTAGATATCGGAACTGGTAATTTCACAGATACAAATTATCCAGGAGTGCCGATAAACGATCCAGATCAAACCAAAGAAACAACAGACTCAGATGGCGGTAGAGTATTCTTTACAGCTACAGACCAAGATGGTAATTTTAGGGTCGGTGATTTGTTTAGTGTTGAACAGGCAACTGGTGTAGCAACGTTGAACGCTGAAGCGTTTAATATTGCAGGACTCCAAGAACTTTCACTAGGTGAAGTCACGCTAGGTGGTAATAGTGCAAGTATCACAGAATTCAGTACAGATCCATTCTTTACTGCAAACAGTGACACTGTTGTGCCTACTCAACGTGCAATCAAAGCATATATTGAATCACAAATTGGTGGAGGCGGAGCCACTCTTAACGTAAACAGTGTGACAGCTGGGGACATCTTCCTAGGCACCAACACAATTACTACGGTAAGCGGTGAAACGATAAATATTAAAGCAAATGTTAATTTTACAGGTACTGTACTTGGATTACCATTAGCATACAATTACTTTTTAAGATAAAGCTACCGGAGAGGAAATAAAATGGCAACAGGTATATTAGGACAAGAAGCATTAACAGCAACAACAGACACTGTTGTGTATACTGTTCCTGCAGCAACATTTAGTGTAGTTACAATAAATGTGACAAATAGAAACGCAACATCACGCGATATTAGAATTGCGTTAGCAGCATCAGGTACTCCAAGTGATGAGGAATATATTGAATATGATACTGAATTACTAGGACACGGTACTGTTGAACGAGGCGGAGTTGTATTAGATGCAGGTAAAAACATAGTTGTTTATGCTAGTGGAACTGATGTAACAGCAGTTGTGTACGGTATAGAAACAGCAACATCATAAGGAAAACAAATGCGTAAAATTACAACAGGAATCGTAGGTGGACCAATATTAGGAACTTTGGCGTCCGTTGATAATACTTTCCAGTCACAGCCTAACGAAAACATTAATTTTAATCCTAGCGGTTCGGGTGTGACAGTTTCCTCTAATGACTTACAAATTGCAAATAATAACGGGTTGCTTTTAAGTGACAACGCCAGTAATTTTGTAACACTGCAAGCACCTGGAACTGTAAGTGCAGATTATACTTTAACCTTTCCTGCTGCTGATGGAGGCGCTGGCTCTGTATTGTCGACTGATGGAAATGGAAACTTATCTTTTATAACAAGCGGAATCACAGTAAGCGATCAAAATGCTGATTCGAGTACTTATTACCCGTCATTCACAGATTCAACTAGCGGATCTATTGCAGGACTGAATGTTAGCAGTTCGAAATTAACATATCAACCTAGCACTGGTACTTTATCCTGTAATGTATTAAGTGCTGTATCGCTAACTTTATCAGGAGGTCTTTCTGGAGTTCCTATTACAGGCGGATCAATTAACAATACTCCAATTGGTAGCACAACAAGAAATACCGGACAATTTACTACTATGACTGCAACTACAATTGTAGAGGATTCAAGTATCACACTAAAAGAAAATGTAAATCCTATCATCGATGCACTAGACATTATAACAAAACTTGACGGAGTCACTTACGATAGAAAAGACGGCTCAACAAAGAATGAAGCAGGATTAATTGCTGAAACGGTAAACGAAATCCTTCCTAATCTTGTATCCAAAGACAGTGACGGAAATCCAAAAGGAATAAACTATACAAAACTAAGTGCTTATCTAATCGAAGCAGTGAAAGAATTATCATCCGAAGTAAATAGACTTAAAAGCAGAGGTTATTAATGGCTACGCTACTGGACACTACAATTAATGATACAGGATCTGTATATCTGCCAAGAGGCACTACAGCTCAAAGACCATCCAGTCCAGTAAATGGCGATATGAGATTTAATACTGATTTGGGTTATGTTGAATTTTATTGGATGGGTTTTTGGATAAATGCCGAAACTAACAAAGACGGTATACCTATGAGAGGATTACAGTTGTTGTGTGATGTAGGCAATCCAGATAGCTGGGACGGCAGTACACTCACAGACATTAGCGGCAACAACAGAACTGTGACAATTTCAGGAACTGTAACAGAACAAACTTCAGGAACAGGTTCAAAATACCTTACTGGTGGACAAAGTGCAGGCAGAATTGATTTTGCTGTAGACATGAGCAGTGAGCCATACACTGTTATGACACTATGTGGATACAACGGCGGCACTAGAGGAAGAATTACTACTACAGGTCCAGGCGGAAACAACTGGTTGTTAGGCCACTGGAGCGATGGCGATGTGAGATACTTTGCAGAAGGTTGGGTAATTCAAAGTAGTTCAAGCGGTGGAGGCGCAGGTAATAATCAATGGGGTGTACACACAGGAACAGGTAGAACTAATTTTGAAGGCGGTTTAAGTGTAGACGAATGGCAATATTGGAAGAACGGTACTATGAGAGCGCAGTCAACAGGCGGATCTAACGGTCCAACAAATTTACGAGTCGGAGCACACACTAGTAATACAAGTGAACCAAGCGATTGGAAATGGCAGTTCCTTGCTGCGTGGGACAGAGTTCTTAATGAAAATGAAATTAGGGGACTATCATCAGCCCTTTTAGCAAGAGGAGGGTTCTAATGGCAACTTTAAAAAATACAGAAATAGACGATACAGGATTTTTAAGATTGCCGGTAGGTAATGATGCCGAGCGTCCAGCAGAAAATGCCGATAATATAGCAGGCATGAGGGTCAACAGTGACAGTGGTAAATTAGAGTATTGGAATGGTGTTGCTTGGGAATTAAGTTCTCTCGTATTTCCTTTTCGAACAATTATAACAACAGCATTCATGCAAGGCGGGTATAAAAGTAGTGCAGCGTGGAATAATTTGAATAAAACTATTGCTGCTACTGACACAACTACAAACTTAGGCGACTCTGCAATTGAGTCAGCATTCAACTATCAATGGGGAGCATGTTCTAAAGACTATTCATATGTGTTTGGTGCAGGCGGCGGCCATGCGGTTAGTTCTAACTATACTATTGCTTACAACATGCGTACTGAACAGCAAATGACAGACATAGATAGAAGTCTGCCAAGTAACAGATGGAGATTCGGTGGCATTTTTAGAGAACACTACGAAACTTGGATGTCGGGAGATAGTGATAGTAATATTAACAAATACAATTTAGTGACTAAAACAAGCAGCGGAAATATAGGACAAAATTATAGGTCAGGTTCAACATGGGGCATGAGCCACGAGGACTATGCGCTATTTTACGCTGCAAATACAGCAGAAACATTTGTATTTGCTACTGAAACAAAATCCAGTCGTGGCGGAACTACACCTTCCAATCACGATCAGCAAAAGTCTGTAAACTCAAAAGGTACGTATGCATGGGCAGGCAACGAAGGAAGTTATAGTGGCGGATCAAACTTCCGCAGAACCAATTGGTCAACAAATACAACTGACTCAGGTACAGTAGCAAAACCAGACGGCAACTGTGGCGAGGAAAACTTTACCATGGGACAAGATCACCAGTATATGCTTGGACAATATAATGGGCAACAAAACAACAGATCTTGGCGTTGGAATTATGCTACAGAAAGCGGATTCCAAGGTAGCTCTACAATGGAGCCAAAAGGCAAAGCAGGTTCAAGTTCTGGTGTATGTGCTTGGAGAGATTAGGATAATAATATGGCAACATTAAAAAACACTACTATTAACGGCACTGACTATTTAAGATTACCCAAAGGTACAACAGCCCAGCGTCCAGGTAATGATGCTGGCAGAATACGCTACAATACAGATAATAGTGTAGTCGAATATTATCAAGACGGCACGTACACTACTAGTGCAGGATGGTCTGAAATGACCATACCTTTTCTTACTAGAACAATTATAAATAATGGTTATATGCAAGGCGGCTACCAAAGCAGTGTAGCTTGGAACAATCTCAATAGAACAATCACCGCCACTGATACCACTTATAACCTAGGTGACGGAGCAATCGAAGCTGCATTTAACTATCAGTGGGGAGCATGTTCTAAAGATTACGCATATGTTTTTGGTGCTGGAGGTGGACATTCAGTTAGTTCAAATTATACAATTGCATTTAACATGAGAACTGAAACACAAGCTACTGACATTGATCGCAATTTGGCACTATCGAGACACAATTATGGAGGCGTTTTTAGAGAACATTATGAAACCTGGCTAAATGGTGAAAATACACTTGTTGAAGAATATAATTTGACAACCAAAACACTTACAGGTACTATCGGTGCAACTATGTACAGTGGTACTACATGGGGTATGAGCACCGAAACGTATGGCATAATGTACGAAGGAAATAATGGTATTACATTTAACTTTTCTACTAGAACAGCTTCGAACAGAGGCGGAACTGATCCAGCCAATCATCACCAACAAAAAGCTGTAAATTCCAAAGGACAATACGCTTGGGCTGGCAATGAAGGAACATACAGAGGCGGCAACAATTATCGTCGAACTAATTGGACAACAAATACAACTTCTGGCACTGTATCTAAACCTGTAGGGGACTCAGGCGAAGAAAACTATACCATGGGCCAAGATCATCAATATATGATTGGTATGTATAACGGACAGCAAAATAATATTTCACACAGATGGAATTACGTATCTGAAAGCGGCTTTAGAGGCGGTAGTTCAATGGAGCCAAAAGGGAAACCAGGAGCTAGTTCTGGTGTATGTTCTTGGAGAGATTGATACTCTTTCTGCCAATATAATATAATCATAAATTTTCAATTAATAAATATAATGTATGTTTTTTAAAGGAGACAACATGGAATCTAATATGCCTGACAGACTGTCACAATTTGCTAAAGAAACAGAAGTACATAAAAGCGAACTTCTAAGCGATGTTTCGCAACTATCGGAAAAAGAAGTAGCACTTTTGGATTATTCGCAAAATAAAGAGTGGGCAAATCCAAAATATAAAATGCGTTGGTTTGTAGGGGAAACTCAAATCACTCCCTTTAGCAAACTGCGTCAATGGTTGCTTGAATTAAAATCAAGGGAAGAAGCTATTGGAAAATTAGAATATGATATTGAAAAATGGCAAATTCAGATTGAAAGACACGAGCATCAAGCACAAAATGCAATTGACGATTTTGATCGTAGAGAGCATTTACTAGAAGCAAAAGAGCTTAACCGTACTCAAGTATTAACAAGAAGACGGTTGCTTAATTGGTATCTAGAAAGACAACAAATTTTAGATTTAATACAAGAATTTTTAAATTCAGACGAAGCATTATTGCCAGATGGTTCTGGCCGAACATATATGGATATTATGGATACTGACGCAGAGGATTATTACGAAGCAGAATATTGGACTAACAGACTTGCTAAACAAGCTGCTACCGATTTGTTGTTTTACGGAAGGGTCGGCACAGGAAATATGGATGCTATACTTAGTATGTCTCCTACCCAGCAAACAGAAACATTATCTCTAGCAATGAATTATGGTACGCAACTGCAACATATACAAAAAAATATACAAGCTAATATTGACGAAAAACTAGCGTTAGATAGTAATGCAGATACAGCATTTTTAACAAAGCCGCCAACAGAGGATTCCGATGCAGAATTGAAGTTATCAGTAAATGCTCCTAGTGCATCGGCTGTAGATCAAGGAAATATATTAAATGTATATAATACATCCGACGATAGCTGATAATGATCCTAGAATACCTAAAGGCAGTAAAGTAGTAGGCGATTATTGGCACTTTACTATGCGTTATATTCCAGACGGTGCATATATTGATTGGATAAATTATATTGAATTATCTGAAGAAGTTGCTAAATCTGCTGTGTTAACAAATGCATACAGAGATGTAGTTAGTGTAACTGAGCCAGTAAGTAAAGCAGAAGACATTGTGACAGCTTCTGGCGATGTAGAGTGGGAAAAATATGTTTATAGACTAACTGATAAAGATAAAGAAAACGTCACAGTGTTGATAAAATCAGCAATGAGATTGTATGCAAATGAAAATCTTACCGATAAAAAGATCCTAAAAAAATTACTTCAAAAAGTTGAAGCATGTTCTACCAAAGAAGAATGTGAACTTATTTTGCATAACTATTACAAAGTCACGGCATCGCCGGCTATGAACAAAACGCCTAGGGAACCTGAGTTCAATATAAAATGGCCAGGAAATGAAAAGTAATTATTTAAAAAACTCTTGCTTTTTTTAAAATAATCCGTTATACTAATAGAAACTACCGAAAAGTAAAATTATGAAAAAAATCTTTAGTATTCCATTAAATCCGAAACTTAGTCCAGATCAATATCAGGATTTTATAAAATTTGTTGTAGAGTATAAACATCTAATTTATGATATATATTTCACAAGCCGTATACCTCCCTTTAGCCAAGACGCAATGGGAGATACTTTTGTTTACGAAGAAGACTATAAGTATGCTATAGATGCAGCTTTACAAATACAGCATTATACGGGTATTCCTTTAAGTGCAACTTTTAACAATATTCAAGTACCTCCTACTCAAAAAAACTTAGACACTTTTATATATCATTTTAAACCATTATATGATGCCGGAGTACATACTGCTACTGTTCCTCATACACACTGGATGGCTACAGGGCAAATACAAAAAGCATTTCCTAAACTAAAAGTAAAAAATACAATCTTAAGAGAAGTACGAACCGCCGCAGAGATTGTAAATCTTGCCAAAGCCGGTTTCGACTACATAAATTTAGATAGAGATCTAATGCGAGACAGAGACACTTTGCTACGAATTAAAACTGCTAAAGAATGGGTAAAAGAAAATTTAGGCAAAGAAATACACATTAGTTTACTTGCAAATGAAGGATGTCTTGGCAACTGTCCAATGATGGTAGAGCACTTTGAATTTAATAACACTAGAGAAGGAAGTAGTCCGCAATATTTTAATGATCCTATTAGCAGAGTCAGCTGTCCTAAATGGGACGTACAAGACCCGGCAGTGCATTTAAAAAATGCTGATTTACCTCCGTGGAAAGAGGACTGGGAGGAATTTTTAAATGATCTTGGAATAGATGTGTTTAAAATGCATGGAAGAGAAGCAATTAGTAGACTATACGAAACAATGGAAATAATTCGTAAATGGGATAGAAACGAAACTCTTCTTAACGATAATTTTGCACCTTATTTACAAGAAACAAATTTAGTAGAAAAGCCAATTAACGTATGGCGAGAAAAAATTAAAAATTGTAAGTTTGATTGTTGGGAATGCCAGTACTGTGACAAAATATACGAAGTAAAATCAAAAATACAACATAGCGAATTAGTAAAACACGCAGCAGAGTGTATTGCTAATTCGGGTATACCTACTATAAATTTAGATATTCCGGGATTAACATCACCGAGAGTACAAACACTTTTAAATACTCTCGCTCAGGGTGTAGATACTTATATGGAAGTTGGAACTTATTTAGGTGCAACACTATGTGCGGTACTGAAAGATAATCCTATTCAAGCTGTAGCAATAGATCATTGGAGTGAAGGAATAGCATCGCAAAACGGTGAAGTTGCTGAAGATAACGATATTAATGTATTTTTTAAAAATTTAGAAAAACACAGAGGCGACTCTAATGTAGTCGTACTCAACCAAGATTTATTTAGTGTTGATGTGTCTCCTGCGCAAAACAGCATCAAAATGTTCTTTTATGATGGTCCTCACGATGAAACTAGTGTGGCTAAAGCAGTTGAACACTATTGGCCTGCACTTGCAAATGAAGCTATACTAGTTTTTGATGATGCAAACTGGCAGGGTGTTGTAGATGGTGCTAGACAGGGTATAAACAATTCAAACGGAATTGCTGTATACGAAAAAATGCTCCTCAACTCAGAAGAAAATAAAAACGAGTGGTGGAACGGATTATATGTAGTTGTGATACGAAAATGATAGAAAATTTTTTTAGTACTCCTATATATATGGGTAAAATAGAGACTAGTGACAGCATAGATAGAGAATTTATACATGCAATGTCTCATGCAGTATTTAAGAATGATTGGCAGCCGGATAACGACACGGCAAACACAACTTTTAGTCATGAGAATTCTACAGATATAATAAAAGAGTTCGATATGAAAATAATTGAAACTAAAATTATTAATCATGCAGGAAAATATTTAGACCAGTTGACTTATCCATACAAAAAGACTAGCACATATATTTTAGGTTCATGGTTGAATACCTTTACAAAAGATCAGGTAATTGGACTACATGAACATGGTTATCAGCCAAATATGTTCAGTGGTTGCTATTATTATAGAGCACCGAAAAATAGTGGAGATATACAATTTAAGAGCACTAATCCTTTTGTAGCTAGCTTTCCACATCATTCAAATAAGTACAGCAACTTACTTACTGTAGAACCTTTAGATGAAATGATATTGTTATTTCCTAGTTGGTTATTGCATAAAGTATTGCCTAATAAAAGCAATGACACAAGAATATCTTTAGCGTTTAACATTTATTTTGATTTTAAGGACTAATTATGTATCTAAAAAAAATTAAAAAAATTACAATTTTTGGCGGCGGAACAAGCGGATGGCTTACAGCAGCATATCTTATAAAAAACTTGAAAATACCAACAGAAATTGTTTTAATCGAAGATTCAGAACAAGGTCCTATCGGTGTAGGCGAAGGGACACAGCCTTTCACAACAAAATTTTTAAGCGAATGTGGTATACCCCCACATATGTGGATGAAAGATAGTAATGCATCATTTAAGTACGGAGTAGAGCTTATTGGATGGAATAATGAATCTTACTTTGTTGACAATGATAATCAAGATAATGGCATCATAGCACATAACTTTTACACAAGTGACTATTTTATAGACAAGCCATATAGTGAATTTGCAGATTGGCATCCTGCTTATAGGCTAGCAAAAAAGAATATATGTCAGAAATTTGACAGTTATTTAGATGTAAATCATAGAATGGGACCATCAGATTTTGGCGCAGTGCATTTTGGTGCGTACGATATTATAAAAACTATAAAGCATTTAATAGCAGACAAAATAACATATATTGATACTAAAATTACAGATGTTAAAGTAAATCAAGAAGGTATAGATTCGTTAATTGATGAAGATGCAAATACTTACCAGTCTGATTTATTCATAGACTGCACAGGATTTGCAAGTATATTGTTAGAACAAAAACTAAAAGTACCTTTTATAGATTATACAAAGTATTTGCCCAACGATAATGCTGTTGTTATTAGGACTCAGTTTACTAATCCACAAAAAGAATGTCATCCGTATACCAAAGCTACAGCTATGGATTCGGGTTGGATGTTCACGATTCCTACATACAAAAGTATCGGTAATGGTTATGTATATTCTTCTAAATTTATTGATGCAGAAAGTGCTGAACAAGAATTGAGACAAAAAATTGGAGAGTTTGTTGCTCCCGCAAGACATTTAAAAATGAAATGCGGATATCATAAAGAAATTGCTGTAAAAAATGTCTGCGCAGTAGGATTAAGTGCAGGATTTGTAGAACCTTTAGAAGCTACAGGTATAACATTTACAACTAGTGTTGTATCAGACATTGCAGGAGTCTTGAATACTAGTGGTAATATATGGGGCGAACAACAAAAATATGCTATAAACAACAATTTTGATTTTATGTCAAACGAGATTCTAGCATTTGTATGGGCTCATTATTATTTTTCAACAAAAGAAGATACAGATTTTTGGAAATCTTTTAGAACGCAATCTTTAGAAAATTTACCAGAAAGAGCAAGAGAAATACTAGAATTATTCTTGCCAGTGCCAAAAAGATTCTTTAATATTGCACCTAATTCAATGTTTAATGTAGTACAATGGTGGTGTGTATTGCATGCAGGCGGTGCATATAAGGATGTCGAATCACCGTTATCTGAAAAAGAAAAACAATATGCTGAATATTTTTTAGAATGCCATAGAAAACGCCTCGATCTTGCCGAAGGTATGTTCGAAAACCATTACGATTACTTAACAGATTGGTACAACACATGATTTCGTTATTTGAAGCTCATTTAGATGCAACACCTAATATCGGAACTGACAACGAAATTAAAGACTTACTAAAACAAATTTCTGAAATCAGACACGAACCAGGCGCACCAAGGAGCAATGACGGCTGTTGGAGATCAGGACATGTGTATAAAAACGTAGATTGGCTTCTCAAAGCAATTACTGATAAATGCTTTCGTGCTATTGAGTTATACAGCGAAAAAGATCATTTCTTTGCACAAGAGATGGAAACTTTAGGCAAACATAATTTAAAAATAAACTATTGGACAAACATCAATCAACCCCAATCAAGGAATGCAATGCATTCACACAAATCTGCAATTTTTTCAGGAGTATACTATATCCAAGGTACTGGTACAGGATCTTTACGTATAATCAATCCTGCTAATATTTTAGGGGACTGTTGTAATGCTTCGCCGTACACTAGAGATTTCAATTATTTGCCACAAGATAGAGATCTTGTTTTATGGCCTTCTTGGCTACCACACGAAGTTGAATACAACAATTCAGATATAGAACGAATTAATATAGCGTATGATGTGATAATATGAAAAAAATAGAATTTTATTCGACTGTTCCGGGACTTCCAGATTTATATCCTATTGTAAAAGCAAAGGATGCGATGCCAGCTTGGACAAAAATAGCTAGAGATTCCTATGTAAAGAAAAAGAATAGAACTTTAGGGTCAATGAGTCATATATATCAGTGTCCTGGTATATTCGATTTATTTAAGCACGGATTTGTTGTGCCAATGTGGCATGATGTTATTATAAGCACCAACGGCAATCCAGACGAGTTTACATGGACTGTGCCTTCGTCAGATCTCGCCAGTTTGACACCGGAAGTTAACATTGTAGAAAATCAATCTAACGGAGTCGGCACAGAAATGCCTATTAAGCCGTGGAGTCTTAATACATTTGTAAAAATAAATACACCATGGCACGTTGTTGCACCTAGAGGTGTAAAATTATTAATGTTGCCTATTGCATATCCAGATAATTTTGAATTTGAAAGTTCTATCGGTATTCTCAATCCTGGGTATAGTAATGAAATAAATATTCAATTATATTACAATGTTCAAAAAGGCGACGTGTTGATTAAAGCAGGCACACCATTGGCTCATATAATTCCATTATCTGAAAAAGATTATGATATAGTATGCAGAGAAATGAATAGTTTAGACAAATTTTGGTTAGACAAAAAGAAATATTTTAGAAGTGCAAATTTTACGTTTAAAAGAAATATAATACAAGATTTGTATTACAAACATTTTGGAGGATAAGCATGATTGAAGAATTACGGACACATGAGCTTGTGACCTATACAGTGAAGAAAAGAAAAGTTAAAGAAGGCGACGCCACAGCCCTTTACAAAAGCCAAAAAGATCGTGAAACATTAAGAAACTGGATACGTGCTTTGTTAAAAGAAAACGAAGTAATAATTTTTTATATAGACGAAGATGACGGGAAAGAAAAATTTGTAATTGGAACTACAAAAGGATTCAACGAAGATGTTATGAAAATTCCAGTTATAGAAGAGGACTGGTTAGGCGAAACAGTGCAAACATATCACCATGTTCCATTTGTTAGTGTTCCAGATAATACTCCTTATCATATTCATCTAGATGACATAACTAAATTTGTGTTAAAAAACGATAAAATTCAAGAGATATCAGACAAAACATTACTCTTTTAAGATTTATCTCAAAAATATAATGCTATAGCATTGAATAAATACAGTAGCAATATAAATGAGGATAAAGATGTCATCAGCACCTATAGTAGATAGAATAAGAATAATTCCAAGACCAAATGATTTTCTTGATAGAAATGTTGGATCTAGTGGTGAAGTATTCTTTGATTCAGAAACAAGTAGTTTAAGACTTTATAGTGGTAAGTTAGCTGGCGGTTTTGAAGTTCTTACTAATAATAGCCTATCGGGTATAGCAACCAAAACTTATAATGTTGTAATTAATGATACCGGTGCCGGCAACAAATACATCCTAAATGATGAAAACAATCCAGCACTAAGTTTTGTTATAGGTTATACCTACATTTTTAATCAAAATGATTCAACTAATGTATGGTATCCTAATGCCGTTGGTACTACAAATAATCAACATCCTTTAAATTTTAGTTCAGATAATGTTAACGGGGAACTTGGTGGCGGTACTGTTTACACTGATAGAGTAGTATATAAACTAGATAATAAAGTAGTGACCAAGCAAGGATACTGGGACGGGTTCGAAAGAGCAGAGCAACGTAGTGTTGCAATTACAATCACAGACCAGACACCGACTACACTATATTATTGGTGCCAAAATCATCTAGACATGGGAAATACTATTACTACCGCTGATCCTGGATCCGGATCCGGCGGAGCTAGTACTGACATTAGTGACTCTGCACCTAGCTCGCCAGAGGCAGGCAATATATGGTATAATAGTGCAAATGGGAGATTATACATATATGTGGTAGACGACGACAGCGGACAATGGGTGCAACCAAGTTCCCCTGTGCCTACAAGTTTGTTAGACCTAGGCATAAGTGATGGTACATCAGGACAGGTTTTAACAACAGATGGTTCAGGAAATTTTTCCTTTACAAATGCTAGCGGCGGATCTGGAAGCGTAGGAAATTTTACATTTAATACATCAACAATTACAACTGACGACAGTAGCGGAATATCTATAATTCCAAATGTGACGATGAACAGTGATTTAACAGTAGAAAATGATCTTACTGTAGATAATAATGCATACGCTACAAATTTTGTTTCAAATGGAATTGGATTACCGGAAATACAAAGCGCAAGCACATTAACACTCTCTGCACCAGACGGTGTGATTGTCCAAAACGGTCCGTTGAGATTGCCTAGCTTTACAACTACAGAAAAAAATGCACTTGCAGCGATAAACGGCGATATGGTTTATGATAGCACTTTAAACAAAGCACAAGTTTACGAAAACGGAGCATGGGCGAGCTTAGTCTAATGGAAAAAGAGTACGTTGTAGTAGTTCACAAAGGAATAGACTTAGAAGAGTTTGATGCAGAATTGTCAGCCTCATCAGGTAGTGGTCCTATCCCTAATCGAACTGTTGATATAGCTAATCCTAGAATTGGCTCGAAGCGTATGACACATTGGATGCTAACTGATCAAGAAGCTGTAGATTTACAAAACGATCCCAGAGTGTTAAGTGTAGAAATTCCTGTAGACCAAAGAACAGACATTGTAATAGGCAAGAGAGCCTTTCAAAACGCAAATTTTAACAAGCCTACTGTGCTTAATTCTCAGCAAGTAAATTGGGGTCTACGACGTTGTATAGAAGAAACTAATATCTACCGAAATAGTCTTGTTGCTAGCGGCGTATATCCATATGCTCTCGACGGCACAGGGGTTGATATAGTAGTTCAGGATAGTGGTTTACAGGTAGATCATCCTGATTTTAATGATTATAACGGAAATACACGAGTTAGACTTATAGATTGGTATAGCGCAAGTGGACTAATAGGCGGCCAAAGTATTAATCATGACAGAGATACAGATGGCCACGGGACGCATTGTGCAGGCATTGCAGCAGGACTTACATATGGGTGGGCTAAAGGGGCACATATATATGGTCAAAAATTAGCAGGACTTGAAGGCACAGGCGATAGTGGATCTGGCATACCGACTGCGGATGCATTTGATGCAATAAGGCTCTGGCATTTGAATAAAACAAATGGTAGACCTACAGTTGTAAATATGAGCTGGGGGTTTGCAAGTGTTAGATCAGATGATCCTACAGGCGGCACCTATAGAGGATCAAATTGGACTTATGGCGTGACTTATGCAAATGATATTGCATTATGGCAGGCAACGGGACTAGTAATCCCCCAAGATGGTGTTTCGAGATTTATACCTGCAAGAGTTGCAAGTGTTGATGCAGAAGTAGATGATATGATTGCTGCAGGAATACATGTTTGTATAGCGGCAGGTAATGACTTATTTAAAGGTGATAATCCTGGCGGCGACGATTATGATAATACTGTTGTTTACGGTGCTCAAACATACTTTTATCATAGAGGCAGTAGCCCATACAGTTCAGATGCTTTTATTGTTGGCAACAGTGACGACGATACTCAGCTAGACGGAAGTGAGTATAAAGATAAAACAGCAAATTCTACTAGTAGAGGTCCTAGACTAGACTTATTTGCACCGGGTACTAATATTATAAGCACATGCAGCACCAGTAGCATTTATTCTACTATTGATTATCCACAAGATACAAATTTTAAAATTGCAATGATTAATGGAACAAGTATGGCAGCTCCGCAAGCAGCAGGCGTAATAGCACAACATTTGCAAGTCAATCCAAATTTTACACCTACACAGATTAAAAACCGTGTCACAAGTGATGCAAAGTCTACTATGTTCACAACCGGATTAGATAATGATTACGCTGTTTTCGGAACAAGCTTATTAGGCGCACCAAATAAATTTTTATTTTCAAAGTATGGTGATCAACCTGTGCAAACACAAGGATCAAGTCAACTAAAAAATATAAACTTGAGATTACGGTAAATACAAAGAGAGGTTATAATGGCATTAAATTTTCCAGCTAGTCCTACTATAGGAGATACTTTTACAGACGGTACAACTACATGGCAGTGGGACGGATCTGCATGGAATATTAGTCAATCTGTTGCAGGAGTAAATGTTTTTACAAGATTTAATGCTGATACTGGGTTTACTGTAGCCGATGTTGCAGCTGATAGTTTAACTATTGCAGGTGGCAATAATATTACAACAGAAATAGTAGGCGATATTCTAACAATTAATGGTCAAGCCGGCGGCGGCTCACAAAATTTATTTTCAACTTTTTCAGCAGACAATGGATCAAGGACAGCACAAACAACTAATGATACTCTAATTGTTGCAGGTGGCAATAATGTCACTACTAGTATTGTTGATAATACTCTAACAATAAATGCAACAGGATCTACACAGGATACATTTGCAACTATTACAGCTGATCAGGGCGTAACTTCTGCAGACAGTGCTACTGATATTCTAACTATTTCAGGTGGAACAAATATATCTACTAGTATTGCTACTGATACTGATGAAGTCACTATAAATTTATCACCTTTCTCTATAGATTTTTTATCAGACGTTGACACAACAAGCAGTTCTCCTACTACAGGGCAGGTTCTAAAATGGAATGGATCAAATTGGGCGCCGGGTGCTGATGCTACGACAGGCGGCGCAGGCACAGATGCAGATACACTTGACGGGTTTGATAGTGCATATTATCTAGATTACAACAACCTATCAAACACTCCTTCAGTTGTTGCTCTTGATAGCTTTAGCATAGGAGTTGAAAATACTCCTAGCGGAAACGGTGCTATATCATACAACGACAGCACAGGAGAGTTTAAATTTACCCCGCCTACTGCTACAGGTATAGGAGCATTAACAACAGAAGCTAATGATCTTACTGCCGCAGTGGTTTGGGCGAATGTACCAGATGCAAATATAACCCAGTCTAGTGTGATACAGCATCAATCAGCATTATCTATAACAGAAAGCCAAATAAGTGATTTACAAAATTACATAACGGATTATACAGTCACCGCTTCGGACCTTAATTCTATTAGTATAGATGCTTTAAGTGATGTAGATACAACTACTGCATCACCCGCCGCAGATCAAGTTTTAGCATGGAATGGATCAAATTGGGTTCCAGCAGATCCTGCCACAGGAGGCGGTGGCGGAGATGCTAATCAAAATGCATTTAGTAATATTGCTGTAAACACTGTTCCTTCACAAACAACTATATCAGCTGATACAACAACAGATACATTAACTTTTGTTCCAGGTAATGGTATTAGTATGTTAACAGACGCTTCGACAGATACTATCACTATTTCTAGTAATATAGTTGCTGGCGCAGAAAGATTTAGAGATTTGACAGATGCAAATTCAGCAGGATTAACAATAGACAGTCAATTTGAACATGCAATTGTCACTTTGAGAACAACAGCAGTAGGATTTACAGCATACGAGTTCAATAGTCATTATTCAGGCCAAAATCCAACAATATATGCAATATCTGGTACAACTATTTGTTTTGATTTATCTCAAGCAGCAGGCCATCCTACAGAAATTCAAGATTCAGTAGGCAATCCGTTGCCAACTGGAGTTTTTCATGTAAGCGATAATGGAAATGTGACAGAACAAGTTGTAGACGGTGCAAGCCATGATCCTGACAGAGGACATCTGTATTGGAGAATTCCAGAATCCTTTAGCGGCACTTACAGATATGTGTGTACAGCACATGCTCCTATGGTAGGAGCTATCGTGGTTAAAAGATTAAGCTTAATTTAATAAGCTATTTAATTTTTCTCGTAAAAAAGACATTTCCATAACATTATCTCTTATGGTTCTTGGATCTATATTTCCATTATATTCCGAGCTATGGGCGTTATCTATAATATTACATTGATCAATAAACCTTATTAGTAGCTCATCATACTCTTTTTGCAAGAATGGATTTGTTATTTTCTTTGCACCTTGCTTAAATTTCTTTATATCTTTTTTAAATTGTCGACTTTGGCTAATTTTTAACATCAAAAGTGTGTCCTATCTAAAGTTATATACACATCATTCTCTACAATGCCACTATTAGATTCAGTAATACTTCCGTTTATGCTTGTACATTCAATAGAACAGGGTTTTAATGTTTCTACGTGAAAGACCGAACCTTCTTTTAGTTCTTGTTGATACATTTTACCGTCATCTGTATCTACCCATCTTATAACAAATACACCGTGATTAATAAACCATGTTTTTTCCATTGTTTTATTAAAATAGAACGGAGTTTTGCCTCCTTGTTTTTCAAAGAGCATAATTTTACAACCATGAGTACTGTAATTTGCCCAAATAATTTCTTTGCCCCAATCATTTTCAATAACTGTGTTATCTTTCATTATTACTCCAACAGGTCTATTACTTTAAATACTGTTTCTAATTTTGTAAGGTTAATTTTATTAGATAGCGTATTTTTTAATCCATGATGTAAAGGTTTTGGCCACTTATTAAACTCAGTCCATGCATATCCGTTGTGTTCAATGTTAAGTTTAGGCAAAAACTCTGTATCAACTACACAAAGGTAGGTATGAAATAGAAATTTACTATCATTAGACACGAATGTCTCTAATGGTATGGTCTTTTTTATAGAAATTTCACCAATTTCTTCAAAAATTTCACGTTGTAAGCCTTCCCACGGAGTTTCAGCACCTTCATTAGTACCTCCTACTAGTCCCCATAGGTTAGATCTCTTGCCTTGTGCTCTATGTAAGAACAAAAAGCGTCTAGTATCAAGGGCATAGACCAGTGCACCACTACATACAATAGTTTCTTCACTCATACTATTAATTATATTAGAATTCTAAGCGCCAGGTCCCAACTGGATATTCACCATCGTACGAAAGTATCCATTCATCTTGGTCATATTTGTATTGAACACCAGTATTTAGGTTAGTAGTGTATACAATAGTACTATCGTCTTCGCTAGCATCGAATACAATTGACCAATTATTACCGTCCCACTCAACAATGTCATTAGCATTTGCTACAAAGTCTGTACCATCGGCGTTTTTCCATGCATCTGGTCCGTCGTAGAAGCTATCCCCTACACTTGCACTGTTGTTTATATCACCTAGTAGCAATATTCTTGGGTTTTGGCTCTTTAATCCTTCAGGGTTGGTACGCTGAGGGTCTATAATATAGTCGATTTTATTACGATCACCGTTAGGACCATGGAAAACAGTGTCGGCAGGCAATGTATCGTCGTCCCAATTGACAACTAGCTCAGTCGGATCTGTCGGATTAACTTGAACATATCCTACAATTTCAGTATCCCAGTCAGTACGTAGTAATCTTAGCTCAGTACCATTCATTGTTCCTGTACCTTCGAAATCAAATGGCATAGATTTTAAATACCCTAACCAGGTTTCTGCTCCTACTACACCTTTCCTAACAAGTTTTGCTGTTCCTTCTAGAACAAGCAAGTTATAATTATCATGACTAGTACTAATAACTACATCTGCATCAGTTTTTGCAGATTGTGGATCGTCTACGATTTGTTGTATGCCATCTGTTGGAGTTGTGTATACTACGCTATTGACATCAGTACCTGGAGTAGTGACAGTTTTATCATTACTAAGTGCCGTTCTCACATCAGCTTCGGGATAATTTTTATCTTGATATGCTTGCAGTGTGGGCCTTGACAGGTCTACTTCTATTGTTCCTGCACTTTCGTTAAAGATACTTTGTATAATTGTTGTAATTACGCCCAGTTTCTTAACTTTGACCGGAGGACTTATCCAAATAGGTGTTTGAAAGTTAAGTGTAGCAATATCAATTTCACTATCAACACCTGCAGGTATAGTCCTACTACTAAATGTAGTTCCGGTAAGGTTAACCACACTTAAACTTGTCCAATCAACGTAGTTGTCAGTGGTTTGAATTTCTAAACTTGGGTTAAACAACATTAAAATTTGTTCAAGTATCTGTAATTTTTGATCTGTGTTGCTGCTCCATATGTCTACATTTAAACTTAATTGATAAGGAGTAGGCATTAATCTTTCTACTGTGTAATTTTTACCTTCTGTGTTAAGATATTCTTGACCTGATGCATCATATGCACGTTCTCTAATGTTTAATTTATTAACATAACTTGAATCGGCCATGCGAGCGAGATCTTGCTCAATGCCTGTGACATACACAGCCATTCTAGGAGCACTAGGAATCTTATTTTCAGAGTTTTCACGTATAATATTTGCAACCTGACGTGTAAGATCACCATACATCACAGGTATTTCTGTTAAATTACCCTTGCCGTCTTTATAACTGAAGTTGCTCATTAGACGAACAATCTGAGTTATGTAGCGTCTTATTTGTCCGTCATAAAAGTGCTGCATTATTCTTCACCTGCTGGCGTGATTTCAACTTCAACTCCGGGAATTTTTTGCCATCTCATTGTAGAATATCTCATACCCACTATTTCCCAGCCTAACGGACGCATCACACGGTTAATTTCTTCAACCTGTGCTGCATTATTACCTCCTAGATCGTATTTAAACTCGTCTATCATATCTTGCGGCAAGCTATCGCCGTACTCTTGTCTGTACATTTGTACAACAGCTTCTAGATGAGCAGGAGATCCAATTCTTTTTAATGCATCTATCATTTGACCTTCACTTGTGCCCGGTCCCTGCATTGCATCTCTTAATTCTTCAATAATACTAGGTATTTCTGCTCGTTGCTCGCCTGTGACAGCACCTTCTTCTCCGCTAACACCTTCGTCACCTGTGTCTCCATCGGCACCGCCACCAAATTTTGCGTCTACTTCTGCTTGAAACTCTCTTGCCCGTTGTATGTCGCTGGCATCAGGTATATCATACATATCTGTTTGGATTTTAACAGGCTCTCCTGTATCGTCTATTATACCGTCGCCGTCATCGTCACCTTGTAAAATTTGTTGAGTGCGCTCATCCTGTGGCGCACGACCTAGTAATTCTGGATTATCCTCTACCACATCATCAATAGATCCTACTACATTACCTTCTTCGTCAACAAGATCACCGTATCCATTCATACGTGGCCATTGATTGTCATTATTTCTATTATATCGTTCAGCCCAAGATTGCATTTGCGAGACATATCTTACACCGCCCGACGAACGCACTTCAGGCTCTGCTTCAGGCTTCTGAGCTTCTGGCTCTTCTACAGGATCTGACTCTCCCGGAGTAGCAACATTACGTTTCGGCTCCTTGGTGCCGACATCAGATGGCTCTGTAATTTCTACGTCAGGCAGATCTACATCTGGTAATTCTACTTTGTTATTTTCATCGTCTACTGGATACCATACACTAAAAGAAGTGTCATCGATATTATATGTAGCTTTATGTTTCTCTATGTACGCTTTCAGTCTTTCTTCTATGTCTTCTCGTTGTAAAGCCGTCATAGGAATAGGCACAGTAAGAACTATAGTACCACTATCTAATTCTATAGCTACTCTATAAGCTTGCGGCTCTTCTTGTTCTCTTAATAAATCTCTTAGTTTCATTAGTCTTCCCATGGCTCGTCAATAATAATAACATCTTGATCGCTACCACCCTGTCCTGGTTGTTCTGCTGGTGGAGTTTCTTTTTGTCTGCGTTCTTCTTCTCTGCGAGCTGCTTCTTCTGCTTCTTTACGTGCTTGCTCAGCCGCTTCTCTTTCACGCTCTGCACGTTCAGCTTCTTTTCTTGCACGTTCAGCTTCTTCACGTTTCTTGCGAGCTTCTTCCGCTTTACGTTTTTCCTCAGCTTCTTCACGTTTCTTGCGAGCTTCTTCAGCAGCTTTGCGTTCTGCCTCCTCTTCTGCTCTTCGCTCAGCTTCTTCACGTCTCTTACGCTCAGCTTCAGCAGCCGCTTTTTCAGCTTTACGAGCTTCTTCTTCTTGTTCGCGCCTTGCTTCTGCTTCACGTTCTGCAGCTTCGCGTTCTTCTTGTTTAGCTCTGCGCTCTTTAGCCTCGCGCTCTCTAGCTTCTTGCTCACGTGCTTCTGTAGCTCTTTGTTCTGCTGCTTCCCGTTCTTCTTCAGCTTCTCTAGCTTTTTCTTCTTGTTCTTTGCGTTTAGTTTCAGCCTCTTCTCGTCGACGTTCAGCTTCTTGTTTTTGTTCTTGAGCTATGATTAAATCATCAATTGCTTGTTCGAGGCTATCAGGCATTGCTTCTGCAACATCTGGATTATTTTCAATAATATCTTTGGCACCTTGATAGTCGCCATCTTGAATTGCTTGCTCTACTTCATCCACTTTTCTTTGAGTTTCTGCTGCACCTGCGCCGTCCTCTGATCCTTCCGGTTTACCTGGACCTTCGCTAGGACCTTCGCCCGAACCTGCACGGTCTCCTTGGCCTGCACCGTCACCCGGAGATCCTGGCACTGTGCCGCTGCCTGGTCCTTGACTGTCGCCTGTACCTAAACCTGAATCTCCCTTGCCTGGACCAAATCCGTCCTTACCTGTACCTGTGCCGTCACCGACATCTCCTGTACCAGTGCCGTTGCCTACACCTGTACCCATACCTGCAGAACAACTCATTAAATAATCTGTATGTTGAGGATAAGATTTTAAATAATTGTCTCTAGTGCTAATTGCAAGATTCATATTAACACGATCTTTTTCTTTTGCAGCCCGTTTAAGCATCCTACACATTTGTGTTGGCTGTTCAATAAGTATTTGCTCTACGATTTTTAAATCTTTATATCTCATCAGTTATCTGCCTTAGGTCTTAGTGCTTGACTTAAACTTTGACGCTCTTCCGTTGACTCGCCGCCAATTTCACTTGTATTTGTATTGTTAACAAACGTACCTTTTTGTGTACTTCTTGTGTTTGTATTACTTAGCGTCATACGCACATTGTCTTCTTGTTTCACCCAACGATTCCCGTCATATCTAAACAGTCTTGTAGGAGCAAAGTCTGTTCTTAGGAAGTAATCTCCTGTTTCAACTACACTAGGAAATTGAATGCCGTGCCCAAATGGTGCACCATTTGTTGGAATACCGTCTCCTAACAAGTATCCGTTATAACCTTCCCTATCTACACTAGTCATTTCATCTGGCAATCCATCTGAATCGGTGTCTTGTACCTGTGTATTGCCATTTTCATCTAGCTGTAAACTAAAGTAATGACTAGTATCGTAGCCTGCCTTTGCACTGTCTGCTTCTGCTTGTGCAATTACAGCGTTATTGATCTGCATTTCTTTGTCGTAGGTAGAAAGCAAATCGCGTAATGTATTACCACCTGGCACATCTTCTTCTGCAGGTAGATCCAGTATTTCTTTGAATTCTTGACTGTCAACAATTTGTTTTAGTTTTAATCTGTACAAGTGCGGATACCAAGTTTGACTAAATCCTTCTGCTGCACGATTAACATCTTCTACAACATAAAATCTTTTGAGTGCCACACTGTAATCATTAAGTGCATATTCGTCTTTTAAATGCGGTAGCTCAACTACATCGCCTGAAATAATTTTTCTGCCAAGAGTTTTAACTGAACTATTGATGTGTATTGTTAAAAATAGTGTATCATTACTAAGAAACATACCAAACGCACTAAGATCAAAATCTATGTCTGATACATTATAGATACCACGCATTGTGTATACGTCAGGATCGTATTTTCTATCCCTATTTTCTAAAAATAACAGGTCTTGTATATTAGTTGTTGCAACAGCATCGTATTGTGGTTGATCGGCTGTTGCATCAGCATCGCTAGGATTTTCTGTTCCTAGGTACTTGTGTACGTGTATGTCAGTTCCGCCAACAGTAAACATCTCAAGAACTTGCTTGTCTATAAATGCGTAGTCGTTGCCGCGTTCTGGTTTATATAATGATAGTCTTGGCATATACATATTTATCGTTAACATAAATACTGTACGGAGAAACTCTATGGCAGATTTACAGACAAAAAAGCAAGAAGTATATGATTATGTTTATGCACTACTAGGCGGCGGCATGGTCGACGTTGAATTAGATCCAGTTCATTATGAAACTGCACTTACAAAAGCTCTAACACGGTATAGACAACGTAGTGATAATTCCGTAGAAGAATCATATTTGTTTATGGAAACTGTTATAGATCAAAATGAATACACATTACCTAATGAAGTTGTAGAAGTTAGAAAAATCTTTCGTCGAAGTATAGGATCAAGACCTAGTACAAGTGCTAGCGGAGGACCACTATACTCCCAAACATATACAGTCACACAAAGTCAAAATCAAACTTTTACAGTAAATTATAATCTTTTAGCTGTAGACACAATTGTAGTAGAAGTAAATGGTAATGCTACTACACAATACGCAACTGATACTACACAAAGAACAATAACATTTACTAGTCCACAAACTCCTGGAGATGTTATATCTGTAAAATTATATGCTTCGGGCGAAAGTGGCGGCGGCAGTTTATTTGATCCTTTTAACCTAGCGTATACAAATGCATATCTACTTTCAAGTTCAAGCATGGGCGGACTTGCAACCTATGACTTCTTTAGCCAGTATCAAGAATTAGTAGGACGTATGTTCGGAAGTTTTATAGAATTTAAATGGAATACCACTAGTAAAAAACTTACTCTGTTGCAGCGTCCTAGAGCAGAAGAAACTATTATGCTTTATTGTTATAACTATAGACCTGATCTAAGTCTTTTAGATGACTATATGGCAAAACAATGGATTAAAGATTACACACTTGCAAGCTGTAAATATATGCTAGGAGAAGCAAGAGAAAAATTTGCTACTATTGCAGGGCCACAAGGCGGTACAAGTTTAAATGGTTCCAGTCTAAAAGCCGAAGCTCAGGGCGAAATGGAAAAGCTAGAAAACGAAGTAAGCCTAGCAGTTGCTGGCGGCACAGGATATGGCTTTACTATAGGCTAATGTTAACGCTATAATTTTACTATACAGTAAATATTAGCATGACACAATTTCAACTCAAAGAAGCAAACCGTTTATACTGGATGGTAAAAGGCCAGCTTATTCCGGAATCATGGAAAGAAGAAGACATTAAAAAAACTTACGATAGTTATTTTGCTCGCTTATGGGGCAATCATGAAGCACATATACATGCAATAGGCTTTGAAGCAGCCTGGAAAGAACGAGAAGCTAAAAAAATACTTGACAGCCAACGCTAATATGTTATAATAGTAAATTATATAGGAGTTTGTATGTTACCAAAGCTACTAATAGTAGGCCACGGCCGTCACGGCAAAGATACTGTATGCGAGATGTTAGAAGCATATGGTTATACATTTCAATCATCGTCTAAATTTTGTTCAGAGCTGTTTATCTTTGATGAACTAAAGGACAAGTACGGTTATGCAGACGAAGAAGAATGTTATGCAGACAGGCACAATCATCGTACTGAATGGTATAATATGATTCACGATTATTGTAGCGATGATCTAGCACGCCTTGGGAGAAACTTGTTTGCAGAACACGATATTTACTGCGGACTACGCAATAAGCGTGAATTCTTTGCAATGCAAAATGAAGAAATTTTTGATTATGCTATTTGGGTAGATCGTTGTGATTACTTGCCTGCTGAAGATCCTAATTCAATGAGCATCGAGCAATGGATGTGTGATTATACGATTGACAACAATGGTGACCTAGATAGACTTAAATTTAATGTGTACGTCTTAATGAGTACTATCTTTAAAAATCAGGAACTAGATCTCCCTGTTTCCAAAGAACACCTTCTTTCTGCATAATACGCTGACAATTTGCACAAACTGTCTTTAGATTAGACGGGCGACAATTGTTCAAGTCTCCGTCTATATGAAATACATTGAATTGTTCGCTGTGTTTAGATTTGAATCCACATTTTTCACAAATATTCTTTTTTTCGTATCCGGACTGTTTCCATTTAGGTACTCCCGATCCTAGACCATTACGTAAACATTTTTCGCACAGTTTACGATAATAAATTCTGTTTCCTTTTTTATAATTTATAGCTGCCGGACGCTGTCCGCATTTGCATAATGGTCTCATATCGTATTTAGTCACCTTTTCGATCCCTTTTTGTGGTGGTTTATAACACATTTTTGTTCACTACATGCTAAATACAAGTAATAAAAATATCATTTCCAACAGGAGAACTATAATGGCATTGACATCACCAGGAGTACAGGTTAGCGTAATAGACGAGTCGTTCTATACCCCAGCAGAACCAGGTACCGTACCAATGATTTTTGTTGCCACTGCTTCAAACAAATCAAATGCAGCAGGCACAGGAACAGCACAAGGGACGCTAGCAGCTAATGCAGGCACACCTTATTTGCTTACATCGCAAAGAGATTTAGCAGACACATTTGGAGACCCATTATTCCAAGTAGACGCAAATAATAATCCAATTAATGGTAGCGAATTAAATGAATATGGCTTACAAGCTGCTTATTCACTATTAGGCGTAAGCAACAGAGCCTACGTTGTAAGGGCTGACATCGATTTAGGCGAGCTAGAGCCAAGTGCTACAGAACCAGCGTCAAATCCAACAGCAGGAACTTATTGGTTTGATACAGCTGATTCGATTTATGGTATTTTTGAATGGAACGGTGAAGGAATTAACACCACTGGTGGTCAAACATTTTCAACTCAAACGCCGACGGTTATAACGGATACAGCAGATGTTGTAGATTATGCAGGTGCAGATTATACTCCTAAAGCTTCAATAGGTGCCGTTGGAAGTTATGCTGTTGTTGCAGTAACATCACTAAACAAACTTTGGTACAAGAATACAGGCGGTACTTGGGTAGAAGTTGGCGGCGATGATTGGACAAAGAGTTGGCCAACTATCAAAGGAACGGCTGCTAATCCAACAGCAACTGGGGCTGACGCAGGCAACATTGAAATTAACGGATCTTCAATTAGTGTCACAACAGGCGACACAGTTTCAGTTATAGCAACTGCTATTAACGATGCGTTAATTACAGGCGTCACAGCAGAAGCAGTTGACGGCTATTTAGAAATTTATAGTGATGGTACAGGATCAGCAGCACTAGATTCTAGTGCAAGCGGTGATATTTTGATTGGCGGTACAGCCGCAACTTTGACATTAGTAGGCATTACAGCAGGAACTTATTTTCCACCTGCTGTACAGATAAGCGCACATACAAGTGTTCCTGCATGGAAGACTACGGATACAAGCCTAGGACAACCATCTGGATTTAGTGCTCGTCCTACAGGAAGTGTTTGGTTTAAAACTACAACACCAAACAGAGGCGCAAATTTATCTGTCAAACTTTGGAACGCAGAAACACTGCTTTGGGATTCACAAAGTGCTCCATTGTATGGTACAAGTGCAGCAGCTATTTACGGACTAGATCCTACAGGCGGCGGTGCTAATCTTAGTGTAGGCGATATCTATGCAAAAACAAATGTTGCAGATGACACGCAGCCACTTGTCACATTTAGTTTGTATAGAAGATCAAATATTGGTGCCACAAATATTGCAAGTAATCCAATTACATCAGCGGCTCCAGGAGCAGGCACTAATCAGTTTTCTATTAGTGCAACTGACGACGGTAGCGCAGCATACAGCACACCATATACTGTGACTGTGGTCACAACAGGTAGTGCTAGTGCAGATGCAACAGCAATTGCAGCAGGTATTAACGCAGCTAATATTACAAACGTTAGCGCAAGTGTAGATGCAAGTAATAGAATTGTTATTTCACACTCATTAGGTGGTGAAATCAAACTTACTGATACAGACGGATTGTTAGCAGCAATAGGCTATCAAGCAAAAGACGCAGCCGTAGACGAAAGTCAGTGGACTGCAAATTTATATTATCAAGATGGTACAACTAGTGCAACATCACCTAAGCAGCTGATTGCAAGTAATTGGAACAACCTAACTTACACTGCGAGTCCTAATGAAGTCACAAGTTTAGCAGCAGATGGACAGCTATGGTATAGCAGTGTAGTTGACGAAGTTGATATTATGGTACATGACGGTACTAGCTGGAAAGGTTATCAAAACGAATATGCTGATGCAGATCCAGAAGGTCCTATTGTTGCAGCAAGTATGCCAACTGCACAAAGCGACGGCACACCACTAGTGACAGGCGATATATGGATTGATACTTCTGATCTTGAAAACTATCCAACAATTTATGTTTATAATGCAACACTTTCAGGTACAACAGCACAAAAGTGGGGCACACCGATTGACAAGTCAGATCAAACTACAGAAAACGGTATACTATTTGCAGATGCACGTTATGGTGATACAGGCGGCTCAGCAACAACGGCACCGGATGCAACTATTGCTGAACTGTTAGTTAGCGACTACCTAGATCCAGATGCACCTGATCCTGCACTATATCCAAAAGGTATGTTGCTATGGAATTTACGTAGAAGCGGATTTAATGTAAAACGTTTCGAGCGCAACTACATTAACTTAAATGCAGATAATGCTCGCAACGGCGACGAAGATATGGGGTCTTACTACCCACACCGTTGGGTGACTGAGTCAGGCAATCAAGCAGATGGTTCAGGTAGCTTTGGACGCAAGGCACAACGTAAAGTTGTTGTACAAGCTCTACAAGCTACAGTAAATAGCAATGATGATATTAGAGATGACGAATCAAGATTGTTTAATCTAATGGCAACGCCGGGCTATCCAGAGCTGATTGGAGAAATGATTAGCTTAAACTTTGATAGAGGTTTGACAGCATTTATTGTTGGTGATAGTCCACTAAGACTAACACCAGATGCTACTTCATTAAACGAATGGGCAACAAACGTAAATGCTGCTGTTGAAGATAACGACGACGGTCTTGTAAGCAGAGATGAATACTTAGGTGTATTTTATCCAGCAGGCTTTACAAGTGACAACTTCGGTAATAATGTAGTTGTTCCAGCATCACACATGATGCTACGAACAATTGCACTAAGCGATCAAGTTAGCTTCCCATGGTTTGCACCAGCTGGCACAAGACGCGGCGGCATAACAAATGCAAGTTCAACAGGCTATTTGAATAGTGAAGGAGAATTTGTAGCAGTAGCACTAAATGAAGGTCAAAGAGATACACTGTATCAAAACAACATTAACCCAATTACGTTTATAAGTGGTGCAGGTTTAGTTGCATTTGGTCAGAAAACTCGTGCAAGAGGTGCAAGCGCACTAGATAGGATTAACGTAGCACGACTGGTGATATACTTACGTTCACAATTGAATCAGCTTGCTAAGCCGTATATCTTTGAACCAAACGATAAGATTACACGAGACGAAATCAAGCAGGCAGCAGAAAGCTTACTCCTTGAACTAGTTGGTCAAAGAGCTCTATATGATTACCTAGTAGTATGTGACGAGTCAAACAATACTCCAAGCAGAATCGACCGTAATGAGCTATACTTAGACATTGCTATTGAACCAGTCAAGGCAGTTGAATTTATTTACATTCCACTACGCTTGAAAAATACCGGTGAAATTGCAGGGTTATAAGTTATAAATACATATAGATTAGGAGCAGATTAAATGGCTATTTCAACACTATCAAAAATTACAGTACCACTTGCTAGCGGTGATTCCGCTAGCAATCAGGGCTTGCTAATGCCAAAGCTACAGTATCGCTTTAGAGTGACGCTGGAAAACTTTGGTGTAAGCACGCCAACTACAGAACTTACAAAACAAGTTATTGATGTGACTCGTCCAAACGTAAGTTTTGAACAAATGACAATTGATGTTTACAACTCTCGTGTATATCTAGCAGGCAAGCATACATGGGAACCGATTTCACTTAACTTACGTGAAGATGTAAACAACAATGTTCAAAAACTAGTAGGCGAACAATTGCAGAAGCAGTTTGACTTCTACGAGCAATCGAGTGCAGCATCTGGTTTAGACTATAAGTTTACAACACGCATTGAAATCTTAGACGGCGGAAACGGCGCAAACACGCCAACTGTGCTGGAAACTTTTGAACTTTACGGTTGCTATTGTGAGAGTGCAAACTACAACCAGTTAAGTTATTCAAACTCAACTGATCCAGTCAGCGTCACATTAAATATTAGATATGACAATGCTATCCAATCGCCGCAAGGCACTGGTATTGGTACAGCAATTGGACGTACCACAAATACTCTAGTGACAGGCGGCGGCGCATAATAACTAGAACATTTAGTCTGCGTAATTAAGGGAGCTTATGCTCCCTTTTTTATTATGTATGCATATAATTATATAAGATAAATATTTGTATGGCAAATAAGTATAATGGTTTCTTTGATAGTGTAGCGGGCGGCGCCCTAAATCCTAAAGGCAATTTAGGAGACTTTGCTCACGCCGCAAGATTATATACTGATAATAATCACGCACTAGCACCTAAAACTAGATTTTTATATCATGTATTCTTTGATATAAATGGCACTGCTGCAAGTCTAATTCCTAAAATGACAGTAGACGGTGCAAAAATTATAAATGAAATGGGCATGCTTGTTAAAAGTGCAGATTTACCCAAATATCAAGCCCAAATAGAAACTAAAAAAATGTATAATAGGGTCAAAAATGTACAAACTGCAATCACCTACGACCCTATCACTATATCATTCCATGACGACAACTCAAGTTTGACTACAGCCTTAATGCAAGCATATTATAGATATCACTATGCTGACGGCAATCAAATAAGAGATAACGGACGAGCATATTCTCGTACTCCTGATAGTACATATGAAGGTTCTACTAGAAACAAATATAAGTTTGGCTTAGATAATAATAATCCTGGCTTACCATTTTTTAACAGTATACAAATAAGTCAATTGTCTAGAGGATCATATGTCACTTATACCTTAGTAAATCCTATTGTCACTAACTGGGGTCACGATAGACTAGACAATAGTGACGGCGCAGGAACAACAGAGAATCAAATGACTATTGCTTACGAAGCAGTGTTTTATGATGCAGGACAAATTGAAACAGGAGCACAAGGTGAACCTAAAGGATTTGGCCAAGACCATTACGATCAAACTCCTAGTCCATTAAGCTTAGTTGGCGGTGGTACAGAAAATATAGGAAGCATTATAGAAGGTGCACTAGACTTATATGACTTCATAGCAGGCGGAGATACATTTGACAATCCGTTAGAAGCAGCACTTGCCGCAGCTAATCTTATTGGAAATGTAAGGAATTTAAGTTCTGAAGGACTTCGTCAAGGTGGTTTAAATATTTTAACTAGAGCTATTGGTAATGTAGCAGGAGCCAATGTAAGCGGTGTAGCGCAGACGCTATTTCCAAAAAATAGCGGCGATGGCGGTCAGGGTAAATTATTATTAGCCACAGCCGGTGCCGCTGTAGCCGTGCAAGCTGTAAATAATTATAGAGAAAGACAGGAGTTGCGTAATAATCCTGCTGCTTTAGAAAGTGCAGCTAGAGACGCTTTTGGAAAAGATTATCAGAATAACGGCAATGCAGGCGGTATAAATGAGAGAAATGCTGCATGGAGCAATCTTTCTTCTAGTGCGCAACAGATTTATAGAAACAGAGCTTTAGGAGTAAATTAATGACAAACAGTTTGCCTGCCCAAGAAAGAACTAGTGATAGAAAGGTCACAGAAGTTTTTGACAACTACTTTAATAAAAAATTAAGTTTCCCTAGTAATGAAGTAGATGCAGTAGTGGCTTTTTTTGAGAAAAGGGGCTTTGAAAAGTCAGCAGCTATTGCTACAAGTACTAGTTTATTAAACCAAGCAAAAATCGACGGCGTAAAAGTTTTTACACTTCTTGATACCTTAAAAGGATTTAATGAAGTTCAATTGAGTGCAGTAGTTGCCGAAATACTCAACTATAGTAGATTAAGAACAAGTGTACTAGGATATAAAATTCAAGGATCTACTGAAAAAATCGAAAGACGTAATATTGTGGTATGAGCCGTTTTGCGCAAGGAAAGTTTAATTGTAAATTTCCAGAAAAATACATAGGTACAAAAAGTCCTACTTATAGAAGTAGCTGGGAATTTGCTTTTATGAGATTTTGCGATGAACATCCTAGCGTAGCACAATGGGCTAGTGAAAGTATTAAAATACCATATCGAAATCCTCTGTCAGGAAAATATACAATTTATGTACCTGACTTTTTTATTGCTTATGCAGACAAGGGCGGTAAACAAAGAGTAGAACTAATTGAAGTAAAACCTGCCAATCAAACTATAAAAGAAAAAACCGGCCGCAGTAGAGCTAATCAAGCGCACTGGGTAGTTAATCAAGCAAAATGGGAAGCTGCTAGAGCATGGTGTAAACAAAAGGGTATATTCTTTAGGGTTATAACTGAAACTGATATATTCCACACAGGTAAACGATAAATAATAGTAGTATATAATGGACCACTACTATGACCAAAAAACTTGAAGATTTATTAAATTTACCTGATTCAAAAGAAATGATCCAGGAAGAAAAAAACAAAGAAAAAGCAGAGGCTGCTATTGTTGAGCAAGAAGAAACTTTTAGCGCGATGCAAGAGTTTGATAAAATTGCAAGTGCTCTGCCAAGTGTAAAAGGCTTAGGTGATAAAGCAGACTCGGAGCTAGATGATATTGCTGATAAGGCTGCACAAGCATACGACGATTTAATGGATCTAGGTATGAACGTAGAAAGTCGTTATAGTGGTAGAATATTTGAAGTTGCAGGCGGCCTTTTGAAAACTAGTCTCGATGCTAAAGTTGCTAAAATGGACAAAAAACTAAAAACAATCGAACTACAACTTAAGAAAGAAAAATTAGACAAAGAAGGATCCTCCGACGGGAGCGACATCGTTAACGGTGAAGGATATGTTATTTCCGACCGTAATAGTTTGCTAGAAAAACTTAAGAACATGGATAAATAGTATATAATAGGAAGTGGCCATGAAATCATTTAAAGAATTATTACAAGAAAGTCAAAAGACTTACAAATTTAAAGTTCGTGTTGCAGGCGAATTGCCCGAAGATTTTGACAACAATCTTAAAACACATATGCAAAAATTTGAAGTAGTAAATATGGGTGCAGGTAAAAGAGCACCAATTACAGAACGTCCGTTAGACTTTCCGCAGCTACAAAATATAGAAGTCACTACATACGATATTGAAGTTAAGTATCCAACTACAAGCTATATCCTAGAACAATACGTAGTACAAAACTGTAAAGTGCCACACAGTCATGTCACTGTACGAGGTGAGTTTGATCCTATTGAAGAACAACAGTCGCAAGAAGAAGCAGGCGAATACCAAACTATGCTTACTACAGAAGACATGGGCGGAACAAGTGCGCAAGAAAGTGTCGGCGGTAATAGAGTTATGGATCTCCTAAAAGAATTAGAAACAGCTCGCAAAGAGCGCGAAATTGACCCAATGGAAGGCGCACCTGCAGGTGAGTCAAAAGATATTGGCGATAAGCAGAATACAACGAGTCCAATAGGAAGCTGAGATGGATATTAGAGATTATATTAAAATTGCCGATGCCTTTGGCACAGAAACAAAAAAATTAGCAGAATTAAAAGAAGGCGAATTAGCCGATAGAATTGCTAAAGACTTAGGTTGGGATCAGGAAGACGCTGAGGAAATTGAAAAAAGTGTAGATGCTACTGGAAACAATCCAGAGGAACTTGCAGGTATAATGACAGACAGTCCTGCGCAACCAGTATCTGACCCAGACGAAAATGAGCCTTTGGATTCACAAGATTCGCCCAACATGCCTGAACCTACGCAAGATGCACAGCCAAACACAACTGCTCCTGCACAACCAGAAACACCAGCTTCTGACGAAGCGCCACAAGTTGATACAAATCCACCAGCAGCAGATCCAGATGCAACTGATCCAAGAGGAGATCAAACAAATCCACCAGCAGCAGATCCAGATGCAACTGATCCAAGAGGAGATCAAACAAATCCACCAGCAGCACCACAAACTGATGCAGAAAACGATGCTGATAGTGCTGACTCAGGTACTCCAACTTCAAGACTTGATACTAAGGGCGAAACACCTGCACCACAAACAGATGCAGAACTAGATGCTGATAGTGCTGATAATGCACCACAAGGTGATTCACTAGCAGGTAGACTAGACACAGAAACGCCTAGTTTATTAGATGCTTACAATGACGGTGGACGTCAGGCAATGGATAGTGTGCGTGATTTACAAACAGGACTTAGCAGACTAGGTTTTGATCCAAACGGTGTTGACGGCAAGTATGGTCGTGGAACTTATGCGGCAGTGCAAGAATTCCAAAGACAAAACGGCTTAACAGTAGACGGCGAGGCTGGTCCGACTACCATGGCTAAATTGCAAGAGCTATTAAATGCAAGATCTGCTCCGCAAACAGGCGGCGAAGAAGGTGCAACGCAGTCAGGCGATGCAGGCGATGGCACAAGAGGCGGAGACGCACCGCAGACGGACGCAGAAAATGATGCAGATAGTACAGATAGTGGCACCGGAAGTGTAGATCCAGATGCAACTGATCCAAGAGGAGATCAAACAAATCCACCAGCAGCAGATCCAGATGCAACTGATCCAAGAGGAGATCAAACAAATCCACCAGCAGCAGATCCAGATGCAACTGATCCAAGAGGAGATCAAACAAATCCACCAGCAGCAGATCCAGATGCAACTGATCCAAGAGGAGATCAAACAAATCCACCAGCAGCAGATCCAGATGCAACTGATCCAAGAGGAGATCAAACAAATCCACCAGCAGCAGAAAATCCTGTCACAGATAAAGATATTTCGCGGATAGAAGAATTATTAAGAAAAGCTGATGAAGAAGCAGGGCAACCAGATGCAGAGCGCGATGGCAGAGAACGCGGTATACAAACAGCAAGCACAGATTTTAGCATGCTCGACATGTTAAAATTAATGGAATCACTTACAGAAGCTTTAACACAAGACGAAAGAGCCGAACTAGACCGTTTAATTAAAAAATTACAAGGTAGTAGTGATCCTAGATCAAAAAAACTTTTGCAGCAATATAATTCAAAGTTTAGCACAACTACTACCACACGCTCTACAGGCAACAAAACACAAGATGTTCAAAAAGTTGCTGCACAAATGAGAGCAGGTACTCATCCTATTGTGAAAAAAGCAGAACAAATGCTATTAAATGGTGCACCTATAGCTGGCGGAAGCGGCACGTTAAATAATTATTACATGGATGCTATTAGAGAACTAGCTAGAAAATCTACAAGTACTAATACTAATTACCAAATTGCTAGAGCAGATTTGAATAATGCTTTTTATGGTTATTTCAACAAAAAATACATGGGTGGATCTGACACTAATTATAGTATTGCAAATAGTAATAGATTTTGGAAACAGATACAAAGTGAGCACGGAAAACAAAGAACAGAAACTCCTGGGCGTACCGACAGCCAAGGTAGAATAAGAGCAGATTTTAGTTGGGACAACAACATAACAGATAGACAACCTTTAAAGGAAAGTATAATGAGCGAATTAGACGAATGCGGCCAAATGCCAATGCCGCAAAACGAAGGCAATCCAGTCACAATGAGTGTGACACTCAATGCAAGCGGTGAAGAAAATGTTAAAGATCTAGTTCGTATGATGCAGCTAGCAGGAGCAAAAGACGCATCTCCTGTTGCAGATATGCATGTGGGTCCAGTTGACAAGCACGACGATATGGTAAACATGATGCGTATGATGGATACACCAGAAGAAAATGTTGAAGAAGAGTGGGACAATGCTCCTGAAGAAGACTACAAAGATCACAAGCATATGACTAAAGATCTAAGTGGCGGTCTTAATAGAGAGAAGAAGGCGTATGCAAAGGCGCAAGATGGTGATAATGCAATGGCTGTAGAATCAATTAAATCTCAACTATTACAAGCATTAGAAGAAAAAGGCTACAACAAGTAATTTTTCAAATAATTCAATAGGGCCTGCGGGCCCTATTTTTTTGGTTAAATAATAGTATGGCAGCATCATTAGACGGCGTCTTAATTAAGAAGGCCAATAAAAAAGAAACATTTACTGAAGCGCAGATTGACGACATTGTTAAATGCATGGATCCTGATGAAGGCTACTTACATTTTGCACGTCACTTTGCTTTTATTCAACACCCTGTAAAAGGCAAGTTGCTGTTCGATCCATATGAGTATCAATTACGTTTGATGCACAGCTATCACAACTATCGTTTTAATATCAACATGATGCCTAGACAAACAGGCAAAACAACCTGTGCTAGTATCTATCTTGCTTGGTATGCAATGTATAATCCGGATCAAACTATCCTGGTTGCTGCACACAAATACACAGGTGCGCAGGAGATTATGTCACGCATACGCTTTGTGTACGAAACTTGTCCAGATCATATTAGAGCAGGCGTCACAAGTTATAATAAACAGTCAATTGAATTTGAAAATGGTTCACGTATTGTAGCACAAACAACAACAGGCAACACGGGACGTGGTATGTCAATCTCGCTACTATACTGTGACGAGTTTGCATTCGTGCAACCTAACATTGCTGAAGAATTTTGGACTTCGATATCACCTACACTAGCAACAGGTGGCCGTGCTATTATTACGAGCACACCTAACAGTGATGAAGATACATTTGCACAAATATGGAAGCAGGCCGAGCAAAAGTTCGACGAGCACGGTAATGAACAAGAGCTCGGCGTTAACGGGTTTCATAGTTTTGTTGCAAGCTGGGATGAACATCCTGACAGAGACGAAAAATGGAGAGACGAAGAAATCGGACGTATCGGCGAAGAAAAATTTCGTCGTGAATACGGTTGCGAGTTTTTAGTATTTGACGAAACACTAATTAACTCAATTAAACTTTCATCCATGGAAGGAGTATCGCCTATTCTCAATATGGGTCAAACTCGTTGGTATAAAAAACCTACAAGCCAGTTTACATATTGTGTAGCACTTGACCCTAGTATGGGTACAGGCGGCGACTATGCGGCTATACAGGTATTTGAATTGCCTACTTATGAACAAGTAGCAGAGTGGCAACACAATACAACAGCTATACCAGGACAGATTAGGGTACTATCCGATATATGTAAATATCTTGTGGAAGAAACAAAAAATCCTAACGGTATATATTGGAGTGTAGAAAACAATGGTATCGGAGAAGCAGCACTAATCGTTATAAACGATTTCGGGGAAGAGAATATACCAGGCCTTTTTGTGTCTGAACCAATTCGCAAAGGACATGTGCGCAAGTTCCGTAAAGGTTTTAATACTACACATAGCACCAAGATTACAGCATGTAGTCGATTGAAAACAATGGTAGAAAATGATAAAATGATAGTAAAATCTAAACCATTGCTTTCAGAATTAAAAGGATTTATAGCTACAGCATCAAGTTATCAAGCAAAGCCTGGCATGACTGATGATTTGGTTAGTGCCACATTGCTAACCTTAAGAATGATGGATGTACTCAAAGATTGGGATCCAAGAGTTTACAATACCTTCACACAAGCAGAAGACTTAGAAGATTACGAAACACCTATGCCGATCTTCATAAGCACCAACTATTGATAAATACAAAGCAATGAAGAATTTAGATTTAATAGCAGAAGAACTTTTTAATAAAATACGAGGTCGCTTTCCTAGTATCACTATCGGTGACGGCGAAGGTAAAGTGACAAACAAACCCAATGAATCAAGATTTTACGATTTTGATTACACAGAGGGCGATCGTAAACTTGGCAAAGTTAGTATAAGTTTATCAAATGAAACAGTAGAAGTAATGTATTCTAATGATTTTGTTGCTAACGAAGATATAATTACTAGAGAAAACTGGTATGACTTTTTAAAAGAATTACGTCAATTTAGCAAAAAACGTATGCTGAAATTTGACACAAGAAATATTAATAAATCAAATCTAGATCAAAGAGATTACAAATTTTTAGCCACAAATCGCACCGGAGATGATACAATGAACGAATCAAAGATGTATGGTACTAGCAAGACCAGCTATCAAAATGTCGGAGAAGCAAGGATAGCAATCAAGCATAGTAAACCAGTAAACACTGAATCAGCAACAGGAAGAATTCAAAATATAAGTTCTATCTTTATCGAATCACCTGAAGGAGAAAGATTTAAATATCCTTTTAAACATCTCAACGGTGCAAGAGCAATGGCACGTCATGTGGCAGAAGGCGGTAAACCATTTGATGATTTTGGTAATCATATTACAGGACTTTCAGAGGAGCTAAACAGCCTTAAAAAGTTTAAATCGTACGTAAATCGTTCAAGTGTAATGGCAGAAGGGTTAAGTGGCTACATGCTTCCTGTCAATGAAAGACTAAACAACATCAAAAAAACAATATCATCCCTACAGAAAGAATCAACATATCGCACAGCATTTGAAAATTTTGAACAGCCGGTGTTTGAAGATGTGCCAGAGGATGTCGCCGAAAATTGGATTGATCAACTTACTATAAAACAGTTTAATGAAGAACTTAAAGATGTATTCCCATTTGTTTATAGACTAGTGAGCGAAACAACAAAGGCTAAAATTGTTGGTGCAAGCGATCTACTAGGCGAAGCTCCTGTTGATGATCTCGAAGTTGGATTACCTGCAGAAACATATAAAGTACAACCAGGTGATACATTGTACAGCATCTATATGAAGTTTAAATATGATAACTTCCAAAATCATGATAGAGATACGGCAATACAAGCTATTATGGATGAAAACCCAGACATTGAAGATCCGTCAATGATTCAGCCAGGTATGATTATTAAAATGCCATACTTCATGGGATCAGGACCAAGTGGATCTACTAGAGGGCTGCCGCCAGGCGGCTTCCAAAAGTATGAAAGTGAACTTGAGAGTGCATTCGAAGAAACTATGGGACAATTTGCGGAATCCATGTGTGAAGATTGCGGCGAAAGTCCATGCATCTGTGGTGATAAAACAGATGAAGGAAATAAATTTTCAAAAGCATTAAACAAAGCACGTGACAACGACGAAGACGAAATAGAAATAGATGGCAAAAAGATTCCAGTTACTGAGTTTATTTTGTCAATGTATGATCGTGAAACAGGACAGTTTCCAAAAGGCGAAACAGCAGTACTAACAGCAGTAGAAAAAGATTACGGCGAAGAGTACATTAATCCTGCTAAGTCATTTATTGAAGCTGTAAATGCAAAGTTTGAAGAATTCAACGGATATAGAGATCCTGAACTACAAGAAGAACCCATCTCAGAGTTAGGTGCGGGTGGCCCTATTTCAATGGCAATTGCAAATACCGAATGGGGATCAAAAGTAGCTCAGTTTTTTGGTGATGTCGCAACAGCAAAATACGGAGTGGTAAACCTGTTGAGAATGGCACAACAAAAATATGGTCCTGCTATATATGACAAAATGGGCTTAACAGATGAAGATCAAGCAGAAATTCAAGCTAAACTTAAAGCGCAAGGCGAAAAGTATGAGCAAAATGACCTTGATAACTTAATAACAACTGGAGTCAAAGGTTCGTACGAATTTATTGCAAAGTCAATTAAAGACTTTGAAGAACTGATTAGAAATAATCCTAATCATCCTAAAGTACCTCAAGTAAAAGCAGAGTTGGCTAAACTAAAGCCAATGCTTGCACAAGCTAGAAAAGATTCAGGTATGGGTGAATCACAAGATGACGAAGTTGAAGAATCAGGACTACAGTACTACACAGGCAAAAAGAAATACGGTAAAGATGGCATGGCTGCTCTTGCACAAGCCGGAAGAGACGGTGCGAGCGAAGAAGAACTAGGCGCCATTAAAGACAAGTACAAAAAAGAATCAGAAGATTTAAGAAGATTAGCCGGATTATAAGTTCGGCTAAATTCTTGAAAATCTTGGCAATTATAGGTTGACAAGATAAATAAAGTTGTGTAGTATATAACATGTGCTATACAATTAAAGGCACAACGCATATAGGCAAACATTATAGGAGAAAAGGCACTATGGCATCATTAGCAGAAATTCGAGCTAAACTTAAAGCGCAAGAAGCAAACGCTGGCGGCAACAAAGGACCAAGCGGTCCAAACCCAATTTATCCATTTTGGAATATGAAAGAAGGCGAGAGTGCAACTCTACGTTTCCTTCCTGACGGTAATGCAGACAACACTTTCTTTTGGAAAGAGCGTTTGGTTATCAAACTTCCGTTTGCTGGCGTAAAAGGTGAAACAGATTCACGTCCAGTACAAGTACAAATTCCATGTATGGAAATGTATGGCGAGACTTGTAATATTCTCAACGAAGTACGTGGATGGTTTAAAGATCCTTCACTAGAAGATATGGGGCGTAAATACTGGAAAAAACGCTCTTATATTTTCCAAGGTTTTGTCACAGACAATCCAATCGCAGATGATGAGGCTCCCGAGAATCCGATTCGTCGATTCATTATTGGACCTCAAATCTTCCAGATCATTAAGCAGGCGCTTATGGATCCAGACATGGAAGAATTGCCAACAGATTACACAGCAGGTGTGGACTTCCGTCTTAACAAAACATCTAAAGGCGGCTATGCAGACTATTCAACATCTAACTGGGCACGTCGCGAGCGTCCACTAGGTGATGCAGAAATGAATGCAGTTAACACACACGGGTTGTTTGATCTAAACGACTTCCTACCTAAAAAGCCAACTGATGTTGAACTTAAAGTAATGCAAGAAATGTTTGAAGCGTCGGTAGACGGTGAAGCATATGATGCAGATCGTTGGGGACAATACTTCCGCCCAGCAGGTATGGCACAGCGTACAGGTGACCCGCAAGTGGCAGCAAGCCCACAGGCAACTGCTACTAGCCAAAGTGCTCCGACACCAACTCCAGCACCAATGCCAGAGGCAGCACCTGCTCCAGTAGCAGAGGCAGCACCTGAGCCAACTCCAGCACCAGAGGCTGAAGCGGCTCCTGCAGAAGGCGGCGGCGCACAGGACATTCTTGCAATGATCCGCGCACGTCAAGGACAGTAATAACACGGCCCCCATCAGTTGCTGGAAAGAACTGCTTGGGGGTTCTTTACGCTTTTTAGATTAGGAGACATTATGGCGAATAAGGCATTTGATCCGACAAAGTTTCGGACTTCACTAACAAAATCCATTACAGGTATGAGTAGTGGTTTTAACGATCCAACAGATTGGATTTCAACAGGCAATTTTGCACTCAACTATCTTATTTCAGGCGACTGGAATAAAGGTGTTCCTCTAGGTAAAGTCACAGTGTTTGCAGGCGAGTCAGGTGCAGGTAAATCATATATCTGTGCAGGTAATATTGTAAAATATGCACAAGATCAAGGCATCTTTGTTGTGCTTATCGATTCAGAAAACGCACTTGACGAAGCATGGCTAAAAGCACTTGACGTAGACACTTCAGAAGAAAAACTACTTAAACTAAACATGTCAATGATTGACGACGTTGCTAAGACTGTTAGTACGTTTATGGCAGACTACAAAGCAATGAACGAAGAAGATCGTCCTAAGGTATTATTTGTTATTGACTCATTAGGTATGTTGCTAACACCTACTGATGTTGATCAGTTTAACAAAGGTGATATGAAAGGTGACATGGGCCGTAAGCCTAAAGCACTAACATCACTTGTGCGTAATACAGTTAACATGATTGGTTCTTATAATGTAGGTCTGGTGTGTACTAACCATACATATGCAAGTCAGGACATGTTTGACCCAGATGATAAGATCTCAGGTGGTCAAGGCTTTATATATGCAAGTAGTATTGTTGTTGCAATGAAGAAGTTAAAACTAAAAGAAGACGAGGACGGCAATAAGATTTCAGAAGTGCGCGGTATTCGTGCAGGCTGTAAGGTTATGAAGACTCGTTATGCTAAACCGTTTGAAGGTGTACAGGTTAAGATTCCATACGAAACAGGTATGAATCCATATAGCGGCTTGCTTGAACTATTTGAAGCAAAAGGCGTTATTGAAAAGAGTGGTAATCGCTTGAAGTATACTACACTTGAAGGTGAAGAAATTCTTGAATATCGTAAAAAATGGGTAGGCCCGCTACTCGATAAGGTTATGTCAGATTACTTAATTAAAGAGACTCAAGAGGTAAATACCTCAGAAGTTGACGAAGAAGCAACTGACGAACTGATCGAGGAAACTACTACTAATGAATGAAGAACAAATTGCTGATGTTTGGATGATGTTTAAAGAATATCTTGACAAAAAACATGTCGAGATGGCTGCTGAACGTTTTGTAGATTTAATGGCTGATTATGGTGTAAGTGATGAAGCATTTACTGATTTGTTAGGTACAGATGCTACATTGGATCATGCAATTAATTACTATTTAGATCTAGACGAAGACGAAGTATTTGAAGAAGAAGACAAATGGGATGAATAATGGGCTGGTATAGCGAAGTTAGTCGTGACATTAGTAAGATACCTGATGCTGTTGCATATTTTGAAACACAACTTAGCGAAGCAAAAAACGAGTGTAAACTTGTGGGTAATGTTGAAAAGGCTGCGGCTGCTATGCCAGGCATTGTTGAACATCGTTTCAATCAGCTTCAAGAAATTGAAGCAATCTTAAACTACTTAAACATCGAGCTACGTAGATTGCGTAGCTCGTACTTTAAGAAATATCTTGAAAACTATCAACGAGCTCTGTCAAGCCGTGACGTTGAAAAATACGTAGACGGTGAGGCAGACGTTGTTGACTACGAAAAAATTATTAACGAATTTGCTCTTATGCGCAATAAGTGGTTGGGTGTACTCAAAGCACTTGATCAAAAGCAATGGCAGATAACAAATGTAGTCAAGCTACGTGTAGCGGGAATGGAAGACGCTAGTTTGTAATGCCTCTATTAGATATTGTACACCAAGACCTATACAAGTTGTTTGAAAACAAATCGATAGCTGTTGTAGGTAATGCACGATCTTTATATCAGAGAAAATTTGGTAGGCATATAGATAATAATGATATTGTTTGCAGATTTAATCTAGGAATAAATCATGATAGTTATAAAACACACGGATCTAAAACTGACTGGATAGTTTATAATAATGAAAATTGGGCAAAGTCGGTCGACCTATTTAGTTTAGATACAAATGCAAATTGGATGCAAGTATATCAAAATCCAAGAGATTTTTCTAAATCTCTACCTAATCCAATATATATCATGCCTAGCTTTATTTTACAAAAAATACAAGATTATGGAAATTTTTCTAATGATTTGCGTCCCTCTATAGGACTTGTTTTTTTGTACTTTTTAACCTTTGCAAAACCGAGGCAAGTAAATATATATGGTTTTGATTGGAAAAAAACTCATACCTTTTACAACTATACAAGGAAGAGAAAAAAAGATGAACGTCAAAAAGGACATGATTGGGGTAAAGAAGAGCTATTTTTCACTGAAAAAATTCTTAAAGAAAGAAATAATTTTGAGTATTACATTAACGAATAAGTAATTGTTTAAGGAGAGTTTATGACAAAAGTTGTATTAGACGATGCACACCCACACTTAGGTGGAAACAATGTTGAGTTAAATAGACACACTTTTTGCCCAGAGAGTTGGAATTATGTTATAGAAAAGTATAAAATTAAGTCGGTAATGGATGTAGGCAGCGGATACGGGCATGCACCTAAATGGTTTTCAGAACAAGGTTTAGAATCTATCGCGATAGAAGGTTTGCAAAAGAATGTAGACAATGCTATATTTCCTACAGTTAAGGTCGACTTGACAGAGCAAAGTTATATAGCACCAGTTGATATGGTAAATTGTGTTGAAGTAGTTGAGCATGTAGAAGAAAAGTTTATTAGTAATTTATTAGATACTTTATGTTGCGGAAGATATATTTTTATGACTCACGGAACTCCAGGGCAACGTGGTCATCATCATGTAAACTGCCAGTGGCAGGACTATTGGATAGAACACATGGATAGCAGAGGTTTTGAATGGAGCGAAGAAGATTCATTAACTATTAGAAAATTGTCTACCGGCACTAAATTTAATAATGAAAATGGAAAACACATAAACGAAAGTGGATTATTTTTCATAAAACGGAAGTTGTAAATGGGGTATAAGACGTCATATCTAAATTGGATAAATGACCAGATTGGAAAAGTATATGATTCAACTAATGGTCTAAAAATGTTAGAACTTGGTAATCAAGTAATTCGTCCAGACAAACAAATAACTGAAACTACAGGCAAGGAATATTTTACTAGACTAGGATATGAACACATTTCTGTAGATTTAAATGGATTGCATGGTGCTTTGGCTAAAGATTTGTCAAAGTTAGAGGACTTTTTAGAATACAAAGAATACTTTGACGTAATCACAAATGCAGGAACAATTGAACATGTCGAACCATATGAATCGCAACATACAGCATTCCTAAATGTTCATAATAGTTTGAAAATTGGCGGAATTGCCATACATATCGGTCCTGATATTGAATTTACTAAACGAGGACATTGTCAATATTATTATGATTTATCTTTTTGGGAAAATATAACTAAACTTTCGGATTATGAATTTATAGATACAGCAATATTACCTCATACATCAAAATCTATTTCTAAATGGAGACTGTATGCTGTGAAGAAAACAGGAGATAGATTTATAAATCCAGATGAACTCCTTTCTAAAATACATGTATTGCCAGGTCCAGTGGGCGGAATGTATATTGATGGTAGAGATAAAAGAAATCCAGAAAGGATAAAAAAATAAATGTGTGGGTTTGGTGTCACAAACGTAGGTTCTATAGGAATGTCGAATCAGTTTTGTAAAAAACGTGGACCTGATCTTACGAATATTAAAACAATACATGGTGTGCAATTTTTACATAATCTATTGCACATTACAGGAACATACACATCACAACCTTTTTACAAGAACGACATTGCATGTGTTTTTAATGGAGAAATATATAATTTCCAAACGTTCGGTGATTATCAGTCAGACGGTGACTGTCTAATAGACTTGTATTTAGAACATGGTGAACAATTTACAAAATTACTCGACGGAGAGTTTGCTCTTTGTTTGATAGATTTTGCTAGAAATAAAATAATTATTAGTACAGATACATTTGCATGCAAACCTCTTTGGTTTGATTTTTCTAATGGATTTGCTGTTGCTAGTTATAAAAGCCAGCTTACACAACTTGGGTTTTCAAACGCTCAAAAACTAAATGCAAACACTACTAAGATATTTGATCTAAAGAGCCACACGCAAACAAACGAATTTCAAAATTTTAATTTTGATCTACGTCAACATAAGAATACATATGATGACTGGATTAGTGCATTTCAAACAAGCATACAAAAAAGATCTATTAACACAGAAAAAGGAATGTTTTTGGGATTGAGTAGTGGGTATGATAGTGGTGCGATTGCTTGCGAATTAACAAAACAAAATAAAAAGTTTACTGCATATAGTATTATTAACAATGAAAACCACGATGTTCTAAATAAAAGATTTTCTATTATCAAAGATGTTGTAAAAATAGACATGAAGCCTGAAGAATTTAAAGCAAATAGAAAACAGCTAAGAGATACATGTGAAGACTTTTTTTACAAAGATAAATTTTTTGATTACGATATTAAAAAAGATCAAGCAAGTGTCGGGTTAACAACTATATGTAAATATGCTAACCACAGAAATCAAAGAATCTATTTTAGTGGTCAAGGTGCTGACGAAATATTAAGCGACTACGGATTTGCAGGTAAAAAGATCTATAAACACAGTTCTTTTGGCGGGTTATTTCCAGACTCGTTAGAAGGGTTTTTTCCGTGGCATAGTTTTTGGGATGGAACACAAATACAATATCTAAATAAAGAAGAATATGTAGCAGGAAATTATGGCATAGAAACTAGGTATCCATTTTTAGATAGAGATTTAGTTCAAGAATTTTTATGGTTGTCTGCAGATTGCAAAAATAAGAAATATAAGAATGCTCTTGCTGAATATTTAGAAATCAATAATTTTCCATTCCAAGAAAGAGAAAAACGTGGATTTCATGTCACAGAAAAAGGAAAAAATTAATGAGCGATATACACGTTATTACAGCAGCTGATGCTAATTTTAAAGAATATGTTTATAAATGCGCTGACTCTTCAAAGACACTAGGGTACAAAACAACAATATACGATTTGGGCGGGTTAGATACTGGAAAACCTTTTACAGGAAGGGTAAGCGATAACATAGGAGCAAAGATTCCTTGCAAGCCCAGTATTATATATGATGCTATGAAAAACATTCCAAAAAATGATTATGTCGTGTGGATCGACGCTGATGTAATTGTTTGGGACAGATTTGACGAAATTACAATGCAAAATTTTGATATAGGTGTGACAGGCAGAAATCCTAAAGACAAAGAAAACGGATTGCCTATTAATGCAGGTGTAGTTTTTGTTAGGAATAGCATTCGTGCAGAAAATTTTGTAAAACAATGGATCAATCAATGTGAAACAGCAGTAAGTGATCAAGTTGAACTTAATAAGCTATGTCATGTTAGTTCTAGTGATACAGGCACAACAGTCACAAGACATAATACAAACATTCATGTTTTTCCGTGCGATATATATAATAACTTTTATTTTAAGAAACCGCAAATGCATGCTAAACTTATACATTATAAGAGTAAACATAGATTTCGTTGGCCAGAACGCACAATTAAAAAAATACCTAAAGGTACAGTTGACAGATCACAGTATGTACAAGTCAAATAAAATTCACAAAATAAACTACTAATATAAATATCTACATGAACACAGTGGTATTAGTGACTGGCGGATTTGATCCCTTGCATTCGGGGCACATAGCATATTTTAAAGAAGCACGGGAATTAGGTGATCATCTTGTAGTAGGTGTCAATTCAGATGAATGGCTTGCACGTAAAAAAGGCAGACCATTTATGCCCTTAGAAGAACGTGCTGCAATTATCAAAGAACTTGCATGTGTCGACGAAGTAATTGCATTCAACGATGATGACGATAGTGCGTGTAATGCTATTATGCAAGTATTGTCAACAAAAGGCAGTAGCTGGAATCTTGTATTTGCAAACGGCGGCGATAGAATAAACACCAACACTCCTGAATACAAAGTATACAGCGAGCACACCGATGTTGAATTTAAATTTAAAGTAGGCGGCAGTAACAAAGCTAATTCAAGCAGTTGGATACTTGACGAGTGGAAAACACAAAAGACCGAACGCGATTGGGGCTATTGGCGTGTACTAGACGACAAGCCAGAGAAGGGATATAAAGTAAAAGAACTTGTAATTTACCCCGGCAAGAGTTTAAGCAATCAAAAGCACTTCGAGCGTTCAGAACAATGGCTTGTTCTTGAAGGTATTGTCAAAATGGAAACAGAATGGGAAGGAAGACAAAGTGTCGTTCACATCCAGCCCCACGCAATGCCTTATGAAATAGGCAAAGAAGTATGGCATAAAGCAAGCAATCCCAATGGTGTTAATGCACATGTACTCGAAATACAGTGGGGCAAATGCTATGAAGAAGACATTGAAAGAAGAGATTGAATGGAAACACTAAAAATATTTATAGGGTACGATAGCAGAGAAGACATTGCATATCAGGTTGCAAAACAAAGTATTCTTGATACAGCTAATCATCCACAAAATATAGAAATTATTCCTTTAAAGTTGGAAGAATTAAGAAAACAAGGAATGTATTGGAGACAAGAAGATAAACTAGGATCTACAGAATTTACATTTAGCAGGTTTTTAATTCCAGAGCTATGTAAATTTGAAGGTTGGGCTTTATTCATAGACTGTGATTTCTTATTTAAAGTAAGCATCGAAAAACTGTTTGAAAAAATAGATAACGAAAAAGCTATTATGTGTGTGCATCACGATTACACTCCTGATGAAGGATCTAAGATGGATGGAAAACAGCAAACGCAATATCCAAGAAAAAATTGGAGTTCAATGGTATTATGGAATTGTAGTCATCCTGCTAATAGAGAACTAACAAAAGAACTAGTAAATAATCCAGCAACTTCAGGTAAATTTTTACATAGATTTAGTTGGTTAAACGATAACCTAATTGGAAAAATTCATCATCAATGGAACTGGTTAGTAGGATGGTATAAAGAACCAGAAGACGGGCATCCATGTGCTTTACATTATACCGAAGGCGGACCGTGGTTTAAAGAATACGAAACATGTGAGTATGCCGCAGATTGGTTGCTTGTAGAAAAAAAGTATATTAAGAGTGTAAATCGGTTAAAAGTACCTAAGCCCGGCGAGTTTACAAGTTTAGATGATGATAAGAAGGATTTATTTAGAGCAATTTTAAATTATCAAATAGATCCTAATAATTACTATTATAACGATACTTGGGAGAGTATTACAGAAAAGGTAAAAAGCACTATGGGAAATAAAGTAATTGCAATTGATAGTGAAGGAGGAATTAATTATAAATCTAACGGACATCAGTATGATCCTATCTTAAGAAGTTTAGCAATAGGCTCGCAAGCGCAATTGTCAAATTGGGATAAAGAAAAAGATACTAACACTCCGATGCTAATAAGAGGATTAGGTGGCGGAAGTAGAAAAGCTATCGACAGTTGTAAAAAAACCGGAAGAACATTTTATGCAGTTGATACTGGATATTTTGGCAATACTAAAACTAAATGGGTACATCGTATTACAAAAAATAATGTACAACAAATTGGTCCAATTATAGATAGGCCAAATGATAGAGCTAAGATGTTCGGTTATAAATTTAAAAAATTTACCTCAGGAAGTAAAATTTTAGTTTGTCCGCCTAGTTTAAAAGTTATGGATATGTTTGGTCAGCCAACTCCAGAAGAATGGGTTAAACAAACTGTAAGACAGTTAAAACAATATACTGACCGTCCGATCGAAATACGTCTCAAACCCAACAGGACAGAAAGAGTTACCAATAAAACTATACAACAAGCTCTAGCAGACGATGTCCATTGTTTGGTAACTTATAATAGTATTGCAAGCATTGAAGCACTAATGGAGGGTAAGCCTGCTCTTGTACTCGGTCCTAATGCCGCAGAAGCTATTTGCGAAACACAGATAGAAAATATTGACAAACCAAAAATACCAACAAAAGAAGAAATGAATGCATTTATGAATCATATTGCATACTGTCAATTTACTATACCTGAAATGGAATCAGGTTATGCTTGGAGGACTGTAAATGAAAGTAGTGAGCTATCACTGTGGGATCCCACCAAAGAACAGTAAACCAGAAAAACCGGCTATTCTTTCAAATTTTGTAAAAGGTGTAAATTCTAAAGGCAACGTAGGAATCGATCATTTTAAAACAGATATAGTTGATTGCGATGTAGCTGTATTGCAAGGATTTGTTCATCAAAATAGTAAAAAATCACCGCATCTTCAATTAAGACAACGAGTAATTGATCATCAACGTCTTATGAAAAAAAGGTCACTTATTGTTGATAGTAATTTATTTCTTTATCTTAATAAATCAAATCAACCTCATCATTATTTGAGATATTCCTTTGATGGAATATTTAGAGGTACAGGATTTTATTTTGATAAAGATGTGGATCCTAGTAGATGGCAAACTATAAAAAAAGATTTAAGTATTGACGTCAAAGATTATAGAACGCAAGGCAATTATATTCTAGTATGCTTACAACGTAATGGCGGTTGGAGCATGAAAGGTATGGATGTAATGCAATTTTGTAATTCAGTTATTATGCAGATCAAAAAACATACTGATAGGCCTATTGTAGTTAGAGGTCACCCAGGAGATGGAAAAACTAGTCAATATTTAAGGATTAACATTCCTGGAGTTACAATAAGTAATAAAGATACGCCTATACAAGAAGACCTTAAAAACGCTTGGGCAACTGTATTATTCAACAGTAGTCCTGGAGTTGCTAGTCTAATCGAAGGCGTGCCAGTGTTTCAAATGGATCCTGCTAAGGAATATAGTATGTACGGGGAAGTTGCTAATAGTACATTAAAAAGATTAGAAGATCCAAAGTTGTATGATAGGCAAGAATGGCTAGAAAGAATTGCTATGTGTCATTGGAGTTTTGACCAAACTATGAGCGGCGAAGCATGGGAATTTATGCGCCAATACGTCTAACGTTGCCAGTATGCTTCTTGCCGTTTTACCATTATATCTGAAGGTTTGCTTTTTCCTTGATCTTTACGCCCGCCTTTCATGTGATCCATAAATTTACCTAAAGGGCCATTAATAAGCGGGTGTCCGCCACCGCCGGTTTTTGCTTCTCGCATGTACATGTCTGCACTATAATCATGTGAAGGAAAGTCCTTATATTTCTTAAGTATTTCACCAAACACATAACTGTCGTGCCATTCTTCTAGTGTAAAGATCCCGTTGTCTGCATCTTCGTACATTTGTTCAAAGTCTTTGAGAAATTCGTGACAGGTAGGATGATTTAGATTCATACCGTAAAAGCCGCACTCTGGCCATGTCTGTGATCCTCGGCCCCTTCCAACATATGTGACATAAGCATTGTTAGGAAGTAATGCAATAAAGTCTTTATAACTCCACGGACTATGAATATAGCTGTCTGCGTCCATCCAAACTACCCATCCCTTTGAATGCTCACATGCATCGAATACTGCATATGTTTTATTAGCAAAGCGAACAGCATCCCATTTGAAGGCCTTGTTCCAATCACGTGGACGTCTACGCTTAATGTCATCTGGCGGTATACCGTTTGCTTTAGGATCATTTTTCCATTTTTCTTTAAATGCGCTTAATTTGGGCAATGCTTCCTTTGCATCTAATACTGTTATTTGATCAGTATCGGGATTTATTGGATTACAGTCTTCTGCATACACAACAAGTTTAATGCGTTTATCTACCTGATCAGAAAACGAATTTAAAAATCTTTGCGCATATTTCTCGAGCCCCGGTTTATGGAAAGTTGTAATCACAGTTATGTCTGACATTGTTAATCCTTTGTAAATATAGTAAGGTATTTACAAATGAAATTTAGTTTATGGAGACAATATGGCGCACTTAACAGTGGACCAATTTTTGATGCTTTTGCTGCTGGCGCCACTAGCCTTGGCTGGCATTGTGTTGACAACGACCCTACTGCTGATGTGGATGTCATTTGGAGTGTTCTGTGGAATGGTCGAATGGCTCAGAATAAAGCTATATGGGACAGGGCACGTTCGCAATCCAAACCGGTGGTGGTCTTAGAAGTAGGTGGTATACAGCGAGGTACAACATGGAAGGTAGGATTAAATGGGATTAATAGAGATGCTTTTTTCGGTGATGCTGGGAACGATAGTAGGCGTAGCGATCTACTTGGTCTTAGACTAAAGCCTTGGCGTACTGACGGCGAGTTTGTTCTTATAGCAGGACAGCACGAAAAGAGCGAACAGTGGCGTAATCAACCTCGCATGAGTCAATGGGTTATGGATACTATTGAAAACATACAAGCACACACTGATCGCCCTATACTGTTTCGTCCTCATCCTAGATGTAGACTAGAAGCAATAGAAACACAATATAAAAATGTTTATAGGCAAGAGCCTCGACAAATACCAGGTACATACGACGACTTTGATATGAGATTTGGTAATATCTATTGTACTGTAAGTTGGACTAGCAATCCTGGTATACACAGTGTTATAGAAGGTATACCTGCCTATACTAGTCACAGTAGTCTTGCATGGGACGTCAGTATTAAAAGTCTTACAAACATCAACAATCCGCCCTTGCCCGATAGAACACAGTGGCTAAACGACTACGCATGGACAGAATATACTGTTGATGAAATTAGTCAAGGTATCCCACATAAACGCTTGACAAGTAAGCTATTTTAAGTTATAATTAACTTATGAAAAATGTAGCAAACACCATCGAAGATCTTCTTGAGATTCTTGCAGGACTGCAAGGACAATCTAAAATACAGATTGAATCTAGCGATCATAATTTATTATATAGTTTGGCAAGACAGGTGTTTAAAGGCACAGGTTTGACAGACCGTCAATACGAATTATCAAAAGAAAAATTATCTAAATATGCTGATCAGTTTACATCGTTAGATTACAATGTTGATGTTGCTTTAGAATCTTTAAGATTGCCTTTGAGACAACTAGATCGTAGTCGTTGGATGAAAATTGTAGAACATCCCGGAAACACTGTATATGAATCATACAAAACAAATCATTGGATTGCTGTTAGATTCATCTTTAATAAAAAATTAATATCTTTGATAGAGACAATTCGTAGAACAGATGAGGATGCAGTATACGATAAAGAAAATAAAATACATTATTTTACACTGTCGGAAAAAAATATATTCAATGTAATCGATGCACTCAAAGATAAAAACTTCGAGATTGATACTGAACTACAAGAGAAATACGAAAAGATTAAATTTATGAATGAGAACAAACGAAAATACGTGCCAGGCGTTTATAGTTTTAACCTTGAAAATTTAAATAAAAAAGCAATAGAATATATTATATCCGATATAGGAGATCCTGATAATGACAACTTAGCATTATTGAAGGACAGACAGAAGTTATATGGCCTACATCATTTTGATCAGATAGATTTAGATAGCAGTATTAGCCAACTTACTACTCTTGGCCAAAAAATAGTAAAAAGAAATCAACGTCAAATTTTGATTAATCCTGAAACTTTTAATTTTGATAGACTAGCGGAAGCACTAATTGAGTTATATAGATTTCCTTTACTGATTGTTTTAAATGAAAATACTGATTTTGATGAATTAGTTAAAACTTATGGATCGTTTAAAAATATATTGGCAGATGACGATTTTTGTGTACTTTATAGAAAAGATAATGCAGATTATAATGATAAACAATTTAATGAATATATTAAAAACAATAAATTAAACAGCAAACTTGACAACTTCCCCAAAGTAGTGTATACTACTAAGAATAAGTTTCCAAAAACAATATTAAAAACTGAATGGAAACCTAAAGCAGCAATTATGTTCGGAAGCGACAGATACATGACAAGCCCGAAAATACAATATTATTTAAATGAACTTGATTTAGTCATTCATTATGATAATGATAGTTCTCCGTTTTTAAAAGGTCAGGTAGAAAAAATTTAATGGCATCATGTAAACTAATAATCGAAGATGAAGTAAACATCAAGCTAGAAGGACTTGAAGTAGATGTACGCCGTAAGCTTGCAAACGCTCTCAAGTTCGAAGTGCCATATGCAAAGTATATGCCACAATACAAACTTGGACGATGGGACGGTAAGGTTGCTTTCTTTGGTATTGGTGGCACTGGCTATGTTAACCATCTTGATACTATTGTTAGTGTATTGGAAAAAAATAATGTTCAAATTGTAGACATTGAAGATCATCGACATCCTGTGCAGTTTAACTTTCCAGAAGTCACAGAGAACTACTGGAAGGATCAAGGCGTTAAGTGGCCGGCGGGACATCCCGCAGAAGGCGAAGATATTATTCTGCGTGACTATCAAGTAGAAGCAATCAACAACTTTATTAAGAATCCACAAAGCTTACAACAGATTGCTACTGGCGCAGGCAAAACAATTACCACAGCAACGCTGTCACACATAAGTGAGCCGTATGGTAGGTCTCTAGTAATTGTTCCTAACAAGTCGTTAGTAGAACAAACAGAAGAGGACTATATTAACTGCGGTCTCGACGTAGGGGTATACTTCGGCGACAGAAAGCAACTAGGTAAGACTCATACAATTTGCACTTGGCAGAGCTTGAACATTCTAGACAAGAAGTTCAAAGACGGCAGTGCAGTATTAGGACTGGCAGAGTTCCTAGAAGGTGTAAGCACTATTATTGTCGACGAAGTACATCAAGCCAAAGCAGAGGTTCTCAAAAACTTGCTTACACGCAACCTACGTAATGCTCCGATCCGCTGGGGACTAACTGGCACAGTGCCCAAAGAGAAGTTTGAATTTGAAAGTATTCATGCTAGCTTAGGTCCTGTAATTGGACAGATCAGTGCTAAGGAATTGCAAGACAAGGGTGTACTTGCACAGTGTCACGTTAACATTGTACAGCTAATGGATACCGTAGCGCATGCAGGGTACCAAGAAGAATTAAAGTATTTGGTCACTAATCAAGCAAGATTAGAATATATAGGCAAATTATTAAACACAGTTAAAGAATCAGGCAACACACTTATACTAGTAGATAGAATTAGTGCAGGTGAAGCACTAGCAGAACTTATTCCAGGCAGCACATTTGTAAGCGGTGCTGTAAAGAACAAAGACAGAAAAGAAACATATGACACAATCCGCGAAGGCACCAATGAAGTAATCATTGCTACATATGGTGTTGCGGCTGTTGGACTGAACATTCCACGTATCTTTAATCTTGTGTTGCTTGAACCGGGCAAGAGTTTTGTAAGAGTAATCCAGTCAATTGGTAGAGGTGTAAGAAAGGCAAAGGACAAAGACTTCGTGCAAATATGGGACCTTACATCAACATGTAAGTTTGCGAAGCGGCACCTTACGCAACGTAAAAAGTTTTATAAGGAAGCCCAGTACCCCTTCACAATAGAAAAGGTAGATTGGAACTAACTATGAGAATACTTACATTGGAAAATAAATGTTTTAATTTAACAAATTTACCTGACGAATTAGAGGACGACGTAAGATTTGCTGTACTAGATAATTCGGATCCTAAAGATCCTGATTTCTTTTTTATTCCGTTAATCTTCTTAGAATCATTTAGTAGTCCTGCAATAGTTATGGAAATAATGGGAAAAGAAATTATGATGCCAGTAGATTGGAGCATGGCAGTAGGTGATAGCTATAGTGGGAATGATTTAGAAGTATTACCATTAACAAGTATTAATGATAGAGGATTTGAAGCTTTTCTTTTTAATCCGTTGTCCAGTTTCAAACTTGAATTTGGTGATATCAAAATAACTAATTTTTATAATGATGTAAAATGGTATTTTCCTAAAACTAAAAATGGGCAATTACTTAGCATACCCATTACAGACGGACCAAAGCCTTTATGTGCTTTTTTTATTAAAGATATAAGCAGACAAAGCGAAACTATAGATTATTCAAAATTAATGTAAAGGAAGGAAAGATGACAATGAAAGCAGGGAAGATTTGGGGACAGACAGAACTGATCCACGCAAACGGTGTACTAGAGTTTCATCGTATTGAATACAAAGCAGGATACAAGTGTAGTGAACACGAACACCAATTTAAATGGAATGGATTCTTTGTAGAGTCAGGAAAAATGATTGTGCGTGTTTGGCAAGACGGTGATCAAGATGGATTAGTTGATGAAACTATTCTTGAAGCTGGAGACTTCACACAAGTCAAACCAGGTAAGATTCATCAGTTTGAAGGACTGGAAGACGGTGTAGCATTTGAACTATACTGGGCAGAATTTAATCATAATGACATTGTAAGACGCTCAGTAGGCACAAGTGTATAGTAAAGATTATCTGACTCAATTAAAATACTTACATGCTGCTAAGGATAGACCTAGAGGTTTCGGCGGCAAGCTTAAGGATTTAGGTAATTTTTATAAGTTTTTTGATAAGTGGAATCCTAAGAATGCACTAGATTATGGATGCGGCAAGGGTGCTATACTATCACATTTAAAAAATAATTATCCTAATACACTATGGACTGGATACGATCCTGCAGTGCCTATGTTTGCAATACAACTACAACATGCCAAATTTGATTGTGTATTTTGTAATGATGTGCTAGAACATATTGAACCTGAATGGTTAAACACTGTGCTTGCTGATATTTCTAGATTAGCGGAAAAAAATATTTGGTTAAGAATAGATACACTGCCTGCAAGAAAAAAATTGCCCGACGGAAGAAATGCCCATTTGATTTTAGAATCGAAAGAATGGTGGGAGAATAAAATTACAAATTTTATTCAAGGCCAAATTGTTTATTCTGTATTAACAAAAAAAGGTAAGCTAGATATTGCTATCGAAAAATGACTAAAATGATACCTGGAGAAGCTTTGATATACGAACGTGATGATGGTGTTGTGTACGCTCGATATCGAGATCCTCCGCATAATACAATACCGCGTTGGATCATAGGCGGCGATCCTGCAGGAGTAGCTAGAGCACAAGGTAGTCTATTAGAATACAGTGAATGGAAAAACTTGTGCGAATTATCTCAAACAAACGAAACCCTAAAAAAACAACTTGACAAATTAGTCACAACTTACTATATAATTAAGGACACTAAATGAATAACTATATTTTTACTAGCGAAAGTGTTAGCGACGGACACCCAGATAAAATTGCAGATCAAATATCAGATGGACTGGTTGATGCTGGTTTAGCAGGAGGAGACGAAACTACTCGTGTTGCTGTTGAAACGCTTGTCACTACTAATCACGTCACATTAGCCGGCGAAGTAAAAAACTTCAACGTAAGCAATGACGAAGTCAAAGAAATCATCCGCAACAAAGTTCGTGAGATCGGATATGAACAGGATGGGTTTCATTGGGATAAACTAAACATCTACAACGAAATTCATGCACAGAGTGGCGATATTGCATTGGGAACAGACAACTTTGGTGCAGGCGATCAAGGCATTATGTTTGGGTATGCTTGCAATGACAATGACGCATACTTGCCAGCACCTATTTACTACAGCCACGAAATACTTAAAGAATTAAAGTCTATGCGACTGGATGGGTATGATTATATGCTGCCAGATGCTAAATCACAAGTTAGCGTAGAGTATGAAGGTGGTCGTGTAAAACGCATTGACCAAGTTGTAGTAAGTCATCAGCATCGCGAAGGATTTGGACACAGCATAAAAGTGCCGATAAAAGATGCTGTAAATCGAGTATGCGGTGGTTTAATCGATGACGATACTGTGTGGCACATTAATCCTACTGGCAACTTTGTTATTGGTGGACCAGACGGAGATGCAGGTGTCACAGGACGTAAGATTATTGTAGATACTTATGGGGGATTTGCACCACACGGTGGCGGAGCCTTTAGTGGCAAAGATCCTACTAAAGTAGATCGCAGTGCAGCATATATGGCACGTTGGCTTGCTAAAAATGTAGTAGCAGATAATATGGCAGATTGGTGTCAAATTCAGTTGAGTTATGCTATTGGTGTTAAAGAGCCAACAAGTATCTATGTAGATTCAAATGGACACAATCGAAGTATTCAAAAGTTTATTGAAGACAATATTGATATGACTCCAAAAGGAATTATTGACAGATTTGATTTATTCAAATATACTAATTATAGCGATAATTGTACATATGGACACTTTGGAAACAAAAACGTACCATGGGAAAGGATTGGATGGTAATGAGAATTATAGCAGGGCCATGTCAACACGAAAGTCTAGGACAAAGCTCGGAGGTCGCTGAAGAGTGTAAACGTGTTTGCGACAAATACGGAATAGATTATTATTTCAAAGCAAGCTACGACAAAGCAAATCGTACAAGTGCTAACGGTAAGCGCGGCATGGGCATGGAATCAACACTACAAGACTTTCGTGCTATAAAAGAAGCACTAGGCGTAAAAACTCTTACTGATGTACATGATTATGTGCAAGTAAATCGTATTACAAGGGAATTCAATGACACTGTAGATGTCCTGCAGATTCCTGCATTCTTATGTCGTCAGACTGATCTCATTACGGCAGCATGTGCTACTGATAAGATTGTAAATATCAAAAAAGGTCAGTTCCTAGCACCTTGGGATGTAAAAGGCATCCTTTCAAAAACTGAAGGTGCTCAAGAAGTGTGGATCACAGAAAGGGGTACTAGCTTTGGATATAATACTTTGGTTGTTGATTTCACCGGCCTTAACTATATGCTTGATAACTTTAATTGTCCTATTGTATTGGACGCCACACACAGCGTACAAAAGCCAGGCGGCAACGGAAGTAGTAGCGGCGGGAATAGGGATTATGTTCCTAGCCTATCTCGTGCAGCTAGTGCTTTGGGGATTACAAATTTCTTTTTAGAAGTACACGCTGACCCAGACAACGCACCTAGCGATGGTCCTAACATGTTGCGACTAGATGAGTTCGAAAGCGTAGTGTCAGACATTGTAAAGTACACATACCGCAAAACAGAAACGATTCCAGTTGATAGAAATTACACAGGATTTGGCAAATGAGCGAAAGAAAGATCAAAGAATGGGCTTTGCCATATGTTAAAGGATTTCATACCTATATAGATATTGGTGCACACAATGGCGATACTAGTGTTCCGTTTTTAGATACTTTTAATAGAGTTATTTGTTTTGAACCTAATCCAGAAAGCTACAAAGAACTTTCAAATTATAAACAATTAGAATGCTACGATATTGCACTAGGTGATAAAAATACAACAGCTATTTTAGCTATGAATAGTAATACAAATAATCCCGAGCACGGATCTTTGCACAAAGATAGGGTTGCATCTTGGTCAGGAGAATCGTACAACGTAGAAGTAAAGACTTTGGATAGTTTTAAATTTTTTGAAAACATTGATTTTATTAAAATTGATACCGAACAGTACGAATATTATGTTATCCAAGGTGCTTTAAAAACAATTAAGAAAAATCGTCCAACTATCTTTTTTGAAAACAAAAGAAACGAAGCAGATAACGCTATCCTATTGTTGTTAGACTTAGGTTATACAGTGCGTAAATGGAAAAGCGATACAATAGCATTTTATGAAGGAACTAAATGAGTAAAACTGCAATTCTTATACCTGCTAGATACGGTAGCACACGCCTTCCGGGCAAACCTTTGATTGCACTAGATAACATTCCTATGATACGCAGGGTGTATGAACGCTGTCGCAAGACAGGGTTAGATACGTATGTGCTTACTGACGATATGCGCATCTTTAATCTGTTTGGTGCTAGTTGTTGTTGGATTGAAGAAGTAGATTATGCAAATGGCACTGAACGATGTGCAGGTGCTATCAAGAATAGTTTTTTTAACAAGTACAATACATTTATCAATGTACAAGGCGACATGCCGGACATTACAGCAGAAGTAATCAACAAATGTCATAACCTATTACAGTACTATGCTGTGTCAACAGTGTATGCTACAATGCCAAAAAAGATGCAAGACGATCCTAACACAGTAAAGTGTGTACACGCAAGCGAACATGCATTATGGTTTGGCAGAGGTATAACAGGATATGGTAGTTGGCATTTGGGCGTTTACGGATACAAGCGTAATGCATTAGAAATGTATCCTTCACTGCCTGTACCCGAAGAAGAAAGAATTGAGCAATTAGAACAACTAAGATGGTTAAAAAATAGTTGGCAAATCGGAATAAATCCTGTATACTATAACGGTATAGAAATTAATTCTCCAGAGGACGTAGAAGCATGGCATCAGAAAAACTTGCAATAAAAGAAATACTCAGCTGGATTGACAATGACGAAAAAGACATTTGGAATCATCTAGAAGACGAGCATAAGAAACAAATCAGTTTCTGGTTGTTGAACAGATATGTTGCTAGTGTTAATGGCAGTCGTGAAAAACAAGAGCTTGCAATCTTTAAGACCAATGAGTATTACAACATACACTTCAACACAATCGGTGTCGGCAAAGAAAACGGACATCAAAAATTGATGTGGCAGTTGTTGTGTATGAGCGGCGCAACTGGTAAGAACGAGTTTCATCCTTGGATTGGTTTTAAGAAAAAAGCAGGCGGCAACGACAAAGCTGTTAAACTGCTAGAACAAATTTATCCTAACATGAAAACAGACGAGGTAGAATTACTTGCTGGACTATCTACAAAAAAAGAACTCAAACAATTGGCTGAAGAATATGGCATTGACGCCAAGCTCTGACAAACCGTATAACTGTGAATATTGTGGAAGCTCTTATGTAAGAGAGAAGACTCTTGCAGCACACATGTGTGAAAAGAAAAGACGATGGCTACAAAAAGATGAAAAGAGAGTAAGACATGGCTTCTATGCATTCCAAAGATTCTATACGCTCAGTGCAGGCAACAAAAAAGAAAAAACGTATGCGGATTTTGTCGGGTCACCCTATTATAATGCTTTTGTTAAATTTGGTTCCTTTATTAGCAATGTTCGTCCTTTATATCCTGACAGATACATAGACTATGTTGTCACTAGTGGAGTTAAGCTAGATCACTGGTGTCGAGACGAAATGTATGAGAAATATGTACTAGAATTTATTTTAAAAGAAGATGTCACTACAGCGTTAGAACGTAGTATACAAACAATGTTAGAATGGGCAAGTGATAATGATCCTGCGCCTTGGAATCATTATTTTCAACATGTAAGCTTAAACAGAGCAGTATGGCATATTAAAGATGGCAAGATGTCTCCTTGGCTGATTCTTAATTGTGCTAGTGGGAAAGAAATGCTAAGTAAATTTAATGATGAACAATTAAGTATGGTATATCATGTTATAAATCCTAAACACTGGGCTATGAGGTTTAAACGATTATCTAATGATGTACAATTAGTTAAAGATGTTGCTAAGGAAAGCAATTTGTAATGCCGGATATTGATATAGATTTTGCAAATAGAGATATTATATTATCTAAGATACAACATCATGTTGCACGTTTAGACAGTGGCAAGAAACACAACACTGGCGTGTATGTCACTGCAATCCCACATAGCCCTGTAGACAATATTTCCACAATCGAACACAAGGCTGCAGAAGATCGCGGCTATTTTAAACTCGACTTTCTTAATGTAAGCATATACAAAGATGTGCGCAACGAAGCACACTTAGAAGAACTTATGACTAAAGAGCCAATGTGGGAACTTTTACAACACGAAGAGTTTGTGGATCAACTATTTCATTTAAATGGCCATACATCAATTCTGAAGCAGACTTGCCCAACTTCCGTGGAACAGTTAGCTGCCGTCCTTGCTATGATACGGCCCGCGAAGAGACATCTGATTGGGAAGACTTGGAACGAGATAATGAAAGAAGTGTGGACAAAGCCGACTAATGGTGATTACTACTTTAAGAAAGCGCATGCTGTATCTTACGCAATGGCAGTAGTAGTACACATGAATTTATTAGTGGAGCAATTAAATGGCTAGACGTAATGACTTATTACATGTTCCTATGACCGTTGAGTGGTCGGGTAAAAGTAATAGAAGACATTTTCTTAACTATTTAATAAAGCAAAATAATTTTACAACAATGGCCGAAGTAGGTGTTAGAGACGGACGCACTACTTTTCATTTGTTAGATCAAAACCCTAATTTAAAAATTTATGCAGTAGATAATAATATCAAACAATTTTACACTAATGATATAAAAAAGAAATATAATGAAAGACTAATTGCTATTGAAGGCAATAGTTCATTTGTAGTAGACAAAATACCTAAAGTTGACTTAGTTTTTATAGATGCAGATCATAGTTATAATGGATGTAGCAAAGACATAATAGCCTATAAGGACAAAGTACACTCAGGCGGAATTTTAAGCGGACACGACATAGACTATCCAGGTGTTAATAAAGCTGTAAATGAATTAATATCAAATTACGAAGTAGGCCCTAACAATGTATGGTTTGTTAACTCTTAGGTTTTCTAACCAATTGTACAGATTTTCTTTTTACTCTTTTAACTGCAAGATTATTTAAATTTACACAAGGTCCTATGCTTACTCTCACATCTTTTGAATTCATTGTAAGAACTGCATAGGAAAATGGTTGAATTTCATTTCTAAGAAAGATATTAATAGGAATCATTCTATTTGATTCCCACCACCAAGTATCTCCTAGTTCTAAAAATGCTTTTTTCTCTTGTTCTGTTTTTAAATTAGTGTATACATACATGCTTGTAATATACTGATCTTGATTAGCAATGATGCCGACATATTCGTTGCCACCATATGTGACAACGCTTATGTATGGAAAGTTTTGTTCAATATCTTTTAATAACATATTTCTCGATAAATATACTTATGCAAATAGTACCTAGATATTTAGTCAATAACAGAATAACCATTATTGCTAATGAAGCAGGATTCGTCACGGAGTATAGACCAGTGTATAGTAGACAAATTAAAGTATTCACAAATATTGATAATATATTACAATTTAGAGTTTTGAATGCTGATCAAAAACCTTTGAACATAGGGAGCTACACTCCTAAATTCCAAGCGTTTGACGAAAATCAAAATCTAATAATTGAACATGACGGTGTGGCTATTACAGGCGATGATAGTGCTGCGGTAAGAGGATTATTTAAAGTCACGATCACGGAAAACGATTTATTAAATGTTAAATCTCAATATCTCACATACGCTATTCATCTAGTAGATTCTAACGGTGATAATGTACTGACCTATGCAGATACACATTTTAATGGCAACGGAACTATCTATGTCGACACCAAACAGTATCCAGCTCCAAAACAATCCACATCTGTCACAACATTTTTGCCTGACAATGACAGCTGGTATTCGTCTACTATAGATGCACAGCCAGGAATAAATGGAAACGAAGCACTCCATACTGCGGTTATATATACAGATAGTTTTATAGGAGACATTGTTATACAAGCTACGTTGGATAACGAAATTACAGATTCAACCTCCTGGGCCGACATTGATACAATATCGTTTACTGGAAGTGAAACAGAACCAACACCGGCGAACTTTAATGGTGTATTCAATCATATTAGATTTAAGGCAACTGCCAGTCCAGCAAGCACAATCACAAAAATTCTCGTCCGAAACTGATTGACATCTAGCACACTCTGCGCTATAATTAGAGTATGAGTGTAGTAAGCGAAACAGTTCTGACATACTTGCCTGCCAAAAGGAAACAAACTCCTAGTGGCTGGTTAAGCTTCAATGCACAGTGTTGCCACCACAATGGACACAGTGCGGACACTCGTGGCCGCGGCGGCATGATTGCTAACCCAGATGGCGGCATCAGCTATCACTGCTTCAACTGCGGTTTCAAGGCTAGCTGGCAACCGGGCAGACAGTTCTCACACAAGTTGCGTAAACTACTCCAGTGGATGGGAGCACCTGACGATATAATCAACAAGGTGGCACTTGAAGTGATGAGAGAAAACGAAGGCGTTGAGGTCAAGGAACGTATAGCGAGCCTGCCTACCTTCAATACTGTTCCGTTGCCAGACGATGCTGTTAAGATCACAGACATCACAGACTTTAACAAGTTTAGCATGGCTGTGCTAGAATACATGGCAGCACGTAATCTAAACGTAGATGACACTGACTACTATTGGAGCCCAAGCCTAGGGTACCGTGATAGATTGATCATACCCTTCTACTATGAAGGTAGGGTAGTAGGTTGGACTGGGCGTAGTGTGGTGCCTGACAAGAAGCCCAAGTACCTTACAGAAGTACAGCCTGGCTTTGTTTATGGGCTAGACGATCAGCGTCATACTAAGGTGTTTGCTATCGTGTGCGAAGGTCAGATAGATGCCATACACGTAGAAGGTTGTGCCTTAGGCGGATCAGAGATATCGGACCAACAGGCTATGCTACTCAAGCGTTTACAAAAAGACATTATTGTTGTACCCGATAGAGACAAGGCTGGTAGCAAGCTAGTGGAACGTGCAATTGAACTAGGCTTCAGTGTGAGCATGCCTGAATGGGGTGAAGAAATAAATGATATCGGAGATGCTGTAGATAAGTACGGTAGACTATATACATTACATAGTATTGCAACAAGTGCAAACGAAAGCGCACTTAAAATTAGACTGAGAGCAAAAAAATGGTTTACTTAAAGAAGATTTGGTCATGGGTATGTTGGCCTTATACAGCATGGAGAGAACACAGATATCTTAAGAAGCGTTTAAAAGAACTTCAAGAAAAAGATCCTTTTATCTACAAATGATTACTTGGGGCATATCAGCAAACAGTCACGATGCTGCATTAGCAGTGTTTACAGATGAAGGACTTGAGTTCGCTAGTCATAGTGAACGCTTCAGCGGCACTAAGAACGATGCACACTTAAATAAAGAACTAATAGACTACGCACTACAATGGGGAGAGCCTGATGAAGTTGTTTGGTACGAACGACCCCTTAGGAAAACTTTTAGACAGCTTAGAGCAGGACAAGGGTGGAACTATAGAGAAAACAATGTCAAGAATTATCTTGCAGGGTATAGTATACATGCTCCTATTCGCTATAGCAATCACCATCATAGTCATGCTGCCGCTGGTTATTATACTAGTGGCTTTCGAGATGCTACTGTCGTATGTATCGACAGCATTGGCGAATTCGAAACGCTAACCTTATGGGAAGGCAAAGGCGACAAACTAAACAAAGTTTATAGCCAAGGGTATCCACACAGCATAGGCTTGTGGTATAGTGCTATGACACAGCGTGTAGGCTTAAAGCCAAACGAAGACGAATACATCCTTATGGGTATGGCAGCATACGGTGACCCCCATCGACTGTTTATGGACATACTCAATGAGTTTATTGACAAAGAAGGCATAGGGTATAACCCTAAAATAAAACTCAAGCACAATCTACATAGAGGGTGTCGTTGGTGGCGTCCAGAACTAACTACTGAACAAGATATGTTTGACATTGCTGCTGCTACCCAGAAGGTATATGAATACATACTATGCAATACCCTACTGTGGGCCAGTAGAAACTTTGACAGTAAGAACCTTGTGCTCATGGGAGGGTGTGCTTTAAACTGTAGTGCAAACAGCATCGCTTATCGCTTTTACGACAGCGTATGGATAATGCCCAACCCAGGTGACGCAGGTAGTGCTGTAGGCGCAGTGCTTGCGTCTAAGAAGCAAACACTGCCTATGCCACATGCATACTTGGGCTACAATATAGAAGGAGAGTATCCAGTTGAAGAAGCAGTCAAGGAACTCCAAACTGTGGGAATATGTGGGATCGCTAATGGCAGAGCGGAATATGGTCCAAGAGCTTTTGGTAATCGCAGCCTGCTTGCTGATCCCCGCGGCAGCGATATTAAAGATAGAGTCAATGCTATCAAACGCAGACAGAAGTTCAGACCATTTGCTCCAGTTGTGCTCGCCGAACATGCAGATGACTATTTTGAAGGACACTACAACAATTATATGCAGTTTACAGCCCGAGTCAGAGATCCACACTTGTATCCTGCCATCACCCATGCCGACAATACTGCCCGAGTCCAAACAGTACCGAAGGATGGTAGCGGAATACGAGCTTTGCTCGAACGATGGTATGCGCTAACAGGCTGTCCTATGCTACTCAACACTAGCCTAAACATCAAAGGCAAGCCTATGGTAAATGACTTGACAGATGCACAAGAGTTTGCTACAATGTATAACGTAAAAGTATTCACCGGAACAAAGAATGACAACTAGACAGAACACAGATTATGGTTATGATATACAGAAGGTATATCTAGAAATGTTTATGACAGACGCTGAGAGCTTTGTACGCTGTCAGGGTGTGTTTGATCCTATGACATTTGACAGACGTTTGATAGAGCCGGCTAAGTTTATTAAAACATATGTAGAAGAGCACAACGCATTGCCTACATTTGATATGGTGAATGCTGCTACAGACACTAACTTGAAAGACCCAGGACAACTACAAGAGAATCACTATGACTGGTTGTTGCAGGACTTTGAAACGTTCTCTAAACACAAAGCACTAGAGGCAGCTATTCTCAAAAGCGCAGACTTGCTAGAGAACGGTGAGTATGGACGCTGTGAAGAACTGGTCAAGCAAGCTGTACAGATTGGCTTGCAGAAAGATCTTGGTACTGATTACTTTGCGGATCCTCGAGCAAGACTAGAAGCTATCAAAGACAAAAACGGACAGGTGAGCACAGGGTGGCCTGGGTTGGACAAGAAACTATTCGGTGGGTTCAACAGAGGCGAGCTGAATATCTTTGCAGGTGGTTCAGGATCTGGTAAGAGTTTGTTCTTAGCGAACATGGGTGTGAACTGGTGCGAAGCAGGTTTGAATGTATTATACTTGACGTTTGAGCTTTCAGAGAACTTGGTTAGTATGCGTCTTGATTCAATGACCACAGACATTCCAACACGCGACATTTTCAAGAGCATTGATGATGTTGAAATGAAGGTCAAGATGATTGGCAAGAAGAGTGGTGCATTCCAAGTCAAGTACATGCCCACAGGCAAGAACGCAAATGATATTAGGGCCTACTTGAAAGAGTATGAGATCAAAACAGGCCGCAAAGTAGACGTACTGCTGATTGACTATCTAGATTTGATGCATCCAATTGGACAGAAAATCAGTGCTGAAAACTTGTTTGTCAAGGACAAATATGTGTCGGAAGAGCTACGCAACTTGGCTATGGAACTTAACTGTATCTTTGTCACAGCATCGCAGTTGAACCGTAGCTCAGTAGAAGAGATTGAGTTTGATCACTCGCACATCTCGGGTGGCATATCTAAGATTAATACAGCGGACAACTTGATCGGTATCTTTACAAGTAGAGCTATGCGTGAACGTGGACGCTATCAGATCCAGTTGATGAAGACACGTTCAAGTAGTGGCGTAGGACAAAAGATTGATTTGGAGTTTGACGTGGACAGCCTGCGCATACGTGACCTAGGTGAGGACGAAGAATATCAAGAGTTCAACAAACGCAAGTCAACAGTGTTTGATCAAATCAAACGCACTGGTGGCCAAGGGGTTGACAACAGTTCTAGTGAGCCAAAAGAAGATCCTACTGAAGGTGATACAGTAGGTAAGATTCGTGCTGAAACAGACAGTACCAAGCTAAGACAGTTTCTAAACAATCTAGGAGGCGATTAAATAATCGTCTCTTTTTGCACACCGCTGTTGTCTCCAATTATAAATACTCTTGCGCAATGTAGCGCACTAGGCATACAAGTAAAAGCAAGAGGCTAAAAATGGCAACAGATTTAGAAAACATACAGAGGCTACTCAATCGATTCAAAAGGCCTATCCCACCCGGAGACAACTATCAAAATCGTTTAGCTGAAGAATTCGAGCTCATTCTCTCTCAGCGATTCACTGATTACTTCCTTCAAATTTGTGATATCATCGACCTCACTGAAGACCTACAACACATGACACGTGGGTCAGCAGGCAGTTCACTTGTGTGCTATCTATTGGGTATAACAGACGTTGATCCAATAGAGTGGAACATACCTGTGGCACGGTTCATGAACCCTTTGAGGGACGACTTGCCTGACGTGGACATAGACTTTGAACATCATCGACAGACGGAAGTCATGGAAAGGATATTCCGCAAATGGCCGGGTAAGACAGCTCGACTGAGCAACTATGTCACCTACAAAGAAAAAAGCGCACGACGAGAAGCTGCCAAGCGACTCGGTGCCACAGGTACGCTCCCACGCAACTTTACCTATGAAGGCATAGGGGTTGATCCTAAAGAAGCCAAGCGCATAGAGCGCAAGCTGATAGGCAAGAAAAGAGCAATATCAAAACACTGTGGAGGCATCGTAATGTTTACAAGGCAATTACCAAAATCACTTATAACACAAGACAATCAAATACTACTAGACAAATATGAAATAGAAGATCTAGAACATCTCAAGGTTGACATTCTCGCCAACAGGGGACTAAGCCAACTACTAGAGATTGACCCGCACACAGCATTGGCTGATTATCCTGCATATGACGACCGTACAGCGGCGCTATTGCGTCGTGGCGATGTACTAGGTGTCACACAAGGAGAGAGCCCTGCTATGCGTAGACTATTCAGAGCAATACAGCCCACGTCAGTATACGACTGTGTGTTTGCAACAGCTATGGTTCGTCCTGTGGCTATGAGCGGAAGACAAAAAGCAGCCATGTTCCAGGACTGGTCGCAAGAAGCTGTACAGGATGCTGTTGTGTTTGAAGATGATGCTATTGACATTATCTCAAATATCATCGGCGTAGATATGTATGAAGCAGACATGTACAGGAGAGCATTTGCCAAAAAGAACGATGAAAAGATTCTTGAATTTGTTGAAAGGCTGGGCAACAACCCTCGCAAGGCCGAAGCAATGGCTGCACTACAGGAGCTCAGTGGATTCGGCTTATGCCGCGCCCATGCAGTCAACCTTGGACGTCTCATATGGGCACTGGCATATCAGAAAGCACACAACCCGGAAGCGTTCTGGGCCGCAAATCTAAAACACTGTCAAGGCAGCTATAGGCCGTGGGTGTATCAGTGCGAAGCACATCGCAGAGGAATCGAAACTAAACCAGGATGGTGGCAACAAGAGTTCGTACCTCGCTGTGGTGTGCAATCCAAATGGTTAGAGCGTGTAGAGTTTGCAGGTGTAATTGCCAACGGCAGAGTGTTTCGCGGCAAGAACGGTCGTTGGGTGACGTTCCTCACACTGGGCACCAACTACGGCGAATACATAGATGTACATATTCCCCGAGCATTCGCCTACAGGGACGGAGACATTGTAAGCGGCCAAGGTGTGGTTCGCCACAACAACAATTCGGACTATATACAAACAAGCGATGCTAAACTATGGAGTATAAGTCAATGGTACAACACCACCCACAAATACTAGAACCTTTTCAACTGTTCACAGCCCAAGAGTGTGATGACATTATAGCTAGAGCACAGGATCAACTTGCTCTAGCTAGAACCACAGCAGGCTATGATCGAGATGTAAGATCAAACACAGTAGCTTGGTTAGAGTTCGAAGACCAAGGACGCTTCTATGACGCTATGACAGGTCGTGATGACTACACAGTGACTTGGCTACAGCATCCTTATCAGGTGAGCTGCTACAAGCAAGGAGAGTTCTACGACTGGCACGAAGACCTAATCCCCAGTAAGTATCGCTCAAGCATACGCAGCCTCACACTTACATGCACACTAGAACCAGCACCACACGCACAGTTCCAAACACGAGACAACTACTACGATCTAGGCAAAGGTGAAGCCGTACTGTTCCCGGCTACACTAGAGCACAGAGCAACAGCACCTAAACAAGGAGAACGCTGGGCTCTTACTGTGTGGGGAATGCAGCCCAATCCGCTTAAGGCTTAACAAGCGCGAAGCGTCCGCGCCAGAAAAGCCGCACAGCGGTCAGCGCAAAAGCCTAGAGCTGCGAAGCAGCTAGCGAAGCTAGATTTTAGCAAAAATTTTACCCTCTTAAACTACGCACTTAACAGCTCTCCAGTACAACGATACTGTGCGCACACTTAAAATCTAAAATGTCTCAACCATAACGACAGACTGTTTTTATAGCCCTAAAACACCCCGCAAATGCTGATCGACTAAAAGATGAGTCTTTTGACACACAGTCTCACCGTGTACTAGTCTATGCATACTGCTGTAAAGCTGGTTGACTCTGACAAGTATATCAAGCCTAGCATACGGTCACGATCACTCTCAAACACTATGCGTGTAGCACTTGCTTGTACTGTGTGTATACCTTTGAGAAATAGTTCTATGGTAGCACAGTATGTGATTGACTCTTTAAGCGTAGTAGTGTATGGTTCTGGATCGTATATGAGTTTGACTGTGTACATATAAGAATACTCTAGTTGAACATACACACAGTGCCAGCGGCTAGTCTGCTGAGCTTATCTAGCTATAAACAACTAGCAAGTATGACATATGTTCAAACTGCCGTGCATAGCACTGTGTGTACTAAGAGTATTTAGCAGCCGTATGGCTACGTCTGACATCTCACGCTACTCACACACTCTTACTCGCTAGCTCGTATTCGTGTAGAGTTCGCGTTCGCTGTGAGTGAGGTTAATCAAACACTCCTAGTAGTACAAGTACTATAGCCGTGAAGAATACTATACCAATTGCAGATAAAGGTTCCATACAGTACTTATAGCCCGAAATGGGTCCTGCAGGGTAAAAAATTTGCTGCGCAGTTTTTTTAGGTGAAGTACTTACAGAAGTGAGGTGGTGATTTGCACTCACCCCATTTTTGTGTAGTGTGTAGAAAGGTAGAAAAGGGAGAAGAGAAGGAGATCATTAAGCGCAACTAAAAACTGTAGCAAAAACAATAGTATACGCCGACCCCCTCAGAAATTTTCTAATTATACCTCCGACCCCATTGATTTCATTGAGAATTTTTTCAAAATAATTTTGATTGACTTTTTAGTGTGTTGTGCTATTATATATAAACAGTAAACAAAACGGAGTAGCACATATGCAACAGCAACAGCAACTAACAGTAGCGCAACTAGTAGCACAACTACAAGCACTACCACAGCACTTGCCCGTTATTGCGTTCTCGCACTATAACGCAAAAGAACTTGAACTGTACAATGCGGAACACTACACATATGATGAGGAAGCAGTACTGTTAAACTTTGACGTGTAGCATACGCTACTAACATACAAGCACAGCATTTGGGCTGTGCTTTTTTTTGACTGTGTGTTGTGCATAAAAAAGGTAGCCAAATCATTTGACTACCTCTCAACTATTAAGTGTTGCTTAACAGTTAGTCTAGTCTGCTGCCTGCGTAAGCTTCGAAGCCATAACGCTTGAGCACATCTGCATAAGCCCTAGCACCAGCTTCCTTGATGTCAATGCTCTGTCCGTTGTACCACTCACCACCCCACACCTGGAATGCTCGTGTGTAGTCTTGACGCACACCCGCTTGCTTGAGCAGCTTGCCCAGCTTGGTGTTGCCTTTGATTGCTTTGCCTTCATGCTTGTAGATGTTTACCCAAGCAAAGCCACATGCCCAACCGTCGCCGTGTTGAGTATACATTTCCATGCTCTTGGCTGTTGCCGCGTTCTGTGCTTCAACTAGGATGTTCTTAAGTTCTTGAATGTTCATACAGTTTGCCCTCTGTGTTTGCTTCATTGTCTATACAGTATATGCTCAAGCTGACTGTTTGTCAACCTCTTAGAGTTCGTATACAGTTGGTTCACGCAAGCCTTTTGAGTCGCAGTACTCACACAGCTCGCGATAGGTTGTTGCCAAACGGTTGTACTTGCGATTGGCTTCTGCTACAGTGATCTCTCCATCGCAGTGTAGGTTCTCAGGTGATAGCTTGGCGTCTAGTGTACGTGCTAAGTCATCTACATCTGATTGTGTAAGTGGGAAAGTCATGTCCGCCTTGCCGAACAGTGCCATCCAGCGGTTGTTGTCTTGTATGAAGTTTTTAAGTGTGCGCATTAGTTTGCCCTCTTTTGCTTAACTGTTTAATAAAGTATAGTGCCATCCTTGGCACTTGTCAACCTCTTATTTCCAAATCATTATTGTTTCGCTGTCGTACGGCTCAGCAAACCAACCCGCCTTGCGCAAGTAGCGATTCAACTTGTTGTCCTGCATAGTGCCATCCGCATATGGGTAGTAGTCTGTTTCCGGCTTGCAGATGTTGTCGCGGATCCAAATGCCGCCTTCAGCACCGTCCCACTCTTCTGAAGGAACAGCGTTAAGGTTAAACTTGGAGTTTAGGTTTTTGATCAGTGTATCGCGCTTCATAGTATTTGCCCTTTGCCCTAACTGTTATATACAGTATACCATCACTTGCGCTCGATGTCAACCTTTTTGTTAATGAAATCTGCAATTAATTTCTTCTCGTCCTCTGAGAAGCTCTTAGAGTTTTTACCAAAGGTAGCCCCAACTGTGGTCAGCATATAGCCTACTTGGCTGAGGTTGTTGAGAGTGCGCAGGCCGTCGTCTGTGACAGCTTTCAATCCGTGGATCTTACCGTACTCTTCGGAGAAGTCCATCATGGCTCGTCCGATGTCTGCCAGCTTCTTCTGTTGCGGGGTTGCTTCAAAATATGTTTGGTTCATTGTTTGCGACCTTTCAATAGTGCTTTGATCAGCTTGGCTTCTTTGCCTTTGATACGAGGATCACGTTTGATTGCCTCGTCTACTGCCTTCTCGTTGTACTGTGTCATTCTGCGTACTCCCGTGCTTCTTCTTCAAGTGCTCGTTGTTCCATGTACTTCTCGAACTCTGTGATCTCTTCTTGTGCGGCACTTAACAATGCACGGATGGCTGTGCGGTCCACAGATTCGTTGCATAATACTTTGGCTAACTCTGTGCGCAATGCGTAGATGTCGTTGATATGCATTTGTATTCCCTCTTTGCCCTAACTGTTATATACAGTATACCATCACTTGTGTGCTTTGTCAACCCCTAATTGCGACCAATCATCACATGGATCATCCAACATCTGCTGCTTCCTCTTCCGGCAAGTATGCGATCAACACATCCTTGGGCACCTGCTGAAGCATTTCGTACATGGGCATCACTTCGCCCTCTTCAATGTCTTTGCGCAGTTGCTCAATCACTCGATCCCAAAGGTCCATTACACTTCCTCCATTTCGAATTCTTCAACTTCACGACCTTCTGCGAACAGCATCAACTCTACAGCCAATGCACGAGCTTGGAACTTGTCCAGTTGCAGGAACTCACCATTGCGGTTTGTGACTTGTACACAGGTCTGACGATTCTTGCCACCCCAGAAGCGAGTCTGACGCAATTCATTCTGTGCTACACATCCTGGTACATTTCTAAGTTCTGTTGACATTTGGATTGCCCTCCGTTTGTTCTAACTATACATATACTATAGCACCACTCAGCAGTGCTGTCAACCGAAAAGATCAAAAAAAAGCCCTAGCATTGGACGAGGGCACATCCTGCTAGGGCTAGAGCGGTGCAGAGCGTGAGGGCTTGCATCTGACACCTTGTGATATGATCAGAGCAGTGAGGGCTGTTGCTCAATAATCATATCTATTAACTGTGATAGCGTCGAGGGCATTAACGCGACATCACAGTGTTTTCAGCCATCGCCTCCCAATTGCTGGGAAAAGCTTTGGCCAAGTCGGCGACCTTAAGTACTGTTCTTAATGACAGCTCACGCAGTCGCTTCTTGTTTATATCGACAAAGTCGATAATCTCTTCGTTGAGTTCTTCATCGAACTCATATGTATCTAGCATACCGTCGCGGATCACCTGTTTGATTCTGAGCATCTTCTCGTGCTCTGTGTCAATGGTAAGATCCATATAGTGACAACGGCTCTCTAGTGCTGAAAGGTGATCACGTAGTTTCTTGCTCTTAACGTTATCAAACTTCAGGTTGGTAATAAAGATACAGCTACCTTCGAACTTGAAACTGTCTGGCACTCCTTCGTTGCGCAACTTGAATGAATCTGTGTTCCAGTGAATGGTACGTGTCTTCTTGCTATCAAGCGCAGCTTTTAAAATATTAAGAGCAAGCGGCTCGTCGAAGATTGAATCACAGTCGTCGAACACCAATACATTGTCTTTGTCTGCATATTTGAAAAGCTTTACGTACAATCCGATCGGGCTCATAGCACCTTTGACGACTTCGTACTTCTTGGTGCCGCCAAGTGTCTCCATCATCTTGTAGCGGTCTAGCACTTCTTCTACGCCGTGACTCTTACCTACGCCCGGAGGACCCGAAACAATCATCGCTCGCACATCGCCTTTCTTGACAGCTTTGGTCATTTCCTTTAGCATGTCGAAACGCTCTCGCAGGCGCTCAATGATCTCTTCGTCTGTCTCTTCTCGCTGGCTGACTGATACGTCTGCACCAACAAGCTCGTAGTCCTCCGGGCCACCGCAACTGATTTTGATATTACGGTCTGGGAAGCCTGCAATTGCTCGGCCGTCTACTGTGACATAGCCGCCTTTGTTGCCTACTTTAAATTCTTCTACTAGGGGAAACACAAGTCCAGCCACTGATGTGTCTTTGCCTCGAATCTTGTAGTACCCTTCTGTGATTTTAATGTTTTGCATATCGCCCTCGTTTGTCCTAACTATTAATAATAGTATACAGTCTTATCCAAGTTTGTCAACCATTATCTGCGAACAACTTCAACTAATCTTCGAGCCTTACCAGTGTATGCACTTGCGCTTACACCTGCGAGTTGACAGCCTTTGTCCTTTGCACTAGACTCTGACAGTGCCATCACAGTGCCAGCGAACCGGCCATCGTAGTATACAAAGTATTGCTGGAACATTATGCGTCCTCCCGATTCATATGAGTAATTTCATTATCTTCCCAGCGTGTAGCACAGATGTGAGTGCTCTCGCCGTCGTCGAGGCCGTAGCCTTCATCGTCTCCGAATTCGTAGTGCATCTCGCTCAGCACTGTGTGAACTTCTTCTCGGTCCAATGGACGCTCGCTTCGCAGGGTGATATACACCTCTGCGCGGACTGTGGTGAAGTATTCCATTACACTTCCTCCTCACAAGGTTGTGGATACTCGTTGACGCGAAGCATATCTTCAACGTCGGATTGGCTCATATACTTCAGCGCGGCTGTGAGCATATCCTCTGCGGAGTAGCCCATATCCTCAACCAACTCAATTGCGAAATCTCTGTAGTCTGTCATGATGTTTGCCCTCATCGTTTGCTTCATTGTCTATACAGTATATGATCTAAATGATCGTTTGTCAACCCCTAATTACGGGCGAAGCATGATTGCAATCGCCATAGGAACGAAGATGACCAGTGCGGGTGTGAATGCGATCAGCAGTTCCATCTTACACCTCCTCCAGGTATGCGTAGTCTTCGTAGGGCAGTGGCTTACAGTCATCTGGCAATCCACGCTTACACTCTGCTTCCCACTCAGCCGCAGCCTTCTCCTCTTCATACTGTGCGTTCAACTGAGCACAGATGTTCTCGTATGTAGACTCCATCTGCTCAATGCTCATCTCATCCCACGCAAGGCGCATGCGGCAACCGTAGAGGTCCTTTGATGCATCTGAGATACCATTGATCAACTGACTACGCTTGAAGTCCTCCACAGTGTACACACCCATGTCTGCCCAATGGCTCATGTCGTCCGTGTACTTGCTCATCCACAAGCCTGGCTCCTGCTCCATGAGCAGATCAGCTTGTGCGTTAAGTGACTCAATGTGTTGAAGAAGTGTGATTGACATAGTGTGCCCTCTAATGTCTATTTCCTAACTGTTATATACAGTATACCACCAATGCCCAGGTTTGTCAACCATTTTTTTCAAAAAATATTGCGGAAGGATCTACTAAGAACGAGGGCACATTCTGAGATCAACTTCCGCAAACTTGGTACTCGCGGCCGGACTCGAACCGGCATGCCTTTTGGGGCGAGGGATTTTAAGTCCCTTGTGTCTACCAATTCCACCACGCGAGCAATGGATTGCGCGACCCCAGGCAAGTCTATTAATAGTCCCAGAGCCTGACAGTCGCAGTTTGATCTCCTAGCTCATCGCCATTGCTAAGGTGCGCTGTCGTTGTTTGGCCTCCGCACCAGGACTCGAACCTGGAACCCTCAGCTTAGAAGGCTGATGCTCTATCCTGTTGAGCTATGCGGAGTATATGGTGCGCCCGGAGGGACTTGAACCCCCAACCCCCGGATTATGAGTCCGACGCTCTAACCAATTGAGCTACAGGCGCTTGAAACTTATTTACTCCTCTTACATTAAGTATATGACAGCCCCGTAGGACTGTCAACCTCTTTTTAGATATCGTAGCCTTGTGCTTTGAGGCGTGACACTTCAAGCGCCACACAAGTCTCCAAGTCGTCAAACACAGGGTAGCCAAACGAGTCTTTGCCTACATTGTAGCGGTCATGTACAATCCAACCTGCGGCTGTGTGCAAGTAGAAGTATTCGCATCCTGCTGACGCATAGTAGTCAACAAACTCCTGCACAGTGTCAAACTCTTGTGCATCTGTACCTGTCTCGCCTCTGTCGCGAGCATAGAACACACACTGTCCTTCGTGTGCGTCACGATCGTCAAAGTCTACTTGTACACCAATCTCTGCGTCAAGTGTGCTCATGTCGCCTAGTTCTACCAACTGTGCGATCTTGTATGCGGCTTGGTAGTGCTCCTGCAGGATGCGTCCGTTGTGTGCAACGTAGCCATCATAGTGGCAGTACTTTGCACGGATCTTGCCTTCTGGAGTCTTGTAACCAATTGCTGAACGTGTACCCATTTTGTAAGCCCTCTGCTTTATTGTTTAACTGTATACAGTATATGCTCGAACCAGTTCGTTGTCAACCACTTTTTTGAACTTTCTGTATTTCTTTCCAAAGGAGAGTGGCTTGGAGAAGACATCAATCTCACCTGAGCTCTTGCGGTAGGCCAACATCTTGCCTCGCTTTTCGTCTACTAGATAGGTGTGAGGCAGTAGATCCTCTGTGGTCTCTGTAAGACATTGCAAGCTCATACCGCATACTCCGTGTTCTTTTTCAAGTACCACTTCTCTACTACCGGAAGTCCTTCGTCATCTTCATCCACACAGATGAGGGCCACTGTCTTCATAACCACGGCATAGCGATATCCTTGGTCGCCGCATACGCCACCGCCGCCTACCCATACCTTGTGAGTGAAGCCACCGTTTTCTTCGTACATCATAGGATCGTCGCCGATGTCACTATATTCGAAATAGTTGCCGGTGTCCTTCTCAACGAAGCACCCGATTGGATCTTTAGTGTAAGTGTAATAAGCCATCTTGCCCTCCAATGCCCTAACTGTTATATAAAGTATAGCACCTAGTGCCTAGGCTGTCAACCGGTTTTTGTGTTTTTCTTTGCGATGGTACTTGGTGCGGTCACGCTCCACGCGAGCGGCTAGTCGTCCTTCTGAACGAGCTTGGCCAAACGCCTTGTTGCGAACTTTGATCTTTGACTGCTTCATTGGATGCCCTCCTCACTATGAATACAGTATAGCAAGGAGAGCCCAGTTTGTCAACCGTTTTATGCACCGTCGTCTAACATTTCTTCTTCGTCGTATTGAGCAACCTCTTCAAAGATGCCAAACATCTCGAGGATGTCATACTCGCGAGTGGACAGTGACTCCTCAGTCTGGCGAGCAAGGTCGCTCACATTCTCTAGCATAAAGTCATCGCCGTTGACCCACTCCCCAGCGTAGTCCATACCTGGCTCGTAGTAGTTGGCACTTACTTCGTAGCCTTGTTCTACTAACCACTCGTAGAACGCAATGGGCGGTGCCCAAGCTGAGTCGAACGATACAGTAAGAGTTTCGCCATCGTAATCACAGTCCATGACTTCTGGATCCCACTTGGTTCCCCACTTGGCCACTTGCCAGTCATACCAGTTGTCGAAACCGTCCACCACTGGCTGTTCGCCTTTGTAGTTGGCTTGCCCTGGCTGTGGTGCAGGGCTTGTAGTTTCCTTGAGTGCCTCAGGCAGCGGAAGGAACATACTGATGAAACCATCCGCGGCTTCTGCCTTGCTCACACGATCAAGCATCTCCATCTGCTCAGGTGTCTTTGCGGTAATGTCTAGATTGTTGTAGCACCAGTTGGGCATATCTTATCTCCTAGCAGCGGGGCCTACGACTGTAGCACCCGGGGTTGATCGAACATAGCTTTCTGCAAGTTGGAGAGAGTTGCATAGCGCAACCCTCTTGCCATTTAGTAGGACTTCATACATTATGCAGTCTCCGTTAAAGACAGCAGGCTAGCTGGCACCTTCCAGCGTGTGAAGCCTTCGTCTACTACCACTGTCTTGCGATTGATCTTTGTGACCGTACCAGTCACTGTATTGCCACCGCGTCCTGTAAATTGCACAGTGTCACCAACAGCCAAAGCCTTTGCTGTCGAACGTGCTAGGTATGTGCGTTGGAGTTTGACCGCTTCGATAATCTGGTTCAGCTCATCGTTGTTCATGTTGCGGATTGCGTTGATTGCTGTTTGGACTGTGTTCATAGCGTTTACCCTCTTTGCTATTGCTTAACTGTATATACAGTGTAGCACCGAAGTGCTACCCTGTCAACCTCTTTTTAATCCTCCTCTGCGAAGAACTCTGCCAGTGCGGCTTCACGTACCGCGGTGTCCTCTGCTTCTTCGAAGTGTTCCTTGCCTAGGTACTCCAGTTCGTTGAGCATGTAGTTGATGGCCTGTTGTACAGGGTTAACTGGCCCGTCTACACCTGCCAGCTCACGTGCTTCGCGAACGATTTCGTCCACAGCACAGTTGCCTGCGCTAGTAAACATACCGTAGTCTGTTATAAATGTGTTTTGCATGGATTGCCCTCCGTTTGCCTAACTGTTATATACAGTATAGCCTCAAACGGCTACGCTGTCAACCTCTTTTTACATCGACCAATAACTTTCTGAGCTGGGCGAGCAGTAGTTGGGAGTGTTGATGGGTTCGTAATATTCCTTGCCGCCAAAGCCCTCAAGCACCTTTCGCTTGACTTGCTTTTCAATCGACTTGTGGAAGTAGGCAGCTTCTGCAATGCCTAGTGTGTAGAGGGGATAGTTCTCATCCACGGGCATTAAGCCACTCGCCTTTGCAATGCGTGTGAGTGCTGCCTTAGCCGCAGCCATTGTCTTGTAGCTAGCACGATGATCCGGTGTGCCCTGCTTGCCGATAATATAAGTGGTTGCTTTCTCGTATACGTAAAACATGGCGTAGCCCTCTCGCTTGTTTAAGTTTATGTTTACACTATAGCACAAGTTTGCACTGCTGTCAAGTGTTTTTTTAACAGCAGTGCAATTTATTTTTATGCTTGCACAGTCTCCTCGTACCACTCTTCAATGTCTAAACTTAAATAGCACTCGTCTGCGCTGTCGTAGCCTTGCATGCCCTGCTCGCTTCCGTCTGCATACAGTATGCCATTTGTGCGTGTTTGTATAGCATCGTTAATCGCATCTTCTAATGCACTTGTGTATGCTAAGTTGCCTTCGCCATAGTCTGCGTAGTGCATGTGTACGTAGCCTTCGCCTATGCAGTAATCGCAGTCATCGTCAGCGTTCCAGTTGCTGTCTCCACCAAATACGCTAAACTGCAATTCTAGCGTTTCGTCCGTAATGCGCACTGTGTCAGCCCAGTAGCCGCCTTCCCAGTCCTTGTCAGCATAGCCGCCGCCTAAGTCTACTGTCACAACGTATTCTTCGCTGTCGCGCTGTTCAACGTTAACATGCTCGCATGCCGCAAGTTTAGTAAGCAGTGTGTTTGCAAATGTGTACATAGTTTGCCCTCTATTGCTGTTTGCGTAGTGTACGTGTATACTATAGCACACACGCACACACATGTCAAGTGTTATTTTTTACAGTGCGTTTTGCACAATGCTTTGTGTATCAAAATCAGCAGCTTCGTACAGTTGCACAATCTCTTCAAGCACAAGCGCATATTCGTTGCTTGCATCTGCATATTCATCTACGTCAGTCAAATCGTATGCATCATCTGCTGCTTCAATTACTGCAAGCAGTTGTGCTTTAAGCGTAGCGTACTTGTTTTGCATATATAGCCCTCTATTTTTGCAATTGTTTGTTTAGTGTATGTGTACATTGTAGCACACATACACACACTTGTCAACTGTTAATTTATACAGTGTTTAAAAATATTTGTATTCGTCATATTCAAAATTATTAATAGCACAAAATTCTTTAAACGTGTCAAATATATTATTGTTTAAAATATCATCTGCATAACCATCTGCAAATAACACAGCAATTACACTAAACATTTCGTGTTGCTGTGTGTTATTAACACAATCGTTATATACACAGTTTAAAAAATCAATATTATCACACAATTGTTTAACACACATACTATTAATAGTTTCGTGTGTGTATTTTACACGTGCTGTATACATAGCTAATTCTGTAGCTAAAAACGTAATTAAGTTTGCAGCATCATGTGCTTGCACGTATGTAGTATCATTAATTGTTTGCATATATAGCCCTCTATTTTTGCAATTGTTTGTTTAGTGTGTGTATACTATAGCACAAGTACACACACATGTCAAGTGTTATTTTACAAAATATGTAAAATAATCTTCTACGTGCTCCGCAACGTCGTCTGCGTTTTGCAAGTCGCCCGTTGCTTCCATTTGCGCATACGCACGTTGCAAAAAGTAAAAAGTAATTTTGTTTAAAAGCTTTTGCATAGTTTGCCCTCTATTGCAATTGTTTGTTTAGTGTATGTGTATACTATAGCACAAGTTTGCTGTGCTGTCAACCGTTTTTTAAATTATTTTGTGTGTTGTGCATATTGCATGCGTGTGCGTTCGTCTATTGCGTCGTATGCGCTGTCCACTTGTGCTTGTGTTATTTGCAAGCAGTTGTTGTCATCTAATGCAGCTATTAATAAATGCAGTTGCGCTTCGTTTAGCGTAAGTAAAAAACGGCGGGTGCTGTTATACTGTTGTAGCAGTGTTTGTGTGTTTTGCATATATAGCCCTCTTTGCTATTTGTTAGTGTACGTGTATACTATAGCACACACATGCTACAATGTACAATTGTATTTTACTATTAATTTGTTAACTTTGCCAAGCTACTACAGTGTTATTACGCACAGTGCAAATGCGCTTTTCTGTATAGCCGTCGTTTTTAATAAACAGCGCACTATACTGTACAGCATTATCCAAAATGCGAATTACTTGCATTCGCGCATAGCGTCCGTTTTTAACTTTAAGCGTACTAAGTTTGTTTAGCATAAGTTTGCCCTCTTTGCTATTGTTAACGTGTACATACACTATAGCATATGTACACGCAGTTGTCAAGTGTTTTTTAATTAATTTGCGCTTGCAATTGTGTATACATGCACTCGCGTACTACTGTATCCGCTGCACTGTTAAGCGCGGCAACTGCTAAACTTTGCACAGTAGTGTGTTGCGCACTTTCCGCAAGCAAGTACTGTATTTTTTCGCAGTTGTCTGTTATGCTGTAGTCGTTAGCTTCCGCTACGCTGTCGTAGCTTGCGTTTGCAATTTGCTTTGCGTAAAACGCAATAACAGTTGCAACAGCGTTTGTGTATGTTTGTGTTTGCATAGTAGTGCCCTCTATATTGTTTAAGCTTGTATATACACTATACTACAAGTTTGTGCTGCTGTCAACTAAAAAATGCACAAACGGCACAGAAAGAACACTAGCAAAAACAAGAGGTTATAAATCGATTTCCCTCAACAAAATCAACAACTTAGCGGCCCCCTCGCCCCAATTTAACATAATAACTTATATGCGCACACACACGGGATTATGTTAAATGCAATCCGCTAAGTGTTTGAAAACGTTGAGGAAAATCCTCGCACACACATTTAACATAATATGTCTTATGCGCACCCGTTCGTTTGTCCGTTCTTCTCGCTCGCAAAAGTTATCCACAGTTTATCCACAGTTTATCCACAACCTACACTGTGTATAACGTTATCCACAACGGCCCCTCACACACAGTTAGAAGCTATACCTCACGCACAGCCTCAACAACACATCATAAGTCATTGTTCTATAAGCTCTATTAGACCCCGCGACACAGTTCGAACAAATCACCATAAACAACAATAGCTTAGTGTGTGAACTTGAACTCCAACAATATCAATAGCTTACTAGAAGTATATA